GCACCGCTCAGGTCGGCACCGCGCAGGACGGCATCGCGCAGGACGGCACCGCTCAGGACGGCACCGCTCAGGACGGCACCGCTCAGGTCGGCATCGCGCAGGTCGGCATCGCGCAGGTCGGCACCGCTCAGGTCGGCATCGCGCAGGTCGGCACCCCCTGCATAGGCCTCCAGCACCGCGGTGCCAATTGTATCCGCTGTTTCGCTGTGTCGTAGGATTGCTCTCGTCCAGCGGTTGATGATGTCTATCATTTTGTTCTCTCCATTTGCTCCATCTCTTCCACCGTGCTGGCCGCGCCGCCTAGTCGCAGGACGGAAGGGTCAACACCGGCCAGTAGCGTCCAAGTACCAGGGATTGACGCAGCGGCCGTCTTTGCCGCATCCGCACGACCCCGTTAAAACCGCTAATTTCACGCTCATGTCGTTGCCTCCGCTTTCGCCTTCGCATCTTCGTAAGGTGTTTGGGTCCAGAGTGCGGAAGCACCGCGGACACCGCAACGGACGGAGCGCTCCTCTGTCGCTCCGATCTCCTCTCCACAATCTAAGCAGTTCCTCATACTACTCCGATCTCCAAGTTCGCGCGGCTCCTCGCGGCTCCTTCCTTCTCCGGCAGCTTATAGACTCCCGGATAGGAAGCACTGATGTAGTTTCCGTCGGCCTGCTGGCGGAGGCACTCGATGTCCTGCCTCGCAGACCTGCCAACGGGTACGATGTACGTGGCAGCCTTCTTGAGCGGGATGCGGAGGTTCCACGCGTTGTCAACGCAGTTCCGGATGTCGGCTCCGGCCCAGCCGTTGTCCTCGGGGATCTCTGCCTCCTTGCTCTTCGCGTTGAGGCCGTACTTCTTGACGTAAAGCTTCCAGATCGACTCGCGCTCCTCCCTCGTCGGGAGGTCGAAGAAGAAGAGGCCGCGGTTGAAGCGGCGTCGCATCGCGGCGGAGATCGTAGCCATCGAGTTGCACGTAGCGATGAACAATGGCCGTCCTTGAGCGACGGAGTCCACGACCTTGAGAGCTTGCCGGATACGAGCGTTGCTCTCTCCGACGAGACTCCCTTTCATTGCACCGATGTCGAACTGAATCGTCGGCACTCCTGCTGCTGCTCCGGTTGCCTTAGCGATCAGGCTCTTTCCGCTTCCCGGAACTCCGAGGAGGATGACTCCCTTCGCATCGTGATCCTCCATCCAGGAGAGCAGCGTGCCTTCCATCTCGGTCGAGACTCCGGACGTATCCGTGCCGGTCCCGGCGAGACCCTTGTCGATCTCGTCACACCACACCACCCCGCGCGGGCGAAGTTCTCCGCCGATGAGAGCATTCATGAACTCCTTCGTATTCTCATAGCCGCGGACGTCGGAGAACGTCTCCGAGCCTCTCCAGACCTTCAGGCCGGGAGTCTGCTCGACGAGTTCTCGCTTCCGTGTCCAGAGAGCCGGAAGGTCGAGGCCGGACTTCGTGAGGCTCATCGCGCAGGATTGCTCTGCCGGAAACGAAGAGAGGCCGGAGAGCGCATCGACGGCTCGATCCTCGACTTCCTTATCGGGAGCTTCGAGGCGAGCGTTCTTGTAGGTCTCGCGGATAATTCCGGCGAGTTGCTCCTGAGTCGGTAGAGGCTCGTCGATGACGAGGACGTCCTGCTGGATCTCCGTCGGAAGTTCGATCATCGGGCAGAGGAGGACGATCGTGCGGTGGGTGCGCTTGAACGAATCGCGGAGGTTCCAGAGAGCCTGAGAAACCCCGTTCTCCTGAATGACGCGGTGGAAGTTCATCATGAAGAGGATCGTCGCATTAGCCTGCGACTCCGGATCACCGGGAAGCTCCTCGGCTCCCTGGAGAGTCGCGATCGGAGATACGGTCTGCTCCGGATCTCCGACCGAGGCGACGGCAACCTTCGCCTTATCGTTGAGAGACCGGAGGCCGCGAACGATGTCCCAGTTCGCCATGGGAGGAGCCGAGCCGTTATAGGACTCAGCGATGGAGGTGATGGTAACCGCCGGGTCAGCAGTGCGGATCGCGATGAGCGGCACGCTGCGTGACCTGGCGAGAAGGAACTGCTTAACGAGTGACGGTTGCATCCGTTTTCTTTCTCCTGTCTTTGGCGGCAAAGCCGCGGAGTTTTCTTACTACTGCCTTAAGTTCGACGTGCTCCTGGCGCTGCTCTAGGGAGGTGAATAGCTCCTTGCCGCAGCACTCGCACTTATTACTGCTCGTGTCGAGGTCGGCCATGTGCTCCTCGATGAGCCGTACCGCAAGTTCGAGGATGTGCCTCGTACCGAACGGTCCGACGGATCTGATCTGCTTGAGCCAGCATTCGGCCTCCGGTCCGTGAAAGCTTTGACAGACGTAACAGAACGGTACCGGATGAGGCACGTATCCAGCGGCGTGGCATACTTCGCATTTAGTGCGAAGCGCTCCGTTACCGCACGAAGGACACGGAGTATACGCGACTCGCGTCACGAGACCTCCTTGTTGTGAGATTTCATCGAGGCCCGAACCTCTTCGAGCGTGCAGCCGGATTCGGCGAGGATCGACAAACGAGTCGCCGTCTCCGCATCTGCCGGGTCCGGAGTAGCGATACATTCCGCGTCCGAGGCGAGCATCTTGTTGATGCAGGAACGGCACCACATCGCCCCTTCGAACGCTACGCCGTGAGCGGTGCAAAACGTTCCGCCGCAGTCGCACGAGAAGCGGGAGCACTCAGAGCAGAGATTCTCTCCGCACTCTCCGCACGGTACGGTCTGGATGTAGGCGTATCCTCCGCGCTCGTCTTGCTCTACCGATACGCGATGGATGGATCGGCAGGTTGGGCATTCTACCGGGACGGTCATAGGCCGAAGACCTCCGCCGCGTCCTTCGAAAACTTCTCGACGTCCTGCGCTGCCTTCCGCTTCTTCTCCTCTTCTGCCGCAACCTCTTCGGCGAAGAGCACGCTGTTGAGGTTCTGGCCGACGGGGAGCCAGAGGAAGTTCTTGGACAGGACCCGCGGAATTATGACGTACGTCTTCCCCGGCTCACCGTTCTTCCGGAGAAGCCGGATGATCGACTGCCCTATGCTGGCACGAGCATAGTACGCGATGTTCTCCGGATGCTCCGTCTCTCGCGTGACGATTTCGACCTTTCCCTTCGCGCCAGTTAAGCAGACCCGTTCTCCCGGCTTCGAGACGTACCGATCTCGATGCTTCCACTCGGCCATCCACTCGGCCATCAGAGTGCCGACAGGCCACGGAGAGGTAGCCTTCTCCAGAGTGATCCGGTCCTGCTCGTCTCGGAGAGCCTTCTCGGCATCTCTCTGTGCGGCCTCGGCATCCTTGAGCCGCTGTCCGAAGAGTTCGTTCAGAGTCTTGCTCATCTCGGCTTCGAGGACCGACTTCTTCTTGCTCATCTCGGCTTCGAGGACCGACTTCTTCGCGTAGCACTCGCTGTTGATCTTGTTGAGAGCAAGCATCGCTTGCTCGGCCTTGTGCCGCAGTTCGTTCAAGAGTTCACTCATTTTAGTTCCTTTCGACGACGCGATAGAATCCGTCGTCTCTCTGTCCTTCGATGTCCTTGAGTTGGGGCACGATCTCGTCGAGCCTCCGGAATCCACTCCAGTCGTAACCACCGTAGTGGCTGACGATGAGGAAGTTCGAGGAGCCGGGGTTGATCGGCTCCTGAACCTTCACGAATAGTCCGCGCGACTGCTGGTAGATCACGCGGTCGAGGGAAATCTCGTAGTCTGATGTCATCGGACCTCCGTCCATGAGGCGGAGCGATTGCAGTGACGAGAGTCGGCCTGACTATAAACGTTAAGCATTCAGCATCCGCAATACCAGTCGCTTTCGATTACCCGGAAGTCAAATTTGGATTCTGGTGCCGGACCGAAACCGACGCTGCTGAGAATCGTTCCCGCCGGTACGCTGGCCAAGCTGGCCGTTTGCTGTTCACGAACGCACTCGGCATAGACCTCTGGGGACATCCTCATTTCCCGCATTTCATCGTCCAGTTCACCGAGGATCTTGGTCCGACCACATTCCCAGCAGCGCTTCACCAACACCACGTGGTAGCCCTGCGCACGGCGCTCTTTGTGTGCCTGAATCTTGCGTGCCCGTTCCGTCTGTGCCGCTTGGCTGGTGCGGATCGCGGCGGCAAGGTCCTTGCATTCTTCCCGACCGTCAACCTTCAGCCGAAGGTCGCTAAGCAGACTTTGAAGCAGTGCATATTCTACGGCCTTCTCCTGTCCAGGGAGGGTAACTCCGCAAACTTGCAGGTGCGGGTAATCGCAGCCGACCTCGCTCACGTTAATAGCTGCCGTGCCATCCAGGATCGCGGAGAGGAGTTCGGCTTTGGCGTCGGCAATCAACTTACTGCACGCAGCCTGCTCCTCCGCCGACAACAGGAACCACGAATCGTAGGTGTTTTTGTGGAGCCGTCCCTGCTCCGTCAGGTTCGCGATCAGCGCATCGTTGCTGCCGTTTGTGTACTGGATGATGGTCGCGTTGCTGTAGCCAGCGCACACATACGCAGAGCCAAGACCGTTGACGGCAAACTTGACCGTCAACGCAGCGTTGCTACTGCTGATTCGAAGGTCCGTCAGTCGCATACCCTCCGGCGCAACCTCCTTCGGCTGTTCCGTCTTCGGCGTGGCAGCCGATTTGCTCTTACCGCAGGAAACTACCCATTTCCCGCCTTTCTTGACCAATTCGCCATGGTTGGCGCGGACCGAGCGTCCGCAATCAACGCAGTAGCCTGGATAACTGTTTGCCATTGTTTTCTCCTTCTCTTTCGTTCTCGTCAAAGTTGGAAAGGTCTACGTGCCACAGGCCGGGGAATGTGTTGACTCGATAAACTTCATTGTCCGAGTTTCATAGTTGGCTCCTAGCTGAGTTCCGAGATTCCCGCGTGAGACTCATTTAGAATGCACCTCCGATCCGGAGGACCACGACGGAGTCCGTCGCGGAGATGAGCCGAGCGGTCCGGAAGGCTTCCGGCCTCGCGGCGAACTTGCTGAGGACGTTCGCGGGTATCTTCTTCATCCGGCGAGTCGATACGTCCGGGAGAGGCTCTCCCTGCTCGCGGCGGAGCGTGACCATCGTCTTCGCCATGCGGCGAGCGTCTTCGCGATTGTACAGAGCAGTGATCTTCACGTTAGTTCTCCTTTCCTTTCGAAACGACCTTCCAGCCATGGCAAACGGAGTCGGCGCAATCTTCTCCGCACGGAACGACCTCGAAGCCTTCGGCATCGAGGACCTTCTGACCTCCGTACTTCTCGATCCACTCGGCCTTCGAGAGCTTCCATCGGATCGGATTGCCGAGCCGGTCTCGAACCGTGTTGCAAATCTCTCGGTTCCAGTCGTCTGCCGTCCACGGCTCCGGAGCCGTCCAGAGTCCGCGGATGCCTCCGAAGCCGGAGACGAAGATGTTGTCGTTGTTGTAGCCGTTCTCCCGAGACGTGTCGCGGTAGATGTGCCAGACGTAATCGTTTCGGTCATCCTTGATTCCGATGGCGTCCGGATAGTTCGCCATCACCAAAGGAACGACGGTGCCATGAGTGTGCTCGTATGCGAACACGATCTCGACCTTCAGGCCGGGAGCGAGGTCCTTCAAGAGGACGGAGGAGAGGTCGATCTTCTTCGTCTCCATAGCTAGTTGACCTCCTTCTTCGCAGTCAGGATCTCGGCGATCGTCGCCGTGGCAGGCTTCCGGACCGGCGGAACGAGAGGACCGCGGCGGTCGTTGATGAGGTTCTTGGTGGACATGAGGATCAGCGCGAACTGCGCGTCCAGGATGCGGTTGTTCATCGATGCTTTCATGGTGATCTCCGTTTCTGTGGCCCCACTATGGAGGCTAGAGATTTAGCTTTCGCCTAACGCGGGAAGCAATCCCGCGTTTTCGTCCGGCAGCCATCCGGACTCGTCAGGGCGATTAAAGGTTCTTCGCTGCCTTGAAGCAGGCTGCGCGCGAATCGAGGATGCGAACGACGAGACCGTTCTCATCGTTGCGTATGACGATGCCGAACCACTCCGATTCGTTCCGCCGCCGTCCGCGCGAGTTCGTATCGAAGCCACCGCCCTGGATGCAATCTCCGCGCTTGAGATCCTCGACCTTGAACGTGTGCTCGCCGCGCGGCGAATCGAGGAACTCCGCGACTCCCTTCGGCTCGGTGAAGATTCCGACCCACCGGCGCGATTGACCGCCGCCCGACCAGAGATTGAAGCCGAGGAAGTTGCAGAAGCCGCCCTCCGGCTTCCAGAGGTATCCGCCGTACTCCTCGATCATCTTCGTGTGCTGTTCCTCCTTCGCTTTCGCGGCGGCTTCCTTTACGGCCTTCTCAGCCGATTCGCGAGCTGCGACCACCTTTAGCGTGCGCTGCCACTGCTCGTCAGTAGTAGTGAGAATGGTACCGTAGCGGTCGTAGAAATAATGGTATGAAACGACCGGCATTCGGAGGTCCGTCTTTGCGAGCGGATCGAGTGCTTCGAGTTCGGCGAGGATCTCTTCGACGACCGGGAAGTCGCGAGCGGCCTTGGCTTCTTTTTCTTCCCGCTCTTTCTGTGCGCGCGCGGCCTCCTCCTGCTCTTCCTCCGCGATCTTCGCATCTACGCGTGACCGGAGGGTGGAGTAAGCGTCGATCACTTCCGCGACGTTCTGCGGAGGCGCATCAAGAGCGAGCGTCTCGTGAATAGCCCATCTGCCGTACTGCTTGGTTACGTCTAGCGCGAGCGAACCGTCGGGACCGATCGAGATCTTATCGAGGAGCACCGGGTTGTCGAGCGCCATCATCTCGGTAACGGTTTGGCTGGCGGGACGGCCAGCAAGGAGAGCGGCCTTCTGTCCGGCGGCGCTCAAGCGATAGGTCACGGTTACGTTCATCGTCGTAGTCATAGTCGTTATCTCTTTTCTTGCTCAATCAGTTGGATATCTAGTCGCGCCACGTAGAGGCTTGAGCATGCGACCGAGGGAACGTTTTACCGTTCCCCTTGCTTTTCCTTCGTCCGCGATCTTGTGTCGTGAGTTGAGGTCGCGTCCGTTCCTGCTTCCGCCGTCCTTCCCGTCGGACCGTGATCGAGCGTCATCGCGCTCGCGTCTCTGATCGGGTTTTCTTCCGGCTTCTTCGGCGCTTCCGGTTTCGGCTATTCCGGGGTGCTCGGATCTCTCCATCTCGTCCCGTTCTCGATTCCCCCGTGCGGCGGGAGTACTGTCGCATGGTGATCGGGTTCGGCCACGGCAGCCCGTTTCGCCTATTCCCTTGGCTATACTCGGCTCAGCGCCTCGAACTGCGAGGTTCGTTTCCCCGGCCTCTCGCCGGTGAACTCCGCTGCGCCTGATTTTCAAGGACCTCGTGAGCCTCAAATCCCGCTCACGTAAATAGGATATACCATTCCTAAGCGGTTGTCTATAGAAATCTAGACGTTTACCGTAAATATATTTACCTTAAAATCAATACTTTAGAGACAGAGATCGAAGAAAAAGGCGGTTTTTTAGGACTAGTAGTATAGTAGAGACGGAAGATGGGGAGAAAAACGAAGGAGAAGACTCCGGCTATGCACCAGGAGGAGATGGACTGCCCGAATTGCGGATATGCGATCCCGGCAGAGGTCCTTCCGGAACCTTTCGTGAGGACGGCCCGCGCGAAGATCAATAACCGGAAGGTGAAGGTTCATCGCGGGCGGAAGAAGATTCCGACGGCATGCCGGAAGTGCGGAACGAGATGTGACGGACGAAGAGAAGCGCTCTCTCACTGCAAGAAAAATCCGAAGGCGCAGGAGGCCGCGAGGAAGCGATGGGAAGATCGTCGGAAGAAGGAAGCCGTGCGGAGAAGGAGCGCAGCATGATTCCGTTCGAGTGCCGAGTCTATATAGCGATCAATCAGTCCGAAGACGTTATTAAGATCGGAGCGACGGAGCAGCCGTTTCTCGCGCATAAGCTATGGGCGCTTAAGCACCACTGGGGATACACCGGTGGGCCGTTCCGGTTTCTCTCGGTTTATAAAGGTTCACGAGTAGAGGAGCGCCGTCTTCATAAGCTCTTCGTCAAGCACCTGATCTACGGTCGAGAATGGTTCCGTCCGGTCGAAGAGATCCGTGAATACGCGTCTTTGATTGGCCTCCGTGACGTAGACGAATCGAACGTCGTCGATATGAAGACCGGCTCCCAGCTTCGTCAATGCGAATACTGGGATTACATGATCGAGCGCGGAGAGTTCCCGGCCCTGTGGCCTCCGACTAAAATCTCCGGACCGATGTGGATACGATTCGAATCGAATAATGTTAAGATTCCTCCTAAGTTCTGGACGCGAATAAAATTCAGCCGTACGGCGATTGAGTACGGAGCGAGGCTCGCTGCGTGAAAATCTGCTTCACGGATATCGATGGCGTTCTAAACAACCGCTCCTGCTACTTTCCCGGAAATCAACATCCGAAGTACGGACGGAATCCAGATCCGAAGTGCGTCGCGGCGCTGAATTGGCTGTGTGAGAAGACCGGAGCACAAATCGTCGTCTCCTCGACGTGGAGGATCGGTGGATTAGATCTCATGCGCGAGACGATCAACTCGCATTGGGGAGTAAATGGCCCGGTGATCGACGTGACGCCTCGACTGCTCGACTATCGCGGAGATATCACACTGTCCGTTCCGCGCGGTAGAGAAATCCAAGCGTGGCTCGATCGAAGAAAGCAGGACTACGCTCACTGCGGTGGACATTGGGGAGACGTCGATCGCTTCGTGATCCTCGACGACGATTCGGATATGGAACACCTCCTTCCGCATCTCGTTAAGACGGACTTCGAACACGGCCTTACGATGGAAAAGGCAGCCGATGCTGCGAAGGTCCTCGATGGATTTAAGACGTGCGGAGGGAGAGGTCTCGTATGGCCGGAAAAGCGAGCAGTATGATTCGACGCTCCGTTGCTCCGAAGAGATCCTCGAAGATTCGGAAGAAGAGGAGAGGACCTCCGCGAAATGGCCGCGTGAAAGATCCAGACTTCATGGAGTTCGTGGCCGGAGACGGAGAGTGCATCGTTTTTGAGCACGGATGGATCTTAAGCTGCGGAGGAGGTCCGACTCTCCACCACGTCAAGGCCGGACCGGGAGCGCAGAAGGATGACCGTCGAGTCGTGAGGCTCTGCCAAGCGCACCATCTTCACGACTTCGGGCTACTCTCGATCGAGCGGCTCGGTAAGGCGGGCTTCGAGAGGAAGTGGGAGATCGACCTCGAAGCAGAGATCCGGAAGAATAACGAGCGATATGAGAACCGAAAAGTTTAAGCCGGGAGATCGGGTTCGCTATCGATGGGCGCACCGATCGATAGGAACGATTCTAAAGCCGACGAGAAGCGGACGAGACTCTCTAAAATCCGGAGATTGGGTAATTCGTTTCGACGGACCTCCGGAGTGGAAATCATCGGCCTGGGAGGAGAACCTGGAAATCATCGAATCAAACGTTACCACGAAGAGGCCATCGTGAGATCGAAGTACAAAGAGCGAATAGCCGAGGCCCTCGAAGGCTTCAAGGAGCGCTGCGTACAGAGGGATGCCGCGAGGGATCTTCAAACGAAGCAGGGCCAACTCTATCGGCTTCGCCGTGACGCTCTGCGTTATCGGGATGGAGTTCACGTATTATCCTAACGGGCAACTCGCTCGCGAGGAGCCTTCGAAGGCTTTCCAGACGTTGGTTGGGGAGCAGGAGAGTATATTCGGATGATTACCCGACTATGAGCGATTCCGTGAAGCTTCGCGTTGTTCCGTGCTCGCTTCGAAAAGCGAATGACTTCGTAGAAGTGTTCCATCGCCACAATCTGAGAACGTCTCGCGATGGAGGGAAGTTCGCCGTAGCTGTAGCGTCCGGCGTCGATGTGGTCGGAGTAGCGATAGTAGGCAATCCGCTTTCTGCCACATTGATGGACGGATTAACTGCGGAAGTCCTCCGAGCGTGCGTACTGCCGGACGCTCCGCGTAACTGCAACTCGTTGCTTTACGGAGCCTGCCGCCGCGTCTGGTTCGCGATGGGCGGTCGGAAGATTATTACGTACACGCTAACCGAGGAGTCCGGCGCGAGCGTTCGCGGAGCCGGTTGGACGCTCGCCGCTGTCGTCAAAGGACACGATACGGCTACGTGGGGTAAGCAGGATCATCTCCGGCGTCGCGAGCAAGCGATTCTCGGCCAATCGAAGCGAAGGTGGGAGGCGATCAATTCGACGGCCGTCGAAACTCCGGTATCATGGCCAGAGAAAGTAGCGGAGATCCAGGAAGGTACGATGTTCTCCGGAGTCGAATTCTGATGTCGGTTACGATCGAGCACTCGCTTCGCCGCATGGCCGAGAACTCAGTATATGACGATATCGTCTCCGCCGAGAAGGACGCGGCGAATCACGCGCTCTCTTACGTTAGGTTCTATGAGAAGCCGTGCCACCTGACGGTAAATTTGGGCTTCGGATCTCCGGACCTTCCGGAGGACGAATGGGCCGAATGGAGGATGTAGATGAAGTGCATATCGTTGTGGCAGCCGTGGGCGACTCTCTGGCTCCTCTCCGATCCGGATGAGAAGGTCTTCGAGACGAGAGGATGGTATACTCCTCACCGCGGTCCTTTGCTCGTACACGCGGCGAAGAAGAGAGACGGAGAGGTCAAGGAAGCTCTCGCCTCCGGACCGATGGTGACGGCTCTCCTTCAGCACGGCTTTCGCGCCGACGATCAGAAAGGACTCCATCTCTCCTTCGGAGCGATCATCGGAAGAGTCGATCTGATCGGCTGCTGCAAGATGAGCCGGATGCCTCCTCCGTCTACGAAAGAGGCAATGTTCGGATGCTGGGAGCCGGAGCGATACGCGTGGGAGAGGGGATCTTATCCGAGGCTATTCTCGAAGCCGATCCCGTACCGCGGAATGCAGACGATCTTCGAGGTGCCGGAGTACTCGGCGGGTTGGGATTAAAAAAGGGGAATTATATAGATGACTACCGAAAATCTTTTCCCGACCCTCATTTTTCGCTTGACAAGCGTGAGGGAGTCAAGTACACTGAAAGAGTAGCAAACATCAAGATCCCCTTTGAGAAGGAGAAGCCAATGAAACACAACGGAAGCTGCGATAAAACCTGCGGGCACATGCTCGACATGACGACCGTCCCGTACACCCAGGCCGTCCAACGCCTTTTGGACCGCGACCCTCGCGTCGTTGAATACCGCGAGATTGACAGCGAATGGCTGGAAGTCGTCTATGCTTGCCACCGTCCCGTGGCTGCGATCTACCGCGCTAGCGCCGCCCAACTCGGCATCCAGGAGCTTGCGTAAATGACACGCGTACAGTACAGCGTATTCGATTCGCGCGAAGCGGCCATTGCCGCCGGATGGGCAGACGCCGAATTTGGCGACTGGCAGGAAAGTCTGAATGGGAAAATCCGCAAGGGATGGATAGCCCTGGACTTTCTCACCGTCGAGCAAGCAAGAGAGGATCACAGAGATTGCAGATCAAGCCGCCCCACGGTCGCCAGCCGCTACTCTGAACGTAAACAGTGAGTCGAAAATGGCTTGGCTGGAAGTCGTGCTGCCGGGTCACGGTAGTGATTGGGATGCACGTGAAGAGGATCTCCGCATGGAAGTCGAAGAATACCTCGGCACGGAGTACGATGCCGTGCTGAGGGAGGCGATCCAGGACGCGGATGGAAGGTTTTGGACGAACATCGAAATTCGGATTAGTGAGCCATCTGATCCGCCCGTCGAGCAAGAAATCTGCTGCATGAGCACATGGGAGCGTGGTTGCCGCTGCGATCAGTGCACGGCCAATCATGACGAAGAGGGGGGTCTCTAGGTGCAAACCATCCACATCACCATCGAAAGGGGAATTATATAGATGACTTCCATCGCTAGCCCCGCGCCTTTGCTTTCTTTCGCTTGCGTGCGCGAGCCTTCCCCTTTGCCGATTTCCCTTTCGGGTGGTAGGCCAACACGAGGTCTACCACCTTGTCCAGAATCTTGGGTGCGTCGCTCATCGGATGAGCCTCTTGTAGGTGAGCCGCTTTCCGGCACTGGCCACCACGAAGCTGTCCAAGCGCTCCATCGTGTGTCGCGCGACGTTCCCCTCGTTGAGGCGAAACGTAAATTCATCGACGTAGCGGAACAGGTGCTTTTTGCTGGCGTGATGGTAGACGCCATGCAGCCCGCGTTTCAGGACGGCCCAGACACTCTCGATGGAGTTAGTGGAGACCGGACCACGGGCAAACTCTCCGGCGCTGTGGTTGACCCGCTCGTGACGATAGAACAGGCCGTCCAGGTCGTTGTACGCGCCGTACTCATCGGTGTAGATCGTAGAGCCAATTTCCACCGCGCCGTGGATCTCGTTTTGGATAGTGTTGATGCCGGTCGCGTCAACCACCATGGCGACGGTACGGCCTCCGCGTTCCCGCATTCCCAGCACGGCGGTTTTGCCGACCGACCCACGGCCCGCGTTCAGCTTTTTGCAGGCGTGCTTGTTGCCTTCTTTTCCGCCGATGAAAGTCTCGTCAATCTCGACAATCCCGCGAAGCGTTTCCAGCTTACCTCCGCAAGCTTCGCGGAGACGGCCCAGAACGAACCACGCGGACTTTTGCGTGATGCCGATCTCTTTAGCGAGTTGCATCGAGGAAATCCCCTTCCGCGCCGTCACGAGCAAGTACATAGAGTACAGCCACTTGTGCAGCGGAACGTGGGATCGCTCGAAGATGGTGTTCGTGCGGACGGTGAATATTTCGTTGCACGGGTTGCACCGGTAGTAGCCTCCGGCGCGGGCGGGAACGCAATCGCCAGCCGCGCAGAAGGGACACTTGACACCAGTCGGCCAGAGCCGCGCTTCGAGGTAAAGTCTCGCGGATTCGGCATCTGGGAACAACTCGAACAGTTGGAACGTGCTGATGGTGGAGCGAGACATCTATTCGACCTCCGAACGCAGGCGAAGATAGGGGTCGGAAGCGATGATTTCATCGGAGTCCGTGACGACCACTATGTCGGAATCGGAGAGCGTTCCGTCACAGTCAGCCTCAGGGCACGGAGCATTCAAGTAGCCCTCGTGAATCGGTTGGCTAGCTCCACACTTCGGGCACACGGCCACACCTTGCGGACAGCCAATCTGCTCTGCTCTTTCGCGTGTCATGGCTTAGAAGCTCCTTTTTGCATATTATTCAATCTCCAAGAACGCCGATGCGCGAACGTCGGGGTTCTCCACCGTCTGAATTTCATCTTTCCACACCAAGTCTCCAAAGAGCGCTTCAGCCTCGCGCTTTGCGCCGACTACGCTCTGACAATTCCGGGTGCTCATGAGCAATGCTGGCGCACCCGGTTGAGCACGAACCTTGACGCGAAACCTTGCACCCTCGCGGGAGGAGCGGGATTCCCGCTCCCTTTCGATGGTGATAAAAATGGTCTGCATTTACTTCGCCACCCGTGGAAGATAGCGGAACCAATACCCGTCATCATCCTGCGCGATCCAAGTCACGTCGCCAGTGTCGAACGTGGCAAGAGCGGACTGCGCCATTTCCAGCGTGTCTTCCACATCTTTCCGCTGGTGGTCAAAGAGTTGATTCCAGGTTTCTGGCGACTCCATGACGCCTTCCATTTCTTCGATGATTTCTTGGAGTTCGAATCGCGTGGCGGGAGAGAACGGATTGGAGCATCCGGCGATGAAGGCCATCAACACGCCTTCCTCTACTTCGCCGCCTACTTCCGCAATCCAGGCGCGGAGCTCCAGAGCCTCTTCGTCGCTGAGGCGATTACGGGTTTCCAGCGACATCGTGACGCGCGTCGTACCGTCCGGCTGGGGTTCGTAGTCGTCGCGCCATTCTCCGATGCACCCAAATTCCTGCACGGCGCTGATGAGCGACTTCGGATCGTCGTCTTCCAAGTCGTATTGCGCTTCGGTGATAGACAGTTCAATGTTCATGGTGTTTCTCCTTCTCAAAGGGGACAAGATGTTTGCTACTCCTCAATAGTAGCGGAGTTTTCCATGGAAGTCAAGTATATAATTCCCATCGAAAGGGAGCGGGATTCCCGCTCCTCTCGCGACGGCGCACGCTTCCGGGTGAAGGTCCACGCGCAACCGGGTAGCCCAGCACTCCTCATGAGCACGCGGAATTGTCAGAGCGTCGTCGGCGCGAAGCGCGAAGCCGAGGCCATCTTTGGCGACCTCGATTGGCGCGACGAAATGGGCGAGATTCGATCCTCTGCGTTTCTGGAGATGGAATAAATGAGTCGATCCACTATCAGCACCTTCGAGCTTTTCGACCTCTTCCCCGACGAAGAATCCGCCCGCGTCTATCTCGAAGGGCGACTCTGGCCGAATGGCACGGTCTGCCCGACGTGCCAAGCGCAGGATCGCATCACTCCCCGCGCCAAGGGGTACTATCGCTGCAACGCCTGCCAGCTTGATTTCACCGTCCGCACTGGGACGATTTTCGAGCGTTCGCATGTCCCGCTGCACAAGTGGGTCTATGCCATGTATTTGCTCGTCACGGCCCGCAAAGGCATCTCCAGTTTGCAACTGGCAAAAGAGATCGGGGTCACTCAGAAAACCGCGTGGTTCGTCCTGGGACGCTTGCGCGAGGCATGTGGTGGCGAGATCGAGAAGTTGCAGGGCACAATCGAAATCGACGAAACCTTCGTCGGCGGCAAAGAGCGGAACAAGCACGAATCGAAAAAGCTCAAGGCTGGACGAGGGTCTGTCGGTAAGACCGCAGTCTTGGGTATGCGAGAGCGTGGGGGACGGACCATAGCCATGGTCGTACCGTCCACGGACCTGGGCACCGTCCAGAACGAAATCCATGGTGCAGTCGAAGTCGGTAGCCAACTCTACACCGATGAGTTCGGAGCGTACACCGACCTCGATGGATTGTTCTTTCGTCACGAGACGGTCAACCACAGCGCCAAAGAGTTTGTCCGAGGCGCGGCTCATACGAACGGTATTGAGAGCGTCTGGGCCGTCCTGAAGCGCGGGCTGCATGGCGTCTACCATCACGCCAGCCCGAAGCACCTGCACCGTTACGTCGATGAATTCACCTGGAGGCTGAATGACGGGAATGTGAAGCGTCACAGCCTGCGAAGGCTGGATAGCTTCGTGGACGCGACGAAAGGCAAGCATCTCACATACAAGACGGCTCTGCCGATGAAACCCGTTCCACCGATCCTCGATAAGATGGCCGATTTGGTGCTGAATTATCGACCAAAAGACAAAGCCAAAACGCCGCGAAAGCGGAAGAAGGCGAAGCGCTCGTAAGTGACTGGAAATTATGAGAGTAGGTAGTCATCTATATAATTCCCTAAAAAAGGATCTAAATGGATGAGCGAATTAACGGATTTTCTCTTTGTGCCGGAGTCGGAGGACTCGATCTCGGAGTCGAGATTGCTTTCCCACGATACCGATGTATCGCAGCCGTCGAAAACAATCCGGAGGCCGCAAAGCGATTCCGTCTCCGCTTTCCAGAGGCGAAGGTCTTCCGAGATGTCGTGGGATTCGATGGACGACGAATCAACGGTATTGTGGATTGCGTTACTGCGGGCTGGCCGTGCCAACCGCATAGCATTGCCGGAAAGCGGCTTGGAACCGCAGACGAGCGATGGATCTGGGGAGATATCGCTAGAATCCTCGGAGAAAGCGGAGCGCCTCTCTTCTTTGGTGAGAACGTATCGGGACTCCTGCGAGACGCCGACGGCGGTACTGAGGAAGGAGCCGACGGAGAAGTGGACGACGACTCAGACGGATCTATGGGGGGAATGGGAACCGTTTTGCGGGATTTGGCCGCGATGGGGTTTATCACTGTATGGGGAAGTCTACGAGCTTCCCAAGTGGGAGCCTCGCACGGAAGACCGAGAGTTTTCGTGTTGGCCTACAAGCCGACGGGAGGATTCCGAATCGACTGGTGCTCATCGAGGATATGCGGATACGCTAACGAGCGCAACGGAAGCGTGGAGTACGCCGAGAAGTCAATCGGCTCAATCCACCGGGCCGAGCAGAATAAAGAATCGCGAGGATATACAGACTCAAGCGGAGAAGTGGAAATCGGATCTTACGAAGGCAGATTATTTTTGGGGAACTCCGACCTCGCGAGACTGGAAGGACGGAGCATGCGAGAACTCGGAGGTTCCGGTGAATCGTCTGCTAGGCCGGGAAGTAGTGAAATGGAAGACTCCTCACGGTCTCTCGTTCCGACCGGAAGCGGGAGATCCAGGTGGAGGAGGGGAATTCGCAGAGCAGGCGACGAATTGGGGATCTTCGCGCCCGGCCCAAACTCTCCCGATTGGCCTGCAATTCTCGATCATAATTACCTGCTTCGCCCCTCTCTTTCTATATTTGAGCAATGCCTTACCGAGTCCCTACAACAAACTGGAGTCGATGTTCAAGAGGCGGTTGAATCCGAACTTCGTAGACTGGATGATGGGCTGGCTCGTCGATTGGTCGAGCGAAGGCCGCGTCTTTCGTGCGGCGGAAATGGAGTCGTACCTCTTCAAGCAGCGGCATGCTTTACTATCCTTGCTCGGAGAATCGGACTAATCTAACGTGGCTCGACACGGCAGAGCCGTCGTTCCGTTCGGAAAGAAGTACAAGGGAGTTCAGGTCCGCTTCCTTCCGGATCATTACCTGACGTGGCTCGCCGGTTGGCTGGCTGAGGAGCCGGAGAAGGCGAAAAGGTTTGATTTCCTCCTCGAGTCGATCCAGAGTGAGCTGCGGCATCGAGGCTTAATGGAAGTAGAAGTCGAAGTGAAGCAGGAGCCGTTCGTCTGCGAGTGCATCTACTGCGACCTGGAGGCCGGAGAGTGCCCCTGCTCGTGCCACGCAGATAAGGAGAAGCGACAGGTTCGAAGCCGAGCGATCGACCTCGAAGAGCTTGGGGGAGAATTATGACGGCATACGAATGGGTGGTTCCTCGTTGGACGAAATTCCGGCAGGAAGGGCCGAGAAGAAGGAACGAAAGTACGAGAACGGCTTCGAGAGAGCCTACCGTATGGCTGTTCAGTCACAAGATTTCGAATTAGCCTTGGGAATGCGAAAGAAACTCAACGGAAAGAAAATCGTGTATGCAAGCTCTAGAAGAAAAGGAATAGTGATGGATCACTCCGACGTCTTCCTGGTTCTCTCTGAGATGATTCGGAAGTCCGCCGAGGTAGAGTATCCGTCCGTTCCGACGTTAAAGCTCCGTTGCTTGATCGTATCGTTCGCTCTCTTCGATTGCTCTCGAAAGCTCGGAATAACCGGAGCAAAGCTCATCGGAGGATGGTATCGCTTTGAGCCTCCACCGACCGGCAGGCCGGTTTTCGGGGACCAATCCTGGATTCAAGTTGCGAAGATGTATCGAGATGAAAAGGACCGTCACGCCTGGGTTGAGTACGACGAAAAGATTTGGGATTTAACGAGAACCCAGTACGGAAACTTTCCCGATGTCTCTATCGCGACGGTCCCGAACCCTCACTATATCGCAGATTGCATATCGATGGACGGAGAACTCGTTCGTCATCTTCTTCAGTCATGCGGAAACGACGGTCCCGGAGAAGCCTTCCGAATATCCAGCCGAGTTATAGCTGAATTTGGTGCGCTAGGCGGGATTCGAACCCGCAACCAAGGAGCTTAGATTTCCCTGCTCTGACCAGTTCGAGCTACTAGCGCTAATCACGATAGAAATTGGTTCCGCGGGAAGGGTTCGAACCTCCGACCTCTCCGAGGCTTTAAGGGCTTCGGATCGCTCTGCCGACTGAGCTACCGCGGATCGATTGAACTCGACCGGCCTCCAGAGCCGGTAATTCTTCAGCGCCTGCTTCCTCTCTCGATCGAGAGGCTCCGTGATCAATGACGTGAAGCCGAGACCTCCGTCCGGCTCGATCCACGCGAAGTACTCGATACCGGCATCGACGAGCTTCTGCTTCGCCTTCGAGAGAGACCGCTCGTCCGGAACTCCGACCACGACGAGGTTCGGAACTCCGTCGATCTCGCTCCAGGAAGCGAGCGTGAGAGATGCATGGTTGGATTGAACGATCTGATTCGCCAGAGTCATGTCCTGACGCACGAAGAGGAAAACGTAACGGTCGGATGGATTATCGTGGAGGTCTTGATCGATCTATCCAGAGAGACCGACCCGCTGAACTTCTTCCGTAGCTAAAATTGCCAATTTAGAATTACTATTGTCTTAGGTCGTACCGTCGAGACCTGTCTCACTTTACCAACCGACGGGCTGGCGCGGAGCCTCTCGGCTCCTCCGCAGCTTCCCGGAACTCAGGAAGATCACCAAACGTGTCTCTCATATCGATAGAACTCGCCATACGCCTCTTCTCCCTCACAGATCCGTCCGCCAAGATCAAGGTGATAGACGAATCCGGCAAGTACCAGGGAGAAACGACGGCCACCGTCGCCTTCGCTCTCGTCCAGGGAGGAGGGGTGCTCGTGGGAGGAACGAAGTATAAGGTAAAGTACGTTCGCTACGCGGTCGCTCACAGCTATCCGTCGCGAGCTGAGCCGGTCTGCCCGATCAAGTCTCCGCGCCAGATCTGGGACGAGACGATGGAGAGCTGGCACCAGAAGAGGGGCATACTCTCTCCTTCACCGTCCTGGCTGGGAAGCATGGGATACGAATTGAAATTCGGCATGGGCGAGAGGTCATGACCAGCCACAGAGGCAAAGTTCTCATGGTCATTCACGATCTCCTGAGTCGAAGCGGTCCGATGACTGCCAAGGAGATCGTGATCGCCACCGGCCAGAACATGAGGACCGTCCAGCAGATGATCCAATACCTCGTGAAAGCAAGGAAGGTCGAGCGCGTCGGAAGCCGGAAGATCTCCCCTTTCGTGGACGGATACGGCAACTGCGCGCGTTCGATCGCAGTGTACGGGATTAGCGAGTACCAGCCTATTCAGCACCAGCCTATTCCTCAGGATGGCCGGAGCAAGCTGACTACGGCAGGCTCGACCGAGCGGCTGAGGAGTTTCATAGATCGGAGAAAGCGAGCGTGGGCGGAGGATACGGTCCGAAGAGGAGCTTGCTTTCCGATGAGTGAGGTAGAGCCGTGACCGGATCGACGAGGGGAGCCGTCCACGAGGCCGAGACGCGGATCTGGATGGCGAATAACTACGGTACTCTGATCCGTCCAGCCAACGCGGGCTTCAGCGAAGTCCTTCGTCAGGCCGGGACGTTCGCCGAGACCGCGCTCAGGCACACCGACGACCCGCTAGGGTTCTTGGCGAGGCTCGCAGAGTTCCGTTCTAAACTTCGGAGGATCGACCTAAATGAACGCTGAACAAATCACGTATATGGTTAATCGGTTTTTGCAATGGAAACTACCAAAGGATTTCAACCCCGACTGCGGCATTCACTTCGATGCAAATGCTGCCACGAAACTGAATCCCAATAATCACACATACGAACCAGTCGGTACGAATCTTCTCTCGGCAGATCAGGCAACGGAAATGGTCCGCTTTATGATCGACGGATTGAGTGACCTATGAAGAGGATCTTGGCTAAGGCGACGAACTGGGAATACCGGTGGATTTGACGTCAATGCCGGAGTCCTTAGAGTTTTCGTCTCCGGCGAAGACGAAGGCCATGCCCCGCGCCCCCAGCCAGACGATCAGAAATCGTGATGACTCCGTTCTGCCAAGTGTGCGGACCGATTAGAAAGAACCGGGTATCCCGGCCGAAGACGAGCATCCACATCAGAACCGAACATACGATCCGAACTTCCGGCATACGCCTTTTACGCAGCCTCCGGCCACCAGAGCACTTTGTCCCTCTCCGGCCCTTCCCCTCCGACGAGCAGGCTTACCCCGAGAGCCTTCGCCACCTGCCTCAGCTGCGATCCCGTCAGGTCCTCCAACCTCAGCACCGTCGCATCCTCCGCAAGCTCACGAGCCAGCAGGATCACCGCTCCTACATCCGTCCCCATCCTCTCGGCCTCCGCGCGAATCCGATCCGCGAGCGTGAAGCCGCGATCTGCATTCTGCTCCGTCTTCATGTCGTGGGTCCTCCTTCCTCTGCTTTTAATAATACTAGAAACTTAGGATTTGTGAACCGCGAGTTTTCGCGTTACTGATGAAGTAAATGAGTGATCGTAATTTTATAAAAGTACTCTTTCTATCCATTTCCCGACCTTATGGTGGTTGTCACCCCATGGTGATGATCATTGTTTCCTCTCTCTCCTGATGCAATGCACGGCTCATAATCGTCAAGGCAAGCAATGCGGCAGAGCCGCGATCAAGGGATCGAACATCTGCTACAAGCACGGCGGCAACGCTCCGCAGGTGATAGCGGCAGCACGTCGACGCCTCCTCGCGATGGTCGATCCGGCCTTGGCGATCATGGAGCAATCGATCCACCTCGCGACGAAGGACAGGCTGAAGCGAATCAAGTCGTTGGAAAAGCGAATCGAAGACCTCCAGCACGTGAGAGACGAGCGAGCGAAAGCCTGGGAGAAGGCGCAGACCGATTGGGAATACTCTCAGATGGCGTCGCTGCACGGGGGCGGTAACGACGACGGCAACGGAGAAGCCTTCGCAGAGCCTCCCATGAAGCCTCCTCCCGGCTACTCCCGCGGCGACATAGTGATGAGAGAGAAGGCCGTCGGAACGAAGATCGTCTACGAGTTCTTCCTCGATCGCTCCGTCCTCGAAGAGCTTCGTGAGCATGAAAAGCAGCTCCGCGTCGAACTGACCGACTCGGCTCCGATGATGAACGTCGTGAAGGACGTCCTGGCCCGCGTCGGCCTCGGCCCGGTGGAGAATGCAGAAGCTCCGGAGGACAGGCTCAACGAGCTGCTCGAACTCGCCAAGAACGGGCCGTACCGAGAGCCGGAGCCTGCTGGAGAGGGCGGCGGCGGCTCGGCAGGGATAGGAATAGGGGAGCCTCCTGACGGAGTCTCAGAAGAAGAAGAGAGCCAAGGCTCGTGACGATCATAGATAGAAACGGAGAGCGGAAGGTCTGCGACCGGTGCCGCCGATCGAAGTCGGTGAAATTCCGGATCGGCTCCGTCTGCGAGGCTTGCCGGGAGATGGACCGGAAGGCTCGTAATCAAGCTCGCTCGTTCTTGAGAGAGGCAAAGGTCCTCTCGATGGAGTATCGCCCAACGGCCCGCTTCCGAAGGTACTCCGGCCATCATTACTGGTGCGATTCTTGCAGGCTCGGACATGCCACTCAGCAGTGTCCGGTCGCTCGCTTAAAAGCTGTCTAGAGAGGTATATATAACGTGTACCAAAAAATGGTACGGAAACCGTACCAGAAATTGGTACGGTCCGGCGAAAACGTCGGAACGTACGCTCGATTACCGGAATCCGTTCTCCGTGATAAACGGCTCTCAGCTTCTTCTCGATGCGTCTACGCTGAACTTGCGCTCGGAGTCTGGCAGTGTACCACGATCTCTCTCGGCCAGCGGCTCATAGGGAAGCGTCTTGGCTTGAGCAAAACTACGGTGAACGCTGCGATATCCGAATTGGCAGAGCACGGGCACATAGAGGTGAAGAGCCTCGGAGGTCAGAGATTCACGTATCACCTAACGTCGAACGTCTTCGGCCAGAAGCAGAGAGACGGAGAGTATGAAGTTGCGACCGGACCGTCCGGAGGGAAGCGGATCGTCTCTATGCCGAAGGGCGGAAAACGATCAGCATGAGAACCGTTTTGGGTCCACCAATCCACGTCCCCAAACGACGTTTATAAAAATATTACTTTACGCTTTTAGGCACCGGTACTAAAGTAAGAATCAGTAGGAGCATGTTGTTCCATTGAGCTAACGGAGCGGTTCGAGGTGAGGATGGCGAATCTTATGTGAGGTGTCATCCGGGCTGAGGATCGCTCCTCATTCTTTACGGTACTCGTCCTGAGAATTATCTTATGCTGACGACGGTAATGTTGGTTGCGATTCCGGCAGGTCCTGAGGCAAAAGCTTCCCCGGCTACACTCCGGGAGATTTCCGAGAGACTCTGCGCTGATCAGTGCGAGCCTCAGGAGTACAGATGCTTCGACTGCCACCTATCCTGGGAGGCCGGACCAAAGCTCTGACTATCGAACGGTGAGTTGCTCGAACTGCTACTCGGATCACGTCATCATCACGAAGATCTGGCTCGGCTTCGAGGACTGGGGACCTCAGAACGGAGGAGCCGAGGAGCAGAAGGCTCGATGGGAAGCCGCAGTCAAGGCCGGAGAAGAATCGAGCGTACCTCTATGAGCGGAGAAGCAGTGCCCACTGACGAGGAGTTGATCTGTAGTTTCATGGAAGACTGGTTTACAACCGTGGAGTTAGAGCCGCTCGTGGCCGTGCTCGCCAAACTGGACGCCGCAGCTATGGAGGGGAAGCCGTGAGCCTTCTGCATGCGTTCCTTCTTGGATTCGGGATCGTAGTGTGCGCTTGGGTTATGCTTGTTCTGATTCTGTTCGTCGTGCTCTGCGGAATATCTTTCTTTGATCCTCCGCAGAGATCTCACTTCGGCCAATGATAGCCTCATCTCCTCCGGCTTCCTCTCGTCCTCCGAAGCTCCGGCCTTTCGGACGGAAGGCCCACGAGTTTGCCTTCCGGCTTCCGATCGAGGATGCGTGGCTGAACATCCTCTGCGGAGAGGTCCGCTCCTCGAAGACCTGGAGCACCTTTCCGAAGATCGTGATGCTCTGCAAGTACGAAGTCGAGGGTGATCGCGTCCTCTTCGGCAAGACGAAGGAATCGATCTATCACAACATCCTGACGGACCTCTTCGATATCGTAGGGACGAGAGGCTACACGTACAACCGGCAGAGCGGAGAACTTGACCTCCTCGGCTCGAAGTGGAGAGTGATCGGAGCGAACGACGAGAGGTCTGAGCAGATGATTCGCGGCTCGACGGTCGGGGTGGCGGTGGGAGACGAATTGACGCTCATCCCCAAATCCTTCCTCATGATGCTCCTCGGCCGCATGTCGCCGGAGGGATCGAGGCTCTACGGCACGACGAACCCGGACGTTCCCACCCATTATCTGAAAGAGGAGATCATCGACAACAAAAGGTTCACGCACGGCCTCCGCGGAGCTGACCTGAACTACATAACGTTCACGATGGACGACAACCCGAACCTCGACCCGGCCTTCAAGGACAAGATCAAGCGGAGCTACACGGGCGTGTTCTACAAGCGGTTCGTCCTCGGCCTTTGGGTGATGGGGACCGGCTCGATATACGCCGACGTGCTGACGGATGACGCGTGGTACGACGACGCGTCGAGGCCGATTAACCTCTACTCGCGGCACGGCCACGTCGATCACTTTCTGGCGCTCGACTACGGAACGGCGAACGCGCTCGCGTGCGGAGACTACTACGACGACGGCTTAACGATCTGGTGCGACGATGAGTTCTACTACGACAGCCGCATCGAAGGGAAGCAGCTTACGGACGGTCAGTATGCGGACCGGATCGTCGAGTGGCTGGCGCGAAAGGGATTTCACCAGAGGAACTGGCCGGGAGTGATCATCGATCCATCGGCCGCGAGCTTCCGCGCGGAGCTTATCTCCCGCGGCTTCTACGTGGGCGACGCGGTGAACGACGTGAGCGACGGCATCCGGAGAACGTCTACGATGCTCGCGAACAAGAAGCTCCGGATCAACAAGCAGAGATGCGTGAACGGTGTGAAGTTCATGCAGAGCTACTGCTGGGAGGAAGGCAAGGAGAAGCCGAAGAAGGAGGGCGACCACTGGCCGGACCAGTGCCGGTACGCGATCGCCTCGAAGGTTCCGGATTGGAGGTTAGCAGCATGAAGGTCCGCTACCACAAGGTCAGTTCGGCGCGGAAGGCATATGCTTCTCCGGAGGCTTCGAGAGGCGAGACATACTCCGGCTCGAAGAGAGCGCAGAGTATGGAGCGCGCTGCGATCCTCGGGGCCTGCGACCGATTCCAGGAGCAGCAGGACTGGATCAACGCTCAAGGGCGGACCGTTCAGCACGTTAAGGACGGCAAGGCAATGACGGAGCACGGAGCGAAGCTACTCGGAGTTCCGTGGAAGAGCCAGGAGGATCTATTCTGACAACCGAACCAAAGACGTTAAAAGAACTCGTAGAACTCGCGCTGCAATTGAAGCCAGGATGGCGTGAAGCTATCGTAGAGCTAGAGGATTTCTGTAGTGAGCCGGTTCGCCTTAAGAACATGGTAGCTGCTGCCGACCAGCTGGATGACTGGGCCAAGCAGGCGCAAAGACTGCTTGCCGTACATCTACCGGTAGCGGACGGAGGTAGAAGTTTAGACGTATGGCGACGGCTGGTCGAAGATGCCGAAGCGGAATTAGCCCAGGCTGTCGAACGCGTGCAAAAACTGAAGGCCGCAATACAGATATTTCGGCAGAACGCAGAGAGTATAGAATTAAAGCCATGACGATACTTATCCCGCTGCTCTTCGCGCTTGCGGGAGCGCTCATCTACGGTCTCTCTTCTAATCCGAAGGTGGTCGAACTCGGTCGGATCATGTTCTGGTGCGGCCTGCTCGTGACGCTCTTCCGCGTAGACTCGGCTTCGATCTCGCTCCTCGGAAAATAAAAACCGATGGCCCCGAGGCTTCATTGGAAGAGGATCGAAGGCGAGTGGTGGCTCGCCAATGAGATGAATCAGAAGATCACGAAGGTCTCGTATGACGACGATGCGGCGCAGTACGTGGACTCCTCCGGCCGGAAGCTCGGGAAGACTTTCGACGGCGCGCGAGAGGCCGCGGAGACGGCTCACATAGCTCCTGAGACCGGCAATGCTCGTGAGGCCGTCGAGAAGATCCGGAAGAGCAAAGAAAAAAACTGAAACAAAAAACGTACGTTTTGTATTATATTGAAGCTACGGACGGGTAGCTTCATTACGGTCCGGCTGGCGGATCACGTCCTCGAACCCGGTTCGAGCAACGGTCTCCGTCTCTTCTCTTCAGTTAGGCTCCTTTCCGGGGCTTCTCTCTTCATAACATGAGCGACGTAGAGCTTGAGATTCCTCTCCTCCTCGCGAACGAGTCGGATGAGGTAATTCCGGATGACAACGGTCGCGGGCCTTCGAAGTACGGCGTAACGCTTGAGACCTACCGATTTATAAGCAAAGATCCGGCCATCCCTCCGGAGGCCATCTGGGACTTGACGCTTGATGAGGCGAAGAACTTCTATCGCCTCTGGTGGAAGCTCTACCACATCGGCTTGATCGAGGACCAGGCTCTCGCGGGAAAGTTGATGGACTTCGGATTTAACGCCGGACCGGGCCTGGCTACGAAGATCCTCCAGAGGATCGTCGGAGTGAAGGATGATGGGATCTTAGGGCCGGAAACCGCGGCTTCCGTAAACGGTCGAGATCCGGCGGCTCTACTGGCTTCATTTAAGCAGGACATCGTCACTCACTACGAGGCTTTGGCCAGCTCGAATCCTTTACTTCGAAAGTACCTCGAAGGCTGGAAGAAGAGGGCGCTGGCGTGATCCCATATTCCTCTATAGCTAAAGCCTCTCCGGAAGCTTGCAGGCGATATGCCGATATGAAACCTCAAGCGTGCAATAGAGGACCTCCGGCTCGCATCAACCTGGCTTCCGGCAATCACCATATTCTCTGCCATGGCCATCGTATTCCTCGTGGTCTCCTTACTCTTCCGATGATCTTTCCGTCGTGGCATAGGTTGGTCGAGCAGTATCGGAAGCGAATGAATCGCCTGCTCTCTCCGCAGTTGTTCGACCTCATAAACCATCCGGAACTAGTCCAGTCCGCGAAGTTCCAGAAGGCCGCGTACGACGTGGCGCGCATGATGGCGGCAGAGGTTGCGGCCGTCAATGAGAAGTCCTGGAGAGCGGCTGCGATGAAGTCGAGCCGCGCGCGGAAAATCTTCGAGGCTCTCCGTGAAGAGATCGAAAGCCAGCATTTCGGCCACCATCTCTCGGCGATAGCCAAGCAAAACGCCGAGCTGATCTCCTCCGTCCCATTGGAGATCGGACAGAAGATAACGGCGCGGGCTGCTGAACTGAGGCTCCGCGGCGCTCGGTCCTCCGAGGTCGATAAATATATCCGGAAGCTCGCTCCCAAGCTCGTAGACAGCCGGATCAGGCTGATAGCGCGCAATGAGGTGAGCAAGTCCGAGACGGATCTGACGAGGGAGCGCTCGGAGCACATCGGCATCGACTGGTATCAATGGGCCTCCTCTCGCGACTCTCGCGTCCGGGCCTCTCACAAGAACATGGACCGAGTGCTAGTGGCCTGGGGCGATGCTCCAGATCCGGAGACGCTCGCCGGAGAGAAGTCGAGCGCCGGTCACTATCATGCCGGGCAGACGTACAATTGAAGGTGCGTTGCCCTGCCGGTGGCAGCGCTCGATGAGGTGAAGTGGCCAGCACGCGTCTACTCCGGTGGATCGATCAAGACGATGACGCGAGCGGCGTTCGTCAAGAAGTATGGCGAGAAGATAGCGGCATGATGATCTGCACCAATTCCCCCCGTCTCCTCCGAGCGGGTGGAACTCCAGCCAGCGCAGCCGAGGTGGCAAATCTCGGGGGAGGTGGTCGTCGAGGTTGCGCGCGGCTGGATCGTTTTGAACTGGTAAGGCCGCTGGCGGCATAAACTTTAAAACGAAGGACGGGGATATCTGGGTGCAAGGGGTCGCAGAGGTTCTTCCGTTTCTCAACACCGGAGTCGGTGGAGCTGTTGCAGTCGTCATAATTCTCCTCTGGAGAGCAGAGCGAAAGGATTCTCGGGAACGAGAGCAGAAGACGCGCGAGCAGGCTGACAAGATGTATGGAGAACTCGCCCTGAACTTTCGGAAGATCGTAGAGGAGAACACGGAGGCCATAGCTCTCCTCCGGAGCACATTAGAGCGCGGAGTGACCGATTGTCCGTATACTTACGACGCTCGCCATCGCAGCAGCGGTGGCTAAATGACTTCCAAGCCTAGATTGCACGTACTGGTCAGCCGGAGGCGAGGAATTCCGGTAAACCGTCACAAGAGACGCTAGTTGCGACCTGAAGAGTTTCCTGAAAAATGTCCGTGGGAACTAGGCTAAATTCTAATGACTCTCTCCGAGCAGATCACGTGCGACTTCATCTGTAACGGCCAGTCCGTCCGAGCGCGCATAGGAATGAATCCGACGTTCTCTCGCAGCTGGACGCAGTTCTTCCTATGGGTGGCCGATCTCGGAAGGAGAGAGGGATTGTTCCTCCGAGAAGTGAGATGATGGCTATATCCAAGGACGCGTGAGCATGAACGTTCCTCTCGCCTCTCTCAATCCGGTTATCTATCCCAACGGGATGATCGTCTTCGATTGTCCGAACTGCGCGGGAGACGACTTTCATAAGATCCGCGTGCCGGTAACGAAGGCGACGGCGAACCGGCACGGCTGCTGGTGGAAGATGTCCGGATCGTACGAAAACATCACGCTCGCTCCGAGCATCGACGCCGGTTGCTGGCACGGGTACGTGACGAACGGCATGGTAACGCAGGTGAACGGATGAGCGCATTCCCGGTCATCTATCCCAGCGGCCTCGGCTGCCGCGTTAAACGGAAGACTCACGGCACCTGGGCGTCCCAGGGCGACGCCGACGCGTTGAAGGCGGGTCTAGTCCATCCAGGATTATCGGGAAGAATCTCGGCCACAGACTTCTTCGTCAACGCGGCCGCGCGCATTGGCTGGGGAACTCCCAGCGTGCCCGAGGGAGCGGACTATAAACTCGTCCGCCTCTCGAATAACTACTGGTTGATGATCACCCTGTATCGCAACCACTGGATCACGAGGCGGATCATCGACGGTCCGGCCACGGACATGGTGCGAGCGTGGCCGAAGATCGTATCGGAGATGGACCCAGGCGACATCTCTAAGGTCGATCGACTGATTCAGCATACGCAGACGCGCCGCAACATACTCACGACGTTGAAGTGGGCGCGACTCTTCGGAGGAGCCGGTGCGCTTATCGTGATCGATGGCCACGAGGGAATGCTGGATAAGCCGCTCGACCTCGATACGGTAGAACTCGGAAGCTATCGAGGGTTGATTCCTTTCGACCGGTGGACTGGCATAGTTCCGAGCGCCGAGATTTCGACGGACGTCACGAAACCGAGGGAGTTTAACCTTCCGGTGAGATATGACGTGACTCCGATCGGCGGTGGATCGCGGTTCACGGTCCACGCGAGCCGCATCCTCCGGTTCTGCGGACCCGAGGTGCCGTCGCCGGAATACCAGGCTCAGCAGTACTGGGGAATCTCCGTCATCGAGCCAGCATACGAAGAGATGAGGAAGCGCGACAACATGTCGTGGAACATCCTCGCCATGACGTTCCGCGCCTCGATCATCGCGATGAAGGATAAGAACCTCGCCCAAATGCTCTCCGGTGTCTCGATGAATCAGAACGCTCTCGTCCAATTCCAGGCGCGGATGCAGGCTATGAACGAGCTGCTGAGCAACCAGAGCATGCTGATCGTTCCGGAAGAGGGCGGCATGGATCACATCAGCTACTCCCTGACCGGATTCGCCGACGTCTACCAACAGTTCCAACTCGACATCGCCGGTGCTACTGGAATGACGGTGACGCGGCTATTCGGCCGCACGATCACCGGCCTCGGGCAGACGAACGACGCGGATGAGCGCCTCTACGAAGAGCGGATCGCGATGGATCAGGAGGAGCAACTCCGACCGCAGATCGAGAAGCTCTATTCCGTGATCATGATGAGCGAGGTCGGAAAAGTCCCCGATGACCTCCAGTTGAAGTTCCCTAGCGTCCGAGTCCTCTCCGAGGAGGAGAAGTCGAAGATCGCGACGGACTTCACGGCTAACGTCACCGGCATGGTGAATGCCGGAATCATGAATAAGCCTCAGGCTCTGAAGGAGATTCGTCAGCAGAGCGACCTGACCGGTTTCGGCTCGAACATCACCGATGAGGACGTCGAGCAGGCCGAGAGAGATGAGGAGTTGGGGCTGGCCGAGCCTCTCGGCGAGGAGGTCCGCAAGGAAGAGGTCCGCATGGGGGCCGACCCGGATGCGGATGAAGCCGAGAAGCACGATGCTGAGTCGATCGCGAATCTCGGTAAGGCCGGAGCAAAGGACTCGAAGGTCATCGACCACATCTCGTTTCATGGCGTTCCGATATCGATCGAGCACAAGGCCGGGACTCGCCGCACGATCAGGAATGATCGCGGTGAGGTCGTATATGACCGCCTGCTTTCTCACGATTACGGCTTCATCGACAACACGACCGGTAGGGACGGAGACGAGGTAGACGTCATCCTCGCGAATCCTCCGGCCGCAAGCACCCGCAGCATATTCATCGCGAGCATGATCGACCTCGGTCCGGACGTTGAGAAGCGCAGCGACGAGGATAAGATCCTGATCGGTTTCCGCAATCTCGACGAGGCCCGCCGCGCATTCCTTTCGATGTATCCTCCGGAGTTCCTCGGCGGAATCGGACGGATGACGACGGACGAGCTGAAGGCTATCGTCGAAGATCCGAAATCGAGCGATCCGAAAGATCCTTTTGCATTTGCCTTCGATTCTGGTTTAACGGATGACGAACGCCGATTACAAAGACTGACGGATCGATTTGAGGAATCCGAGCATCCGCGCGAACGATCTGGGCAGGAAGCAGGACAGTTCACCAGCAAAGGCAGTGGAGGAGGCGAAGGTTCTTCGAAATCCGGTCACCAAAGCGAACGTGTTCAGCGCGCTATCCAGAGCCAAGTCCGCACCGGCCAACATGAGCAAGCTATCGCGGATCGAAGCGAAAAGGTTCTCAGCAAGCATATCGGCATCCCGCGCACGCGTGACAATTCCGCGTTCGACCTCCGCAACGATGAATATGGCATCGAAGTGAAGACTCTCGTGAATGGAAAGAACGAGAAGATCACGATGTCGAAAGCCGCGCTTGGACGTAAGCTAGCGGAGCAGCGAGCGGACGGAATCAAAGCATTTACCGTCGTTGTAGATAGGCGTTCTGGTGGCTTGACTGGAAACGCAACGTACTATGTGAAGGAAGGACTTGGTTCCTTCCGCGTATCCAGTATGAAGAAGATGTCTATCTCTGATCTTAGGGAATTGGTATCGCGATGAGCGTGGAACTGGCGAACGAGAAATATCTCGACGGCGATGAGGACGGATTGCTCGGACAGTTTGCGAGCAACCAAGGTTATACGTCTCTGATTAGCGCGGCACGGGGATACGAAACCCTTTCGCGGTTCTTCGCGGATGGTGCAACCGAAGATGTCGATCAGGTACGCGAGGAGTTAGAAGACCTCGCGGCTAGCGGACCTTCGGACGTTCGCTCGACCGCGAAGGCGCTACTCGACTTAACCGATGGTCAGGACTGTCTGATTATCACAAACGGCGGATCATAGTCCGCGTCTGGAGAATCCCCATGAAAAGATTTCTCACTGTCTTTCTATTCGTTGCGACCTCTATCGCAGTTGCTCAACCTGCGCCCTATCAGAACTGGGGCGGAGTCAATCAGTTTACCGGATGGCTCGACGCGACGATGGCCGGTCACTCGATGCCGTTTCGTACCGGAACCGGTTCGCCGGTATCGCGCGATGCGTGCATCCGAACGGGAGAGCCGTACTTCCAGACGGACGCCGCTGCGGGCCAGAATGTTTTCTTTTGCACCGCTGCCGGAACTCCGGGAACGTGGTTTCAGACGAACGTGCTCTTCGCTGGCGCGACCGGCGCTCTGAATCCGAAGACCGCGACGTATCAGGTGACCGCCAGCGACTTCGCGAATCTATCCGTCATCCCCGTAGCATCCGGAACGTTTACCATCACTCTCGTGGCGAGCACCGCTCAACCGGCGGCAGGGCAGTACATCACGATCTCGAACTACGGAACCGGTACGGTGACCGTCGCACGCAGCGGGCAGAACATCAACGGTGCTACCACGTCCCTCAGCCTTCCTCCGGCTACATCGGGGCAGAAGCCGATCTCCGTCCAGGTCTGGTCTGACGGCACGAACTACTTCGCCTCTGGAATCGCTGGTGTACCGGCTTCCCTTCCGGCTACCACGAGCGTGAACAGCACAACGATCCCAGCGTCCGCAACTCTCGCGACCGGTCCGGGGACTTCGACTGCGCATGATCTCACGGCCTTCGCAGACACGGGGGGAGCGACTACGGAAGACAGCGGCATCCTCACAGCGAATGTGGTAACTGCAGCCTCTGCCGCCGGAGCGGCGAAGCAGGTATGCACGGCGAGCGGGGCGTCGAAGTCGTGCAGCTATATCGATTTTCCGGAATCTAAGTTTTTCGGATCGGCGACGTGCAATAACGCGACCGCTACGGGATTATGGTCTACTCCCGCTTCTGGCGTGACGGCGGCATGCAGGGGCGGCACGAACAATAAGATCGGCGTGCTTCAGTTCGCCGCGTCAGGGGCAGCGCAACTCGCGATACATCTTCCGCTCGATTGGGATACCGCCACTAATCCCTACCTCAGCATCGACTTCACGCAAGGAGCGAGCACCACTACTGGACAGACGATCATCATGCAAGCGCAGGTCGCGTGCGGCGTCACCGATGACACGGCGTTCAACACGGCTCAGGCGTTCGCTACCGCGACGAGTACGGCTACGGCGCACACGGAGTTCACGAAGACCGTGCAACTGAACAGCACGAGTATGACGAACTGCGTAGCTGGATCATGGATGAACTTGCAGATCGTACGAAGCGGCAGTGACACGGCGACCACCGCCCCGAATGTGTACGGCGTGACGGTGACGATTCCGCGATTGCTCACGGTTCAGGCAAATTAAACTACGACGCAGAATGATTCCGGTCCAGCAGAACCGAACGGGAATGTCCGGCACGTGCTTCTCTGCGTGCCTTGCCTCGATCCTCGAAGTTGGGTTAACGGCCATTCCGGAGTTCGGAGGAGATGACGTTTGGCTTCAGAACGTGACGGCCTTCCTCAGCGACTATGGCCTGTATTACGTTCAGGTTCCGCCGGACGATCCGATTCTCGGCATCGTCTTCCGTCACGGCTTGACGTGGCATACGGTAGAGGGGATCAGCAACCGCGGAGGCCCGCACGCAGTGGTCGGTTGCAACGGCGACATAGTCCACGACCCTCACCCCGGCGGTAACGGCCTGAAGAAAGTCGAGTGCTTCGGATTGATCTGTAATAGGATGACGTCTTCCTTCCCTCGACAAAACGGGACGGGGATGTACTTATGAAGTTGACGGATCTCGACGCCACGTTCGTGAGATACGGCGAGAGCCTGCATGAGGTCGACACGACTAGCGGAAAGCGTACGATCATGCTGGAGCGAGAGATCCACGTAGTAACCCTCGGAGAGGCTCAGGGAATCCGATTCCAGTGCCCTCGGTGCTTCTCGACGTCCGGCCACTACGTCGGAGTATCGTTCGAAGGTCGAGGAGTTCCGGATCACCTGGGGTCTCAGGGAAGAAATGGTAAGCCATCTCGATGGACGGTGTCCGGTACCGGGATCGAGGATCTATCGCTCTCTCCTTCGATCGACATCAGCGAGTCGTGCGGATGGCATGGTTTCGTCACGAATGGAGTAGCCTCCTAATGCGAGGGCGGCAGCGCAAACTGAAGTACGGAGGATTTTGATCTATGGCACTTTCTGGATTCGCTGTATCTGGAGCGGTGACGGTGGCGGTTCCTCCTCCGGTGGCGACCGGATTGGGAGAGCAGCCCGCAACGTTGGCTCCGATCCAACTCTCGACGATCGGCTCTGGTGCGACTCTCCTGGTGACGAATATGGGCAGCAGCCCAGTGTTCGTGGCACTCGGTAGCTCCTCGGTCGCCGCAACACCACAGTCCGTGGTCGTTCCGTTAAACTCATCGCTGCCTCTGACAATCGGATCGAATACCTACGTGGCGTTGCTGGGAGCGCACGCGGGAAGCCAAGTTAACCTCGCGATCGGAACATAATCCATGCCTTTGACCGAGAAGGGCCGGGAGATCATGAGTTCGATGAAGAAGGAGTATGGAGAGAAGGAAGGCCAGCGCGTATTCTACGCGAGTACGAACTCCGGTCGCATCACCGGAGTCCACGATGACGCCTCTGCCGATGCCTTCCGTAGTCGAATGCACCAAGCTCTCGACAGATTCCTCGATCTCGTCAAGGCTCGCTGAACTCTGATGGACTACTACGTCGAAGAGATCCTCTCTGACAACATCGGACGGACGCCGGAAGGCTATCTGATCTGCCGCGACGTCGTTCTCGGCAGAACGGGCTTCCAGACGTACTCCGTCGGAGAGTTGCTCGATGCTGGCATCGAGCGCAACGAGCTTGAAGGACTTGGCATAGGCATGTCTGATCCGCGTTCGCCGGTCGACGTGTACCGCAGCGCAGATGAGGTCTTCTCTCCCGAGACGCTGGCATCAGCTCAGGGGAAGAGCGTGACTAACGATCATCCTCCCGGCGATCAGTACGTCAAGCCGGAGAACGTGGCGACGCTCGAATTCGGGCACGTCCAGGATGTCCGCCGCGGCGACGTTCCGTTAGAGACCGGAGATTGGCCGATGATCGGAGACCTGATCATCAAGCGCGAGCCTCTGATCTCTATGGTCGAGTCCGGACGGAAGCGCGGGACTTCTTGCGGATATAGTTACGAGCTTGACCGTGTCGGCGACAAGCTCGTACAACGAAGCATCATAATCAATCACGTAGCAGTTGTGCAGAAGGGCCGAGCAGGAGCAGAGGCCCGGATCAATGACTCAGCGCCTCCTGAATCGCATGAGGTGTTGGGAGACAAGGCCGGAACTAGCTCCACCGGCGAGAAAAAGGAGAAAGCCAAGATGGCAAAACCCAAAAACGTGTCGTGGGTCAATTATCTCCTCGGGCGCGGCCTGAAAGCGATCGCAGCGGACGCCGAGCCGGAGGAACTCGCCGAAGCGATGGACGCCATGAAGAAGGCGGACGACGACTTCCCCGAGAACCTGAAGAAGGAGAAAGAGGACCGCGAAGCGGAAGACCGGAAAAAGGCAGACGATGCGAAGCGCGCGGAAGATGCCAAGAGAGCGGAAGACGCAAAGAAGGCCGAGGATGCCAAGAGGGCAGACGACGCCAAGAAAGCGGACGACGCAAAACGAGCCGAGGATGCGCGAAGAGCCGAAGACGCGAAGCACGGATTTGACCGCGCGAAGCTCCACGACTCTCTCGACAAGATGATCGACCGGATGGTCCAGAAATCCAGGGACGATCACCAACTCGAAGAGGTTCCCGTGGAAGGCGAGGATGCAGATCTCGCGATGCTGCGCGAACTCCTCGACGAGTACTTCGGGGAAGAGCAGCAGGAGCCGGAGCATGCCGACGACGCACGTCCGCGAGCCGCCGACTCTCGCCGTGGCGGAGACGGCTTCGTACGGCCGGTTCCGGAGACTGGAGACCTGGTCGAGATGCCGCGACGCGGCACCGATCGGATGGCTCTCCTGAACGAGCTTCGCCCGCTCGTCGTGAAGTCGAAGGACTCGGCCATAAAGAAGGCGTTCAACGCCATCTTGAGAGCTGAGACGCGCGGCTCCGGCCGAGGAGACGGAACGTATGGAGGTTTCGCCTCCGCGGCACGGACGCTGGCTCATGACACCGGCTATGATCCGGAGTCTCGCACCGACAGACGCTCCGAAGGAGTAGACAAGCTCCAGGAAGCATATGACCGGGAGCATTCCGGAAAGAAAGAGGGAGGTAAGTAACCACCATGCCAGCACCAGTGAGTTTCGGCCAAGCCCTGCCCGTCCTCGGGCTGAACAACGGCTTTCCGGGAACGTTTTCCCGGCTCCACCCAACGATCGCGTCTCGGCAAGTACTCTCGACGACGCCTAACAACCTTCTATTCGGCGCTCCGTGCGTCATCATCGCGGACTCGCAAGGAGGAACCGTCCAGTCCGTGGCAGACTTCATCGCCGCGGCTGCCGGTAATTCCGGCAGCGTATACGGACAGTTCGGCGGCATCGCGGTGCGCGAGGTTAAGACGGTCCTCACGTACCAGAACGGCCTAACTCCAGGAACGCAGCAGACCGGCTTTTTCGCTCCCGGCGAGATGGCCGATATCCTGGAGGCCGGGTCGGTCTGCGTCCCGATCGTTGAAGGCACTCCGGTCAGTCAGGCTCCGGTCTACGTTCGCGTGTTCGCGAATACCTCGACCGGAACATTCACTGCCAACACCGCAGTCGGCAGTAACGTGCTCTTATCGGTGTCATCCTTCACCGGAGTCCAACTCGGCCAGGGATTGAGCGGCACTGGCATTCCGTCCGGTACGATCGTCGGAGCCGTCAACACTACGGCGAGCACCATCACGATGGTCTTCCCCGGTGGCCTTCCCGCTCTCGCAACCGCGGCCGGAACCGGCACTACTGTAACCTTCTCGAACACCGTCACAGCCGTCGGAGACCTGGAGGCGGAAGATGACGTTGCCGCCACCACGACCATGACGGCGGTGGCTGCGTCCGCAAACATTACGGTGGCCTCGGCAACCGGAATTAACGTCGGCCAGATCGCAGTCGGAGGATCGATTCCTCCGGGGACCGGAGTTACCGTCGTGAGCGGTACGACTATCACTCTCTCGGTGGCTGTGCCGACGGTTGCTGCGCCCGGTACTGCCGTCACGTTCCATAACACCCTGGCTTTGCCGCTGACGGTGTTCCGGACCGGCAACCTCGACGCCAACTTCGTGGCGGAGATCACGCTGAAGGCTCGCGTAGCGGCCTAAGTCAATAAAGGAAAGGAAGATCAGACAATCATGTTTCGCCAACCACGCTTTGCTTCCAATACCGATCGCGACATCGCCGCTCTCGCTGCCGTACTCGGGCACCGCGACTTGAACGGACGCCGCGGCGCTCGGGCTGCCGACGCGCTCCGCATCCGCGCCTTTGACGCCGGAGGAGCCACCGGCCTCGCTTGGCTTGAATCTCAGTTGGAGCTGATCGATCCGAATCTGGTCGAGCCGCTCCAGCAGTATTACCATCCCAAGGCTATCACAGTGAAGACCGGCGGTGGCTTCGTCGAGTTCATCTCGGCGTTCGCCTCGAACTATGCCTCCACCGGCAACCAGTTCTACGGCCTCCAGGGCACCGCGAACACGGACATCCCGGAGATCCAAGCCGACGTGCAGAAGGGCGTCTGGAAGACCTTCAACTGGGCCTCGGCGATGACTCTCCGGTATCTGGACCTCCAGAGACTCGAAGCATCCTCGCGGCTCGGCCAGCCCGCCCCGTTCTCTCTTCAGGACCTTCTGAAGAAAGCCTGCACCGCGAATTGGAACAAGGCGCTCGACTACGTGACGTTCAAGGGATTTCTCGGCCAGCCGGGAATCGTCAACAACCCGAACGTCGCGGAGTTCGTCGCCCCGCTCGGTGCCGGAGGCTCCGCTCTGTGGTCGAAGAAGACGCCTCAGGAGATCCTGAATGACGTCAACCTCGCGCTCAACACGGTAGCGAGCAACGTCTCCTACGCGATCGACGGCGGAATGCCGAACCGGATGCTCATCCCGTTCACGCACCACGCCTACATCACCAATCCATTCACCCTCTCCGGAGTCGGTAACGGATTCACCTCGATCAAGGACTACGTCGAGAAGAATTGCGTCGCCGCCGGAGCGACCGACTTCCGCATCGACCGCATCCCGAATCCGTGGATCTCCGGCCAGGGGGCCAGCGGGACGGACCGCGGAGTCGTCTATCGCGATGACGAGGAGGACCTCTACCTCCAGATCACGCAGCCGATGACTCAGGGCATGAGCGTGCCGACGACCCGCAACGGTGGATCGTACGAGACCATCTACTACGGGTGCGTCTCTCAGGTCATATGGAAGCGCACGATCACGGCAACCTACATCGACGGCATCTAATGGCCGTCGCGTTGGGAAACTGGGGCGCGGAATTATCTGGTAGACGATTCCGCGCCTCTATCCTACGGTAAAGAATAAAAGGACTCTCGAAAATGGAAAACCAAAAGCAAATCAAGATCATCCTATTCCGCAGCAAGACGTTCATTCCGGTCGACGCGTCCGGCCTCGCGATTCCCGGCGCTCAAGCAATCACGGTCGGAACCTCCGATGATCGAAAGCCGGTAGCTGTTCCGGAGTGGGTCAAGGGAACGCCGACGTTCGCACTCGGAGTTCAGGACGGCAGCATCATCGAGGTTATCAGCCCGGTGCCGGTCGCTCCGGCGGCAAAGCAGGAAGATGCCGCGCCGGAAGTTCCTCCATCCGATGAACCCGAACCCGAGCCGGAGCTGGCAGCAGCTGGCGCAAAGAAGTCGAAGAAGGCATAAGGGAGTAACGAGAATTGTTCCCGAACATCCAGCTCTGGCTGGATCAGACATGGGGATTCGGTCCGGAGATCGTAGCTAGGATATCGGCTGCGTCAAACGTCGTCGTCGGATCGAACCCCGCGTATACCGCCGCAGACTTCTTCACGTTTTATCCGAAGTATGCGCGGACTCCCCAGGTCTACAGCGGAGCTACGACCGTGAACGGATCTCCGACCGTTCTCCTCCCCACTTCTCCCGGCTTTCCCACCATCGTCGCTCCTGGGCAATGGATAACCGGAGACGGCATCCCGTACTCTCCGAACTCTATGCCGGTCGGAGGAACGTTCGTGAAGTTAGTAGATAGCACCGGCCAGATCACGCTGACGCAGAATGCGACTGTAAGCTCTACCAGTGCGCAAGTCCAGATCTATTCGATTCCTCTCCTTCCTATGGCGGTAGTCAACGCGTACGTTGCGCTCGCGTCATCTCATTTAGTGCAGGCGAGATGGCAGGACACGTGGACGATCGCCATGGGGTATTTCATCGCTCACTTCGCCACTCTTTGGTTGAAGTCGGATGGCGTTCGGTCGAGCGTACCCGGAGTAGCGGCGTCCTCCGGATTAGCCCGCGGAATCGTCGTGGCGAAATCGGCAGGTCCGGCGAGCATGAACTTCGAGCGGACTCCTGGACTCGACGAGTGGGCCGCGTGGAACGAGACCGATTACGGGAAACAGCTGGCGACTCTCGCGAAGTGCTTCGGAGCCGGTCCGATGTTCCTATGGTGACGAGATGCCTGCGACCGTAAAGAAGTTCGGACCGGGGATCGCAGCGATCATGAAGGACCTGGCACGGGTGAAAAAGTCGGAGGTCTTCATTGGGATTCCGGCGGACAAGACTCAGCGAAAGTCTGATGATATAAATAACGCCAGCCTCCTCTTCATCCATACGCATGGCTCTCCGATCAATAATATTCCAGAGAGGCCGGTTCTCGAACCAGCAGTTGCCGCGAACAAGGCGGTGATCGCTCAGCCTCTCGGCTCGGCAGCTCAAGCGGTGTTCGCCGGGGACGCAAACAAAGCCGCGAGGAATCTGGATCGAGCCGGAGTGGTGGCCTCTAACGCAGCTAAGCGATGGTTCACAGATCCGAGAAACGGATGGGAGCCGAATGCTCCGTCTACCGTCGCTCAAAAGGGCAGCAGCCGACCTCTCATAGACACCGGAGAGCTGCGTCGTTCGATCACGTGGGTCAGGACGCAGAAATAGCTAAGGAAAGGATGGCGCGGTAGAATTCCCAGAGCGACTTCGGCTCTTACCTGATCAGTAGGAGCCGAAGTCATAACTCCCGCTCTCCTCCGATGCCTAGTTGGTCTCTGTCTGATCTCGCTCTCGATCCGGATCTCGGCGAGGCACTAACGATAGTCCGCTCAACCGGCTCCTTCGCGGCCGGAGGCTTTCAGAGCAGCACGGTATCTCTCGATTGGTGGGGGATACTGGCCGTCGCGGAAGATGAGATTCTCCGCCAGTTCTCTGAGGGAGATCGGATCACCGGGGACCTAATTCTTTTCTCAGCAGATCCTCTCTATGAGACCTCTGAGCAGAGATCCGGATTAAGCGACCAAGTTGCGTGGAACCAGGGTCTCTATCGCATCGTCAAGGTCGGACCGTGGAAGGATTGGGGATTTTATGCCGCAGTGCTGACGAGGATCGGAGATTACACCCCTCCTCTTCCGACGTTCGACGAGCAGCCAGGCACGTTCGACTTCCAGCAAGGAACGTTCGACGAGGCCGGAATGCCGTCGTATGACGAGCATGCTGGCTACCATGATCAGGCGGAGGGAACTTTCGATGAGGCTCAAGATGAAAATTAAGATCGCCCTAATTTCATTAGCGTCTGCTATAGCAGCAACCGCTCAGATCCAAGTCATTCCCGACACGACGTTTCCGACCGTCCGGTCCCTCCTCAACTCGAACTTCGGATACATCAGCAATCAGTTAGGGCTGAAGCAGGGCCTGATCTCCGGCGCTCCGTCCGTCTGGCCGAATATCTACTATCAGACGGTAAAGGTCAACGGGAGCATCCAACCTCAGCAGCCGACGATCAACTTCGTTCCAGGAACGAACATCGCCTTCAGTTGCACGAACAATATCGGACTGAGCCAGAGTGACTGCACGATCAGTTCCACGGCCGGAGGAAACGTCACCAGCATCGGCATCGCGGTTCCGGGATGGCTCTCCGTGTCCGGATCTCCGGTTACTAGTGCGGGGACGATCACGATCTCCGAGGCTTCGGCCCAATCTCCGCATCAGGTTATCGGTACGTGCGGAGCGAATACGTCCTTCGGACCGTGCGCGCTTGCGATCTCCGATCTTCCGGCCGGACTCCTCCAGTCGGGAAATAATCTCTCCGAACTTTCGAGCGCGTCTGCCGCGAGGACGAATCTCGGTCTGACGTCTACGGCCACCGCCTCTCTCGTCACTACGGTAGGAAACCCTGGAAGCAACCTGAACGTTCCGACCGAGGCCGCTGTGAGAGCAGCCGTCGGTGCGGCGGGATTCGTAACGAGCGTCGGATTGGCTGCTCCGACGTGGTTGACGGTGTCCGGCTCTCCGGTCACGGCCTCCGGCACTCTAACCTTTGCTGCCGCGTCCGGACAGACATCTCACCAAGTAATCGGCACGTGCGGATCAGCGACGTCCTTCGCGCCCTGCTCTCTCGTTCTCGCGGACCTTCCAGCCATCACTACGGCGAACGTCTCCGAGAGCGGTAACCTCTACTTCACGAATGCGCGAGCCATCGCAGCCTTTTCCGCTACTGCTCCGATCCTCCTCAACTCCGGAGTGATCTCCTGCCAGACTGCCTCCGGTCTTCAGGCCGGTTGCCTCACGTCTACGGATTGGTCAACCTTTAACTCTAAGCAGACGGCTATCTCCGGCGCTCCGGGAACGTGGCCGACGACGTTCGCTCCTCCGGCTCCGACTCCGTCTACCTTGGGAGGATTGTTCTCTGCGACCGCGGCCTCCCATCGGTGGGTAACGAACATCGACAATACCGGAACGCAGCAACTCTCTCAGCCGTCTTGCGCAGACCTCAGCAACTCCTCTGCGAGTTGCTCGACCGATGCGACGAATGCCGATAACATCGCCAGCGGCACCATCGGAGCCGCTCGGCTCCCTCAATTCACCGGAGGAGATGCCACGACGGCCGGAGTAGGATCTACTGCTCTTAGCGTAATTAAGGTGAACGGAGCCGCGGTTCCGGCCTCCGCTGCAGCTCTTGCGTCGAACGTGTCGAGCCAATTAGTCGCGGCCGCTACGACAGGCTCCGGCAGCACGGTCGTTCTCTCGACGTCTCCGACTATAACCAATCTAAAAGCGACGGCTATCCAGGATGCGAACGGCAATCCTTTCTTCACGTCCAGTGCGACCGCTTCGGCTGTAGATTCCGTAACGGTAACGAACGCAGCGACAGCGAATCCGGCAACGGTAAGCGTCGGCAGCAGCGGAAGCGACGGGAACATAAACCTGAATCTAACCTCGAAGGGAACCGGAGTCATTCAACTGAACGGCTCTCCGGTGGTCGCGTCTGCAACTACGGATGCCACGAATGCGAGCAACATAAGCAGTGGTACTCTTCCGAACGCGAGGCTCTCAGCGGTTCCGAATTCTGCTCTGGCCAACTCATCTACTACGCTCAACGGTCAGACTGTGGCTCTCGGAGCGACCGGAAACGTGAATGCCGGGGCAGCAGCTCACTCGGTATCGATCAACCAAGGTGCCGGATCTGCCATCTCTGGCGTGGCTATCGGAACAGCCGGACGAGTCCTTATAGACCAAGGAGTCGGAGCTGATCCTGCCTTCGACGCGGTATCGGGAGACGGAGCACTAAACGGCTCCGGCTCTTTGACGGTGACGAAGACTAACGGAGTCGCCTTCGCGACCTCGGCGACTACCGACGCGACGAACGCGACGAACATAACGAGCGGTACTCTGCCGACCGCTCGACTGGTATCGGTCCCTAACACCTCTCTCGCTAATTCGGCCACGACGGTGAATGGGCAGACTTGCACGTTAGGGTCATCCTGCACGGTGACTCTCTCCGCGGTGAACCCTCAATCGGCTACGTACCAAGTTCTTGCCGCGGACTTCTCGAACTACAAGACGATCGTCGTCTCATCCGGGACGTTCACCATCACCTTAGTGGCATCCGGATCGCAACCTCCGGCGGGTCAATACGTCACCATCATTAACTACGGTTCTGGTCTGGTGACGATCGCGAGGAGCGGCCAGAATATCAACGGCGGGACTTCCTCTCTGACTCTTAATGCGGCCTCGGCAACGTCGCCGACGTCGTCGTACGTCATATCGGACGGCACGAACTATTTTGCTTCTATGAACTCCGCGGCATCTAGCCGCACGACGAACCTCTACTACGCGCCTGGTGCGAAGACGGTGAACGGCGTCGGAGCCTCCGTCTTTCAATGCAACACGAGCTGCCCCACGCCGACAGCAATTACGGGAGGAACCGATGTAACGGCATCCCTCCACTTCGCTGGAGCAGGAAGCGTATTCGACGAGTTCGTGATTCCCACGAACTACGCAAACCAAACGATCACGATCGAAGTGATGGCTCGAAGCGCCGATAACGGAGCGCATAGTGGAACGGTCACGTTCACGAGTAGCCAGATCGGAGCGAACGGAGACGTATCTAATCCGACGCTCGCGAATTCGACGGCGATCACCTTTACTCCTTCAGGGACGGCCAGCGGCTTAGTGATCGCAACGGGAACGTTTACGCCGAGTTGGACGGCGGGCAATCGCGCCTTTTGGAAAGCAGCAGTCGCCCTCGGCACTCTCACGTCTGATCTTGAAATCGTATCGGTTCGTTTCTATGCGACGTTTTAGCCTGTGGTTCTTCATCGCCTGCGCGTGCTCCCTCGCGGCTGGCAACACCTGCACGCTGAAGGACGGCGGCGGTGGGTCCTGCACCGGGTCCAATCCAACAGTCTGCTCGTTGGCCTCTATCGCCGCAGATAGCACGCACAGTTACTGGACGGGGACCGGGTGCACGGCGAATGGCTACACGCCATCCAGCGATTATCTGGTAGTGCCCGAACCTTTCGTGCTCAAGTTCGATCAGGCAGCAGGGAGCACGGCTGGTAACTCGACCGCGCCCATTTATCCGTATGTCGTTTCGCTGAACGTCACGAACGGCGGGACGCTTTGCGGCAGCGCAACGGCGGCCATGACAATCGGCAGCGCGTCTGCCATCGCGAATGGCTCCATCACGTCGTTTCCGCACATCACATTGGTCATCTCCGGCGGCGTAGTGCAGTCGGCTTACATGGAGGCGAGCGGCGGCGCGGGACGGCCTCGATTCGCGCCCGGCAGCGCGGCCCCGACCGTCACAGTCAGCGGCTGCACTGGCACGACGGCGGTAATCTCTCCCAACTTGGTGACCGGCAGCGGGACGGCAGCGATCGAGATCTCCGGTGCGGCAGGCGGCACGGCGTACGGCGGAATCCAGGTGACCACCAGTTTGACAATCAAAGGAGACGTCAGCATCGGCAACACTTCGGGCGGGGCGAGTACGAGCACGCCGATTGTGCAGAAGCGCGGCTCGACGATCACGTTCGACTCCTCGGCCAGCGCGGACGGATTCTCTGGGCACTACATTTACGGCCTCGTGCCGATCTCCGGGTATAACGGATTCGGCGGCGGGAAGTGGAAGTACGACAGCAGCGATTGCACCTCTGCTCAGCAATGCACCCTGACGGCGAACGCGGCGGGAGCAAATACATACTTCGATTATTCGAGAGTCGCGGATTGGGTAGTCAACGCCACGTATACCAATTTCTCATACGTCGGGAGCTACCTGGATTTCTTGCTCAACGACGGTCGCGAAGACTGGACGGTGACGCACTCGACGTTCAGCCACCACGGATTGACGCTCATCGGTGTTGCAGCGACCAACAACATCGTACATCAGTACAACAGTTATTCGAGTCCGGCATCCTTCGGAGATCTGGCCGTCAATGATTCCTCGATCGCGTATGTGAGCGGTACGCGCAACGTTTCGTATAACGTCTTTAACTTATGCGTCAACGCGACCCAAGCGAACTCTGGGAATCTAACGCCGTCTCTCGCAGGCTGTAATTCCACTGGTCAGGTATCGCCTGCTAATTTCACTTGGACCGGGAACTACTTCCCAACCGTGCCTACGGGACTCGGGACGAATTCTACCGCCACAAATAACTTCTTCATCTTTCCGCTTAGTTGGGGATCTGTGTCTGGAGCCGGAGCGCGCAGCGCGAACTACTTCTGGTATCCGGCCATCGCGTTTAATCCTCACCTGACGGCTCTCGGCAACGGGCAAAACAGCACTGGAGATATCTTCGATATTACAGAGGACGGAACCGGAGGAGGGGACGCCTCTCCGGTCCTTGGTCCGCAGTCGGGATCAGGAACGAATAATCTTTACAACGAAATCATTCTTCCGTCTAAGCAGGGTCACGGTAATGGGTGGGCCTCGTTGATCTATGACGGATCGTATCCGAGCGGCAACACACTAAACATGAATCATGCCACGTTCTGGGGGCGGAGCTATACCGCTGGAAACGGCCAGAATTCGGTGCTCGCGAACGGTCACAACTCGAACTGCGGCGGAGTCGGCACGGTAGGTTCATTCAAAGCGAACCTCGTCTACGGTCTAGGAGGATCGAATACGACTTTTAAGTTCGCGACGATCCTTCCGGCAGCTACGGCTTGTTTGGACCTCTGCACGGCTTCGACGTGCGACTACAATGCGGCCTACAACTTCACGCTGACGGCGACGTGCGTATCGTGCAACCCAGCCGGAGGAGGGAGAGGATACCTCAGCAACACGACGAGCGGAGTCCTTCCAGGACCTCACGATCTCGATGTCGTTTTGAATCCCGGTTCTGCGGTAGGCGTCAATCCGAGTTTCGCAGACAGCAATCGTAATGCTTATCTATGGGATACGAAATACCTCGGCCACGCTCTGAATGCGGCATGGGTGACGAGCACTTCCTATACTGCCGGAAGCTCTGCCGTGTCGGATTCTCACGCCGGAGTCTACGGCAATGCGGGAATCAATTACAGTTGCATCCTCAGCCATACGTCCAACGCGCAGACGGAGCCGGAAGCCGCGCCACTGGAGACGAGCGATATCGGCTCTGGGTTGACGAGCATCGTGGTATCCGGGGGGATCGCAACCGTCACGACTGCGGCAGCTCATCAGCTCGCCGTTGGATCAGAGGCGGTCATCGTCGTATCGTCTGCTCCGGCCGCTTTCGGAGCTTCTGTTCTGAGCGTACCGTCAAGTACCACGTTCACGGCTAACGTAAGTTGTTGCCTTGCGGATGCGACCTATACGACCGCGAGCAAGCTTTACCTCTGGCAAGCATTTTGGGAGCCTGCGTCGCTGGTCTCTCTTCGAAGTGCCATCGCGGCCGGGACTCTATATACAGACGTCTCTCTCGGGGACTCTTCTACTCACCTCGCCGTTGATGCTTTAGTGAAGTGGGTCTCGGCGGGATTAGCTCCTCAGAATCCGGCGTTTTACTACACATTTCCAGGGGATACGAATTCCGTCACGAACGTTGGAGCAGTTCAGATGCTCGATCGCACGAAAGTCGGCGGGATCGCTCCGATGATCCAGTAAACGACTTCCTCAAATGTCTAGCGTCACGTGGCCGAACGGCCAAACATTCGCCTCTTCGGCGCTATCTCCGGACGGATTCAACGTCTTGATGCAGCCGCTCGTCGCTTCGATCCTTGGAATCGACCCGGTAGCAAATCCGAACGCGGCGTATAAGACCGTCCGCGTGGCCTGGCAGACGCAGGGTCAGCCGGAGTGGGCCGTAGACGAGGACGTCTGCGTCGTGCGTTCGACTCTGAAAGATACCGGCTTCTCTCGCACTCACGACAACATCCGCGGACAGAACGACTCGACCTCTCTTGCTGATGTTTCTTCATTCACTCAAGTATGGAACTTTCGCTGCGTGCTTTACGGGCCGAACTCGGCAGATAAGGCGCGCTTGATCCTGTCAGCGATACGAGAGGATTGGGCAGCTCAGTGGATCGTATCTCCAATTACGGATTGCTCTGTAGTCGCTCCCGGCATCAATTATCAGGTGGGAGACGTCGTCGGAGTCGTTCAGCCCGGAGCCTTCGGAGGTTCTCTTAAGGTGACCTCTTTAGGTCTCAACGGAGCCGTTGCCGGACTCGCGTTGGTTCCGGCCCAGCAAGGATATGGCTATCAAACGACGGGAACTATCGCGGCGATCTTCGACGAGACTCTCGGAACGTTCGATGAGCACTCAGGAAACTTCGATGAAGCTACCCAAGCTCTCTCAACGACTGGCGGCTCCGGAACCGGTCTGACGGTGAACATAGTGGCAAGCAACGTGTTTTTGGTTCCCGGTCCGCGCAGGCCGACGTACTCCGGAGAACCTTTCAAGAGTTTGTGGTTTAAGCGGGCTGACATCGAGATCGAGTTCAACGAACTCGTGATCGAATCGCTCATCAATCCGTCGGCAGCAGGATTAGACATCGTTCTCCTCAAGGATACCGGACTCTCGACGACGCTCGTCCTGAGGCCGTAAAGAAAGGAAGCACCATCAAATGTCGTTACCTCTTCCACTCTCTAACATATTGAGCGTCGCCACGTTCGTATCGCCTGCTGCGGCTCCCACGCCGAGCTTTAACCAGGCCTTGATCGTCGGAGACAGCACCGTTATTCCATCGGTCGGAGCGAACTCGCGGACGAGGCTCTATCAATCGCTCTCTGCGATCGCATCCGACGGATTCTCCACGTCGAGCGCGGAGTATCTCGCCGCTGAGCAGTACTTCGGCCAGACTCCGCAGCCGCTCAACCTGTGGCTCGGACGTAGGGATCAGACGGCGATCAATACTGCGATCATTCACACCGGCGCAGCCGGGACCGGATACGCAGTCGGGGACGTCGTGACGGTGGTTCAGGGAGGAGCTTCCGGAGGCCAACTCCAAATCACCACCGTCAGCTCCGGAGTCGTCACCGGATTCCAGATCATATCGACGGCGCGCGGCACCGGCTATTCCGTGGCATCGGCGTTGAGCACGACCGGAGGGACCGGGACCGGTCTGGAGGTCGACATCACCGTCATCGGAGAGACGCCTCTGATGGCGGTTCAGGCGTGCCGCCTCACGAATCCTCAGTGGTACTGCTGCGAGTTCGTCGGCACCGCGGTTGATTCGGACCACATCTCTATAGCCGGTGCGATCGAGGCATTTACTCCCGCATCCACCTATTTCATTACGAGCGGAGAGACTGCGGTCCTCAATGCGGCCGCCAACAACCTCTTCGCTTCTCTTCAAGCCCTCAAGTACCGGCGCACCTTCTCCGTGTATTCGACCACGCAGGGCGGCAACTTCCCGAACAATGCGTACTCAGCTGCCGCGGTCATGGGGGTCGCGATGGGGAGGAATACCGGCGCTCCCGGCTCGTACTTCGATATCATGTTCAAGCCGATTGCCGGAGTGGCTCCCGAGCCTCTGACCGAATCTCAGGTCAACGCGATCTGCGGAACGATCGACCGGACGAGCGTCGGACTCTGCGGAAACCTGATCACCCTTTACCAGGGGAACTATACATGGACGCAGCTGGCGGTGATGGCGAGCGGAGACTTCTTCGACGAGGTGCTGAACCTCGACATGCTCGCCGCAGACATCCAGAACAGCGGCGTCGCTCTCTTGACGTCTGTTCCGGCTCTCCCGATCACAGAGGGCGGGATGACCTCGATGAAGGCCACGGTCGCCGGAGCCTGCGACCGCGCCCAGCTTCGCGGATTCATCGCTCCGTCCGGAGTCTGGCTCGGAGTCACGATCGGAGCCGGAAACGGAGCCATCGTTAACGGACAGGCACTCCCCCACGGTTACGAGATGTACTCTCAGCCGGTGAGCCAGATGTCTCAGACTCAACGGGCGTCGAGGGTGCTACCTCAATTGACGGTGGTCCTCGTCGAAGCCCAGTCCGGCCACATGCTGAGCGTGACGGTCCAGGTGCAGAAGTAAACGCTAAAATCCATTCGCGAAGGAGACTGATTTAAATGTCCACAAACATCTTAGGAACTTACAGCGCGAAGGACATGACCTTCACGTTCACGCATCCTCTCATCGGAATCATCGAGGGAGGAGGCATCCAGGAGAAGGGTATCGACGAGATCGTGGTCCGCTTGCTGACCGACAGGACCACGATGAAGATCGCCGCAGACGGCGGAGTCGTTCCGAGCGCGGTACCCGGAAATAATGGAGAAGTTGACCTCAAGTTCTTCCAGACGTCTACCCTCCAGAGCGACTTCATCGCCTGGTTCAACGCGATGATCGCAGCGGCCGATGCCGGAGACGTCTCGACGTGGGCTGCGGGAACTCTCCTCATTAAGAACACCGTCGATGGTTCCGGCCACTACTGCCGTGGAGTAGCTCCGAAGAAGCCTGCGGACAAGAGCTATCAGGCCGAGGCACAAGCCTTGACCTGGACTATGGCGTGCGCCGATATCACGAATTTATAAAAAGCATTCCCACGTCCGAAATAAAAAGGAGCGGACGCTAAACACTCACCACAATGTCAGAGAAATCGAAAGACGTCACGATCGGCGAGCGGAGATTTCGGATAGACCTAGTTCCTGCCGACGTCGGCAATTGGATCGTGCTCCAGATCGGCAGCGGAAAGATCATCCAGGAGGACGTATTCGCGAAGATCCAGAGCCATCTCCTGAGCCGTTGCTCGATCTATCATGATGACGAGACGCCGGTCCGGATCTATCAAGACGGTAAATGGACTGACCCCAAGCTCGGTCTCCAGTATGACCTCATCACCGTCAACGACCTGATGACAGAGGCCATGGCTTTTAACTTCGACCCTTTTTTCGCCGAGATGCAGCGCCGCAATCCGGCAGCCTTCAAAGGCGGCGAAGCAGCCTCGGCTACACTCCAGTTAACTTCCCAGACCACCTGAGTCCATACCTCTGGAGGCCGGTCGTGGCTGGCCTCTGGAGGCAAAGCGAACTCAGCCTCTACTCCATCCACGATCTCTATGATGTAAACCTCGTCATAGACGTGCTCGAAGAGAACCGCTGGCGCGCAGCGGATGCCGCAAGGCAGAAGAAATAATAAGTGAAGAACGTAATCCAGGAATATCTCGTCAAGATCGGCTTCGATTCAGACGACCCGTCTCTGCGAAAGATGACGGGTACGCTCGAACACGTCGACAAGTCCGTCACCTCTCACACCGGAGGCATGACGAAGAGAATCCTGGAGTTCCAAGGTACGATCGTCGGAGCATTCACCTCCGTCTCCGCGGCGATCATCGGTACGGTCGATAAGGTCGCCATGGCCGATCAATCATACCGGCTCCTCGGCCTCCGGATGTTGATGACGACGGACAGCGCGCGCAAGATGGACATGATCACCAAGGCTCTCAGAGCAGACCTTGCGGAGATCGTGTGGGACCCGGAGCTTCATGCGCGAGCAGTTCAGATGGCTCAAGATATCGATCGGTGGAAGGAGTCTCTCGGAGGAGACTTTGAGGAGAAGATGCGCGGACTCCGCGATATCCGATTCGAGATCTCCCGGCTTTCTATAGCTGCCAAGTTCCTCTCGATGAGCTTCGTATCTCACCTTGCCGAGAGACTAGGTATCGGAGACCTGGGAGCGAAGCTCCGTCAGTTCGTCGACGGATTAGATCCGGAGAAGATCAGCAAGTTTGCCGATATGCTCGCCTCTTATGCCGTTCCGGCACTGAAGGCGACGTGGACCATGATCACGCAGATGGTCGAGGTGCTGAAGTCTGCCGGATTGATGTTCACGAATTTCGTTGGCCTCCTCTCCGGAGACCGATCGATTCAAGGAGCCGAGTTCAGCTTCGAGCACTTGGCTGGGGCTATCGCTCACGTCGGCTCGTGGATGTCTCGGCTGTTCGGATGGATCGCTCACGCAGAGGAGATGCTAGCTCACTTCGCTTCCGCGCTATCTCTGACCTTATCCGGAAAATTCGGAGAAGCCGCCACAGAATTCAAGGCCGGTCTAAAGGACTTGACCGGTGGAAGCGGCTTACTCACCGGGATGGTGGGAGGAGCGGGAATCGGAGGATTGATCGGAACTCTTCACGGAGGAGCGGCCGGAGCAGCGGCTGGAGCCTTCTTGGGGCCTCCTGGAGCGATCGTAGGGGGACTCATAGGAGCAGGGACCGAGGCGACGGTTGGAACTGTTGCCGGGAGTGCTATCGGAGCCGGAATCGGAGCAGCTCTCGGAAAATTAAGGAAATGGTCCGGCATCGGCTCTACCGAGCAGCAACCCTCCCCAAGCCAGTCTTCAGTGGCTCCGGCCATCAAGCCTGCTCCGACCGTTCCGACTCCGGTAATATCCGGACCGCCGCAGCTGGAATCTCCGACCTTTCGCATCCTCGTTGCTCCTCCGGAGCAGCCGACAGCCGTTAAAAGTACTCCGGTTGAGCCGGAGAGGACGTATACGGCTGCGGAAGCCGTGCGGACCTCCGGAACTACGGACGGTCTGGTCGATCGAATATCGGCTGCTATAACGCGGTACGAAGCCGGTACGAAGCCGAATCCGATCAGTATCAGGAACAACAATCCTGGGAATCTGCGGCCTTGGTGGAAAGGCTCCGGTCCGTTCCCCGTCGACGAGCACGGCTTCATCAAGTTTCCGGATTGGGATACCGGCATGCGCTACCTGCGAAAGCAGGTCGAACTCAACGCATCACGAGGACTGACTCTGCGTGAGTTTTTCGGAGGAAAACGAGGCGTCTATTCGGGATATGCTCCGGCCGCTGACCGGAACAAGCCGGAGACGTACGCAGCTACGGTCGGAGATTGGGTCGGCATAGACGTTAATACTCCGCTTAACCGTCTGATGAACTCATACTCTTCGGGCCTCGAAGCCTCACGTGCTCCGGCTCAAAAGATCTCTCAGTCTCCGATCGCCGCATCCTCTTTCGTCGCTCCAGACGATCGCCGAAATATTCAAGGTCCTAGCCCGATTCCGGCCCTGGATAGAGATTGGAGGTCCGTCATGGAAGACTTCCAGAGGCCGATCCCCTCATCATCTAATTCGAACGTTTCGAATAACCGTCAGGAGGTCCACGTGGACGTCGGCGGAATCCACATAATGAATCCTGGCGCAAATCCGGCTGAGATCAGCCGCGCCGTCGAGGATGGAGTGAAGCGTGCCTTAGACGGCCAGCTTTTGTCGGACATGACGCAGCTCTCTCCTCAGTTCTAGGACAAAATCCCGATGGGAACTCCTTCCGTAACGGCTCTCTCGGCATTCAGCCAAATCTATTACGCAAGCGGCTCTGGGTTTGCGAACTCTATTCTCGGAGCGTTCGCATATCGTCCTCCGCAATGGGTTAAGTCTCAACCGGCTCTAGTTATGACGGTAGCCGATCAGACCTCCGGAACCATAACGGCCTACGTCTTCGACGGCACTGAGAGAGCGGAGCATGAGCAGAGAGCCGTCATCACCCAGAATCCGATTCAGACCGGCGCGTCTCTCTCAGACCACATGTACACCCTTCCTCCGGTCGTCACCGCCAACATCCTGATGAGCGACTGTATGCAGTCCTTCATCGCTGGACAGTTCGCTTCCGGTCCGTCAAGGAGCGTATCGGCATACCAAACTCTCGTCGATCTTCAGCAGAATCGGAAGCCGGTCTCGATCTCCACGCGGTTGAAGCAATACGACAATATGATGATCTCTTCGATCATCACGGAAGAGACGAAGGATACCCTCTATGGACTGAGGGCGACGGTCACTTTCCAGAAAATCCTCACGGCCTCAATCGAGATCGTATCCTCGACGGTAAACTTCAACGTCAACCCTCTCACTTCCGAATTTCCGCAGCAGACCGGAGCCACGATCGGAGGTCAAGCGCAATCGACTCAGGTTCCGACTGGGATCTTCAACCAGAACAACGTATCGGGTTTGCTCGCGACAACGTTGGCATCCGTTCCGAAGGTTCCGGGAGCCGGAGTATGGACGAGCACCGGTAGCGGAGTTCTCACGCAAATGGTGTCTGGATTGGGACACTAATGTCGGCTCAACTCGTCCCGCTCACCATCGCTCCAAACCAGAGTTTTCCGGTGAGCCTCAGCGTCAACGGAAACGTAATCATCCTGAATCTCAAGTTGAGATATAACAGCCAGGGTCAGTTCTGGACCCTCGACATCGCGGACAGGCTGAACAATGCTCTCATCTCCTCGGTGCCTCTAATCACTGGAGTGTGGCCCTCCGGTAATATCCTCGGTCCGTTCGAGTACATGCAGATCGGCTCGGCATTCATCATAAACGCGAACGGAGCGCTCACCGATTGGCCGGACGACTCTAACCTCGGGAGCGGATTCGTCCTGCTCTGGGATGACAATTAACCCATGGCTTCTCCGGCTCAACCATCTCCGGCCCAGGCTGTTCCGTTCTTCGGCCGCGCTTGGTCGATCGGAATCGATACTGCTGACGGTAGCCATTACGTGGTTCGCAGCTCCGTCGGAAAGGGGGAAGACCCTCTCCGCGTCAGGTTCTCGGTGAACACCTTCATGCTTCTTGCGTACTGGACCGCCGATGTGACGATCTATAACATGAGGTCGGACGTTGCGCAGAGCATCATAAGCCAGGGATCTATCGATCTCCAAAACTTTTGGAAGTATAACCAGAACGTCCAATTGGGGGACTCTCTGACGTTGAGTGCTGGTTATAGCGGAGACTCCGGAACGACCTTCGATGCGGATGCCAATCTTCTCTTCTCCGGGCAGGTCATCCAGCCTGTGTGGACGAGGGAGAGGGTTGTCGATTTCTGCTTGACGCTTCGCTGCGTCACCGGTCTCCTTCAGGATGCCTTCAACTATGCCAGTTTCCCTCTCTCTAAGGGAGCGACTGCTTACGACACGGTAACGAAGCTCTGCAACCAGTGCAGCATTTCTCAAGAAAATATCGATCCGGCCTCGAAGGCCGCTCTTACTCAGTCCAAGGCACCTCGCGGACAAGTCGTATTCGGTCGTCCATACGAGACCATCCGCCAGATCGCGAAGCAGAATAACCTCTCCGCATGGATAAGTCCGAACGGGCTGAACATTAGATCATTTGATCCGAAGAAGCCACCTCCAGATCCGGACTATGCGTATGGACCGGCAAATTTAAGCGGAGCCTATACGACGTCCGGAACCCAACAGGGAATCGTGAAGAATACACTGCTCGGAACTCCGGAGCAGACTCAGAATGGCGTGATCTTTCGAGTTGAGCTTGACTCCTCCGTCAAGATCGGAGACACGGTTCAGCTGGCTCCTGGAACTCTCATAAGCCCGTTTCCGGTTCAGATCGGAGCATTGCCTCCGGTGCCGAGCCGAAATGGAATTTACGTCGTAGCTGGCGTCAAGCATTCCGGTGATTCGAGGGGACGTGGAGATGATTGGGTGACGGAGATAACCGGAGTTACGATGGACTTCTTCGCAGATTTCTTACAGGCGCACAATGGGTAGCGGAAATTTTGGACTCGGACTAGATCAGAGGCTCTTGCCTTCGATCGCACGTTCTCAACGATTCTTAGATTCCCTCCTTCAAGCCATGAGGTGTGCGGTTCCGGCGATCGTCCAGTCTTTCTCGGCCGGACCTCCGGCGACGGTATCGGTAGTCATCGCGACGAATGAATTGGTCACGAAGGCATTAGATGACGATCCGTTCTCGGTGCAGAGCGAGGCTCTTCAGATTCCGGTTCTTACGGACGTTCCCATTTTGATTCCCTCTGCTGGAGGCTTCAGCTTTACGGTTCCGATAACGCAGGGTGACGAGGTTCTGCTAGTATTCTCAGATACGGAGATCGACTCGTGGCTTCAATCCGGAGGAATGAATAACCATCCGACGTCCCAGAGAAGGCATAATCTTTCAGACGCCGTCGCAATAGTCGGATTGAGATCTGCTCCGCGAGCGCTCTCCTCCTACTCAACCACTTCTGCACAGGTGAGGAGCGACGACGGCACGGTGGTAATCGACCTTAAGCCGGATCAGATCTCTGTAACAGCCCCCACGGTGCTTGTGACCGGGAGCACGACCGTTACGATCTCGGGAAACAACACTACCTCGATCGACGGTAAAGATTTTCTTCTCCACAAGCACAGCGGAGTTGCGGCCGGTTTAGCGACGACCGGGCCGGTGGTATAAATGGCGACGATCATCGTGAGAGCGCTCGACAAAAACGGAGATCCACTCCGCGGTAACGGGCTTGCCAACTTCGTTTCAGATTCCGATGCTATAGCGCAGATCATCTCGACTCGGCTCCAGCTTCTCCAGGGCGAATGGTTTGAGAACACGGCCGACGGAACTCCGTTGTTTCAGCAACTTCTCGGACACCCGATCACGTCGGAAGCCGTCGCTCTGATTCTCCGGACGCGCATCCTCGGTACGCCGTACGTAACCGAAATCTCGAACATCTCAGTTCAGTATGGGAGGGCGAGGAGAACATTCGCTTTCTCTGCTCTCGTTCAAACACAGTTCGGTCTCGTAAGCGTAACGAATCAGATTCCATCATTGACGAATTCGTGAAAAGCTAATGAGCTACGTTCCTCCCGCAATCGGCTCGTCCGGCCTGACGATTCCGCAATATACAGAAGTCCGCGACAACTTGGTCGCGTCATTTCTGTCCATATTCGGATCAGCCTCATACCTCGGTAATGACTCGCTCGACTACCAAGATATTGCCGTCAGGGCCAAGGCTATATCGGACGTCCTCCAGGCTCTTCAGGCCGTCTATCTCTCGTATAATCCGCAGACGGCGATCGGAACGAACCTCGATCTTATCGGCCGATTGATAGGAACTCCGCGAAAGGGGGCGTCGTTCTCAACCGTCGTTCTGACGCTCTCTGGGACTGCCGGTTCAGTGATCACGAACGGGATCGCGAAGGACATAAGCGGACAATTCTGGGACCTTCCATCATCGGTGGTGATCGGTGGAGGAGGGACGGCGACGGCAACCGCGACGGCTCAGAACATCGGAAACGTCACGGCCAACATCGGAGACGTTCAGATCATCGCGACTCCGACTCTCGGATGGACGAGCGTCACGAACGCGGTTCCGGCCGTGGTCGGATTGCCGGTTGAGCCGGACTCGACCTATCGAGCGCGCCTGCTGATCTCTCAGGCCGAGCCTTCGCTTACGCTTTTGGCTGGCTCCGTCGCTGGAGTAGCAGCCGTTCCTGGAGTAACGCGCTCCGTCGTATACGAGAATCCGCAAGGGTTCACGGCAAGCTCCGGACTATGCAGTACCTCCGGAACGTCCGTAACCGGCTTGACCGGCTATCCAACCGATTCTTCCGACGATGCGCAGAGTATAACGATCAGCGGAGTATCGTACACGATATCTGCGGCCTCCGGATCATCTCTTACGCTCACGTCATCCGCTGGCACTCAGACATTAGTTCCGTACTCGATCGGATCGGCTGGAACACTCGGACCGGCTCACTCGATAACAGCCGTAGTCGAGGGAGGAGCATCCTCAGCGGTCGCTCAAGCGATCTACAATAATCGCGGAATCGGTTGCCTCACCAATGGGACGACGAGCGTGACCGTCACTGATCCTCTGAATCCGGCCATAACGATGGTGATCTCTTTCGACGTGGTGGCCTATCTACCGATATGGGTTCAGATCCTCGTCCATCCACTTCCCGGATTCACGAGCGCTACTCAAGCAGCCATTGCTCAGGACGTAGTGAACTATCTAAATTCGCTTAGTATTGGTGAGAATGTCGTCTTCAGTGAGGTATACGGCTCCTGCTTGAATGCTCGACCGAACCCTACCGTTCCTCTTTTTTCGATCCGCGGCTTCGGCGTCTCCGCGATGGTCGTGGAGACGACCGGCACACTCAACGGAACGACGGCTGTTACGCTCGCGAGCGGAACCTCTACGGCAAATGGTCAGATCGTCTCCGGCAACGGGATCGTTCCCGGAACGACGGTCGCATCCGGAGGAGGAACGACGTCAATCGTGTTGAGTGCGGCGGCAACGATAACGGCCTCCGGAGTTCCGCTTCAATTCTTCACTCCTCTCGGAGTCATAGACATATCAATGCCATTTAACTCGGCAGCGCAAGGAACTCTTCTCAACACGTTGGTGTCGACTACGTAAACGCTTAATCTGGAGAAACGATCATCATGGGCAACACGCAACTTGCAGACGCGTCCGCGAATGCCGGAGTTAATGCTCTCGCAGCTCTCGCGAATAGCGGCTTTCTGAAGATCTACACCGGACCGCAACCGGCAAACGGAAACACGGCGATAACGACGCAGACGCTCCTCGCATCGCTCGCTTTATCCGCGACCGCATTCGGCTCTGCTGCGGCTGGAGTCGCGACGGCAAATGCGATTACGAATGCCGTAGCTGCGGCCACCGGAGCTGCCGCGTGGTTCCGAGTATTTAAGTCGGACGGCACGACGGCCTTATGGGACGGAAACGTCTCAACGTCGGGCGCGAACTTGAACCTCAACTCAACCTCTATCCAGTCCGGAGCTACGGTCTCGGTGACGTCGTTCACGTTCACGCTTCTCGAAGCCGGGAGTTAATACCCTTAAGATCCCATGTCATCTCAAACGTGGAGTGCGGCCGGAAGTTATACCTGGACCTGTCCGTCCGGCGTGACTCACGTTCAGGTAGAGTGTTGGGGTCCGGGAGGAAACGGAGGAAACTTTCAGTTAGTCGGAGGCGTCGGTCCGCTTGGTTTCGGTGGTGGAGGTGGTGGAGGTGGTGGATATGCAAAGGTCAATGCGGCTTCAGTGGTTCCCGGTACCGTTTACTCTGTGTTCGTTGCCGGAGCCGGTAGCGGCCAACAGACCTCGTTTGCCTCGACCGTCTGCATAGGAGATTTCGGCCTCGTTGGACAAATCGGAACCGATAACAATCCGGACGGAGGTTTCGGAGGTTCCGGGGGAACGAACAATACCGGAGACTCTACGATCAACGGAGCCTCTGGAACGAACGGAGGAGGCCGCGGACAATGGGGCACCGGTAATCAACAAGGAGGAAACGGAGGAGCTGGAGGCAATGGAGGTAATGGAGGAGCCGGAGGCGGAACTCTCGGAACGAATACCCCGCAACCCGGTGTATCTCCCGGTGGCGGAGGTGGCGGTGGCGATGCTGATTTCAGTACCCTCGGAGCCTCCGGTTCAGACGGACAGATAACGCTTACATGGACCCAGGTATTCTCAGGTCCAGCCTCCTCGACCACAGCTTCGCAGACTTCTGGTTCTGGCCAAGAGATCTTCGCTGGAGCCGCGGACTCACGGACGTCTACTGCCGTTGTCGCGTCTGGCCAAGAGACGTTCTCCGGAACGGTTCATAGCGTTGCCTTAGTTCAGACTTCCGGCTCTGGAGGTATACCTGGGTTGGTGTTGGGAGCGGGAGGATCAACTATTTCTTGTTCATCCTCTGGAACCGGGACGTACACTTCGCTCGCGATATCAGGAACGGGAGCGAGCAGTATATCACCGTCCCAATCAGGAGTCGGGAGAAGTTCGAACCTTTCTCGGTGGATCGACCTCATAACATCGGAGTATCAGATTGCCAGCTCCTAAAAATATCGCGTGGCTCGCTGCGAACCTCCAGCCATTGGACGACATCCTAAATTGCCTGCTCCAATTTCCGGCTGCGTTCGACATCAATACAGCTATCGGAGTTCAACTCGACACGATAGGTGTGATCGTCGGACAGTCACGCACGGTGGGATTCCAGCCGAGCGGATCGGTCAGTCCGACTCTCGATGATCCTACGTACCGTCTACTTCTCCGAGCAAGGATTTATCAGAATCACTGGACCGGTAAGATGGACGCCCTCCTCAACATCTGGAGGAATCTATTCCCAGGAGGAACGCTCATCGTCAACGATCACCAGGACATGACGGTTGCGATCTTCGTTGCCGGATCATTCAGCTCGATCATTCAGGACCTAATTCTGAATGGCTATATCATTCCTCGTCCTCAGGGAGTCCTCTACACGATAACGATGGCAACGCTTCCGATGCTCGGATTCGATCGCAACGATGCCTACGTTGCCGGTTGGGACACCGGAAAGTACATCTAGTATGTCATCTAATTTTTTGCAGTGGAATCCGACGGCGGCGAATCAGGAGAGCGACTCGACGTACAACGCAGACGCGCTAAGAACCGGAGGGGCGACGACCGGAGCGATCCTGCCGTCTAATCTCGACAACAAGTTCCGCTTCCAGACCTCCACATTCGTCGCCGCTCTCGCTCAGGCTCTGGCGAACAAGGGCTATAACCTGTCCGACGCCGTCTTCTCGACACTCGTCACCGTCCTCTCAAACATAAAGACGTCGGCTGATTTTCCGGCCTCTCAGATTCTCGTTCCCTATGCCACGTCGATGGTGTTCGACGCAGCCCAGTCGTTTCAGTTCGTCGTAGCGCTTACCGGGAACGTGTCCGCCGCGTCTCTAATAAATATAGCCGTCGGGCAGCAGTTGCTCTTCATCTGGGAGCAGGATGGCGTCGGCTCCAGAACGTTTCCCACGATGACGGCATCTGGATATACCTGGGTCGGCCAGGGAGCTATCTGCCCGATCGCGAGCAGCGTCAGCCTCCAATTCTTTGACGTCGTCTCAGGAACCGGCCTCGAAGGTCCGCTGATCATTCCGATAACACCTATGATGTGGCTTTCCGGAGGCGGCATCATCACGCTCACCGATACGTCCGTCATATCGACGAGCGTTAGCGGAACGGTCGCGTCTGGGTTCCGAGAGATCACGGAGAAGGTAGATGCGAGCGGCGGTACCGTCACAAGGACGTTCTTTTCGGCGAATCCATCGCGCACTGGCGTGAAGATCAATATAAAGAAGATGGACTCATCGCAAAATGCCGTGGTGCCGACAGCGGCAGGCGGACAGTTCATCGACGGAGCGTTCGCAAACTTCCCGATCTCCGTCCAGTACAATTCTCTCACGTTCCAATGCGACGGTTCCGGCTGGATTCTGATTTGAGGATAACGTCATGAGCTTCATAACCGGCAAGACTCCGAAGCAACAAATTTTCGCCACGAGTGGCACGTTCATTCCCTCGACGGCTCTCCTGATCAATTCTCAGGGTTGGATAGAGGTAACGGTCGTAGGAGGAGGAGGAGGAGGAGGAGGAGCGAGCGGCTCGTTTCCCGGAGGAGGAGGCGGCGGTGGACAGTACTCTCGCAAGAAGGTCCAGATAGCCGGAAATATCACCGTCACGATCGGTGCCGGAGGAGCCGGAGGAACTGGAGGGGGATCTACACCGACTGCAACTCAGGGAACTCAGGGCGGCACGAGTTCGTTCGGAGCCTTCGTCTCGTCCACCGGAGGTTTTCCGGGAAGCGCTGCCACCAATAGTCCGTCAGTCCTCAACGGTGCTGGCGGAAACTGCGGAGACGGAAGCGGCGGGCTGATCTGCCCCGGAGCTTCAGGAGGAGCGGTTTCCGGTGGTGGAGGAGGAGCCGGAGGAGCCGCCTCAACTCCCATCGGTAACGTCGGATCTGCGGGAGGTCCTGGAATAGCCGGAGTCGCTGGAGGAGGAGGCGGAGGAGCCGGAGCAGCCCCCGGTCCTGGAAGCTCGGGAGGCGGCGGCGGAGGTGCTAACAGCCTCTCGGGCGGAACCAACGCCAATCCTAATAGCGGTTCCGGCGGAGGAGGAGCCGGAGGGCCAGGGACCGCGAACGGAGGAAGCGGAGGAAGCGGCGTGGTTATCATCGATTGGTGGGAGTGACGATGTACGCCATAATTCAGAATGGAGAAGTCGAGAACGTTATCGTAGCTGCTAGCATAGTAGCCGGAGAATTATATCCGGGATCAGTCAGGATCGATGATTTGAATCCGATTCCTGGAATTGGATGGACGTATTCGGGCGGAACTTTCTCTCCGCCTTAAGGGACCTTTCCCACCTTTGATTTAAAAAAGGAACGTGAACATGAAACGCTCTTTAGGGTTATGGGTTCTATTTGCGCTTTCGTTGCCTCTGTTCTCTCAGCCGATTCAGCAACAGGTATTCCAGGAGACAGACGCCCCGAAGCTCTCTCCTTCTCAGGGCTTCTCAATTTGCTGGTTCGACAACGCTGATCACCAATTCGAGTGCATAAATTGGGCAGGGACCGTCGTTAAGCTCGGTTCTGGGTATTCTTACGTGGGAACCTTTGCGGAGCGTCCTACGAGTCCCGCAACCAACTCTACGGCGCTGTTTACGGACGCAACCGTCACTGGAGCTTGTCCTCCGACCGGCGGAGGGTCGAATTTCTCGATCTGTGCATGGAGCGGATCGGCTTGGGTTCAGGTGGCTTCCGGATCTTCGTCGGGATCAGCGAACGTAACGGCTACTTGCAACGGAACGACGACGTCATGTGCTGTTACGATCTCGTCTCTTAACTTGACGGTGTTTGATCCTGCTCTAGCTCAGTGCCATACCGGATCGGCCTTCGTTCCGCTTACAGGGTACTCTACTACTGGATCGTCTCCTATAACGAGCGTTGCGTTAACCTACAGCAGCACGGTGGGCCCGGTAATCTGCGCCGTCAACAGTAGCGGCGCGACAGGTCCTGCTGGTGCCGCTGGTGCCACTGGAGCGGCCGGACCGACAGGAGCAACGGGCGCTACCGGCGCGACTGGCCCAGCTGGTCCTACCGGAGCAACGGGAGTCGCCGGTCCTACGGGCGCAACAGGCTCAGCGGGCACGGCTGGACCTACCGGCGCAACTGGCGCGACCGGACCTGCTGGAGCCACAGGACCAGCAGGACCAACCGGAGCGACGGGAGCTACCGGAGCAACTGGCGCGACTGGGCCTGCGGGGTCAAGCGCATTTAGTGCTCTGACGAGTTCTACGAACACGACGGCCGCAATGGTTGTTGGCTCCGGAGCCTCACTGGCCACTTCCGGAACAGGATCAATCACGGCAAGCGCTGCCGTCACAAGTATTCCTCTGACCACTCCTAAGATCACTACCGGTATCACGGACGCGAACGGGAATGTGTTCGTGGCGACATCTTCTACCGCGTCGGCGGTTGATTCAATCACCGTCACGAATGCAGCGACGGCGAACCCGGCGACGGTGGCAGTGAGCGCAACGGGGTCGGATTCGAACATTAACCTAAACATTGTTTCCAAGGGAAGCGGTGTGGTGGAGTTGAATGGAACGGCAGTCGGAACTGCGTCCACACAAAATACCGGCACGAGCGGCGCGACGCTCCCATTTCTCAATGGCGCGAATACCTGGAGCGGTAGAAACACTTATGGCGGCGGTAATCTATTCGCTGCCGGAGTGAACGCGCAGACTGGAACAACCTATACGATTGTGACTACGGACGAATTCAAGCTCGTCACGTATAGCAATGCTCTGGCAATTGCCGTCACGCTTCCGGTTGCGACCACGGCTGGATTCGGAGCCGGGGCCTTATTCCCGCAGAAGAACATCGGAGTCGGTACCGTCACGATCACGCCGACTACCAGCACGATCAACGGGAACGCGACGTTGGTTTTGACAACTAACCAGGACGCGACGATCTACTCAGATGGGACGAACTATTTCGCGACGGTGGATACCGGAACCGGAAATACAGTGACGGGCGGAACCTGCACCAATCAATTAGCCTCGGCTATCGCGGCGGTGACGGGAGTGCCTACCTGCTCGACGGTCGTATCAACGATGACTGATTCGTCCATTGCCCATACCGGTGTGGACGTGAACACCTCCTATCAAGTGACGGCAACACATTTGGCGGCGGCGCTCCCGATTAACCAAGGCGGTACGGCTACGACTACAGGCGTGGCGGGTGCGATACCGAATTCTTCTACGACTTCGGCTGCGACCTGGACGGCAACACCAACCCTCGGTGCTTCTGGCACTCTTGGCTCCGTCACGATGGGGAACGCAACGAGCGGACTACTGACTCTGGAGCCTGCAACCGGGGCGCTTGGGACCGTTACGGTATCTATTCCAGCCGCTACCGACACGCTGGTCAATCTCGCTGGTACTCAAACTCTCAGCAATAAGACTTTCGTGGCTCCGGCACTCGGGACTCCCGCAAGCGGCGTAGCAACCAACCTAACTGGGACCGCAAGTGGGTTGACGGCGGGAACCGCAACTAACGTCGCGGGAGGAGCAGCAGGCGAGATCCATTACCAGACTGGATCAGGAACCACGGGATTCTCTGCGGCGGGGACGGCAAACCAGATCGCACTTTCTGGAGGAACGGGAGCACCAACGTTCATCGACTTTCCGGAGCGCTTCTATATACCGGCCGCAAACTGCAACAACACCACGGCAGGTGCAGGATGGTCCATCGGGTCGGGCGGTACAGTCACATGCCGCGCCGGAACCAACAATCTTGGCGGGTACATCACAATCACCGATACCTCTTCCACGTTCGCTCAATTTACCCTTACTCTTCCGGAGGATTGGGACACAGCCACGCGTCCCTATATTCGGTTCTTCTTTTCGTCCGCGACCGACACGACGAACGGGCACACAGTCATTCCGCAGATCAAGGTATCGTGTCCGACCGCGGCAGACGGAAGCGTCTCGGACGATGCCACGTTCTCAGCGGCGCAGTCCTCCAGCACGGTGACTTTCGGAGCAAGTGCAGTTGCAAATGGGTTCTATAACGGATCTAACGTCCAGATTGGCTCGACGCAAATGACGGGCTGCATTGCGGGCGGTCTGATGATCGTTCAAGTTGGCCGTGCCACGGATACGGCGACCGGAAACATCAACTTCTACGGCGCTGCCGTGACATTACCACGGTTGCTGGCGGTACAGGCAAACTAAAGATGAAGCTGAAACTTTTAGCCATTTTGCTCACCGGGACTTCGTTCGCGTCCGCCACTCCCAGCTGGAGTGCTTATCAAATGCTGCGGGAGTTGCTATCCCCGTTCTTTCCGCAGTGGGTGCCGACTATTCCAGCTACGTCATCCGCCGCAGCTGGCACATGGACTATCGTTCAAGGCCCAAAGTATTGCACTGTATCTAGCGGTGCAAATAGTTGCACTATCACTCTGGCAAGCGCCTTGGTCGCGGGAAATTTATACGCCTTGGTTGGTTACGCCAACAACGGAGGATCAGGCGAATCTAAAATATCAAGTCTGTCACCATCGGTCGGAACACTTGTAACCGAGGTCGGCTGTACTGGATTCATCCCTGGTGGCGTAAACTTCATGCCGTTGTGCGCTTATGTGCTGCCGTCTGCATCTACAGGTATGGCTGGAACTTCTCTTACTGTCAACCTGGATAATAACACGGGAGGAGTGGCCACCGAAATATCAATCTGGGAAGTCCACCCAAGCGCCAATGGAGCAAATGTGGCTCTCGACAATTCAGGCGCTATTGCTTATACGTCCTCTACTACGTCGCAAACCGGCCCATCATTCACGGTATCTGGCACCAACGACGTTTCATTTGTCGGCTGGGGTCCTGGGACCGCGTACGTCCATATAAGCTCTGTTAGCGCTCCATATAACACCCTCGAACACTTTGAGTCGTCAAATAGCTACTGGGGATCATCGGCGTCTATATCCACGTCAACTCCTACTTGGACTCCAGTCTCAAGCGTAAATGGGCTACCAGTATCATTTTCCTTCGGCTGGAATCCCACCGCTGGCAAAGAGGAACAGTTCAATGATTTTGAAGGGGGCACGAGCGGATCAACTGTTACTGCATCGGCAATAACCACATCAGCGCGTGGGTGGCAGGGTTGCACCTACACGCTAACGGGGACAATAACGTGGAACACGTCGGCCAGTCTTCCTTTGCTAAACACTTCACCTAGGCTATATGGCAATGGCCTCACTTATGCTTCGGGAGCAGGGACGCTTGGCGTAGTGCAAACCGGGTCTGGCGCATCAACCGCTAACCACATAGATTGCAGCGTTACGTATAGCAACCTACAAAAAGTAAGTGATAGCGTTAACTTTCAGTCAAGCCTTGCCGTCAATGATTCAACGAGCGTAGATATCTTCTACATCAAAGGTTCGGCAGCAGCGGTAAATTTTATGTTCAAGGGAAATGGCGCTAACAGGTACGTACAACTTGAATGTAACGATACATCTACGGTCTCCAGTGGTACGGTAACGATTGCTCCAAACACCGAGTATACGCTAGAGATTCTCTTTGATTCCGCTGGCGGGACTCACAGGGGTCGTGTCTATAGCGCATCTCAGTCTTTGGTCGGAAGTGAGATGACTTGTTCCGCATTATCCAGTAACCGTTTTGCGGGATGGTCAATTGGAAACACCGGAGCACAAGTCGTTACGAATGGCGCAACTAATTTGTTTGATAGTTTGCAGGTTGATCTTTCTGGAACGTGGCCGATAATCCAATGAGAGTGAGACGGACATAATTCATGACCACGCGATATAGCCTCATCGCCGTGCTGTTGTGCGCTGGCGCTCTCCACGCGCAGCCTACGACGGTTGAGGTGAAGGATACTGTCTATCGCGCCGTGGATACGAACAGCGGAACCGGAACACATGCCGATTGGAATATCAACCTCGCAGGTAACGTAGGAGCAACCGGAGCGACAGGAGCGACAGGGCCTTCCGGACCCACAGGACCCGCCGGTCCTACTGGAGCAACGGGCGTTGCTGGACCAACCGGCGCAACCGGCGCAACTGGCGCGACCGGGCCTGCGGGGTCAAGCGCATTTAGTGCTCTGACGAGTTCCACGAACACGACGGCCGCAATGGTTGTTGGCTCCGGAGCCTCACTGGCCACCTCCGGAACAGGATCAATCACGGCAAGCGCTGCCGTCACAAGTATTCCTCTGACCACTCCTAAGATCACTACCGGTATCACGGACGCGAACGGGAATGTCTTCGTGGCAACGTCTTCTACGGCATCGGCGGTCGACTCGATAACGGTCACGAACGCGGCCACTGCGAATCCCGCCACGGTAACGGTCGCGGCATCCGGGAGCGATTCCAACATCAACCTCGCGTTGGCCGGTAAAGGAACGGGAGGCGTCCAGGCTCCCTCGCTGACCACCACCGGCTCGACCGCCGGCACCATCTCGATGACCAACAATGTCACACCGGGAACGGTCGTCGCGAACTCCTGGGGATTCACAGCACCAACCACGATCACGACAAGCTGGTACGGCGAAGCCCCTAATGCCAGCCCGGCTGCGAACCAGATCATGCTTTTTCCGGCCCCGACCTCCAACGTGAGCCAGTGGGCATGGACTACATTCGCTAGCACCAATCTCACCGACACGGCCAGTCTGCTCTACACCAACCTGAACCGGACGCTGGCAGCAGTGCTGACCATTCCCGGTGGCGATCTATTCAACGGTGGCATCGACGCACAAACCGGCACCTCCTACACGATGGTCACCGCAGATGAAAACAAACTCCTGACGTTCAACAACGGCAGTGCGGTAGCCGTAACGCTTCCACAGGCAACTACGGCGGGATTCACGTCAGGTGCATTCTTTACGGTGTTCAATCGAGGGACTGGAGCGGTCACGATCACCCCCACAACCTCGACCATCAATGGCGGATCGACTGCGGTACTGAATCAAAACCAGGGCGCGCCTTCATTGTCAGTGACGGCACCAACTATTCGGCCTGGATCAGCGCCGCCCCCTCGGGATCGGGTACGGTAACCAGCGTCGCCACGACGAGTCCGATCGGGGGCGGGACGATCACTAGCACGGGAACGATTACCTGTACCACCTGCGTGGTTGCAAGCTCTCCCGGCGCGGGTATCGCTCACTTCGCAGGCTCGACTCAGACCGTTACGAGTTCAACCATCGCCACGGCGGATATTGCTGCCAACGCCGTCACCTCCGCAAAAGAAGCGGTCGTCAACACGCGCCGGGTCTGCGATATGGCAGTCGGCGACGCATCCGGATCAGCGCTTACGAACGGCCAACTTGGTCCTCAGAAGCGCATGTGTTACATCCCAGCGGCCTCGACCATCGTTGAGATGGATGTGGCGGCGGACGGCGGAACCCCAAACGTGATCGTCGGCAATAATGCGGCGGATATCCCGGGGGGTGGCCGCACAATTTCCTGTTTGACGCCGGAGGATTGAGCAATGGCGCAGTCCCCACCAGCGCCACGCTCGAAAGTAGTTCACATTGTTCCGTTAGTGGGCCCGCGCAGTTTCAGCCGACTTATGTTGCGGGATCGGGCGGGGATGTAATGGAGGGAGCCAATTCCCCCACCATCGTGTTTCCCGCGAATGCGACGGCCTGTAATTCCGGATATTCCGGTAATACTGGCCTGACGCTTCGCCATCATGTGGCAAGCACGGTTACGACGCCAACAGCGTTTGTCAATCTCAATTTCCAGACCACTTATGCGTCTGGTGTCTCATTCGGAATGTATTGGCAGAAGAACGCTGGGGGAGTTCCGCACCAGGGATTCGACGCCCTGCGCTTTCAGGGAGGAAACGGCGGCGGAACAAATACTGGACCGGCATTCACGCAATGTTGGGATAACGTGCGTGGAGTTTGCCAAGCTACCGGCGGCACGACTTACAACGAGTTGTGCATGGAGGTTACCCCTCTCAGCGGGCCAGCCTCCAACGCGGGATGCTTCGATTACACTGATGGAGTCTGGTACTGGTTCACTGTGGACTGGACTACGACCGGAGCGGACGCCTGCTTCTATAACGTCGATCAGACTACGGGAGCGCTTGGTAGCCAAGTGATCGCGCATCTACCGAATGGCACGACTTCATCTTGCGTTAACTCCACCGCGCAGGCACCATTTGGGCCAGGGGGCTTCGCAACGCTGGTTTTAGGCGCAGTAGGGGCCGCACCTCCCACCGTCACCGCCGATACGTATTACAGTAATGTTTTGATGGATTGGATTGATAGTGAGTTCCCACTATTGCCGCCATCATCCGCTACTACTACTGGCCCAATGACCGTATCTGGATCTGTCATAGCAGGCGGAAATGTGACGATCAAGTAAACGATATTGTTTAGTTTGATAAACTATAGCTGAGGTTTCCCCTTATGAACGCACAAGACTTCAACGACCGATATTTCGGACCGAATGCAACGGATCAGCCGTTCCGTTCTGACCTGACCGTCAACTCCATAATCGACCCCGCAGAAGCAGCGGGCACACCGACCCAGACGCCCATCAACCCGCAGTACTGCGCTTCGTCTGCGTGCGCGTTCGATCTCGCCGCGCTCCTTTCGGACGTCGGGACCGTCACGGTGTACGAGGATTTCCCCTTCGCTGGATGGCCGACAACCAATGACTACATCCAGTCGGGGAAAGTGCCGTGGCTGAAAATCACCGATGCCAACGGCAACGTGATGCAGTACAACGCCGGGCAGCTCGCCGTATTTTTCACTCACGGATTCAATCCGACGCTCGCGGGATCGCTGCTTCACAATAGCGTCCAGGCAGACCTCGACGCTCTCCAGCAGGCCAAGGAGGCGTCGAACTAACGACCTTCCCTCATAAGGGGAAGCCCGCCCGCCGCTTCTATTCACCCCCGTGTGAAGAACGGCGGGCGGATCAATAAATAAGGCTTCCCCTGTTCGGAAAAGAGCCACTATGCGCCGAAAACTATTCTTTATGCTTCCGGCCCTCCTGCTGCTCGCGGGTTGCGCCAGTAAGAATGTCAGTACCTCCACGCCGACCGCTCCTACACCACCGCAGTTAATGGTGGAGAACGCCGTTAGCGGTCTCGCCAATGCGGTGAACGGAACCGCCAAGTCTGCCATCGTCGCCCGCGACCAAGGCAAGTGCAGCCAACAGGATCTCAACGCCATCGACGCGTTTCTCATTCCTGCCGCCAACTTCGGAAAGGCTGTTGACGCCGAGATGAAAACGGCTGACGCTTGGCCTGTCCAGAAGGCAAAGATTATTACGCTATCCGCGAACGCCGGACTCGCGCAACTCAAGGGTCGCATTAGCCCGACGGCTCAGGCGATTATTACCGCCGTTGTCGCGGCGGTCAACCAGATTACAACCGCTGTCGGAGGACCGCAGATATGAGCAGCAACACAAGCGTGATCGGAACCGCCATCGGAACGGCGTTGAGCGCGGGTGCTGCGTTCAATCCGATAATTGCTATCGCCGCCGCTGCCGAGCCTGCCGTGGTCGGCATCATCAACGCGATCCGCGCGCTCACGAAGAAGTATCCTTCGCTGACACCGGAACAGATTGCCGCGATGGTTCTCACCATAGCAACGCAGAACGACGCGCTGTTCGACGACGCGCTCGCAACTATTGCCGCCGATAAGGCGGCTCATCCGGGGACGTAGAAAACTGCTACGAAACTTTCCGGAGGCTGGTCTCACGGCCTCCGGAAACGGTTCTTCTGCAAGTAAGTATTCCTTCTCCTTTCACCATATTCTCTTCCTTCGAGGACATCTAAAATGGATCAGGACATATCTCTCGGCCATCAGGCTGGAATCTCCGTTGCCACGGTATTCATCATCGACTGGCTCAAGAAGTCGGCTTGGTTCCCGTGGATCAACAACAATACCGAGACCATCAACAAGATCGTCTCTCTATCCGTCGCGCTCTTCACCGCGGCTGGCCTGAAGATCGTCTCTCACGAGGGAAGCATATCGGCAGGAGGAATCGTCACGATTGCGGTCCCTCCGATCAGCGTCGTGCTCGATACTATTCTCCACGCAGCCGGTCAATTTGGAGGGCAGGAGGTTCTTCACAAGCTGTTGGGGAACCACGTGATGAGCAAGGCGATGCTCGATAAGGTGAACGCGATCGAGCAGAGCGTTAAGAGCATTCAAGGAGAACAGAAATGAAGACGTCGGAACTGATAAGACAACTGCGGTTGAAAATGGCTCACATAGCGGGAGCCGAGGAGCACTTGAATGCTCTTCAGGACGTGGCTCCGGCCGACGATCCGACGGCCTCCGATCCTCCGCCTCCCGCGATTCCTCCCGGCGGAGACAGCGAGTGAGTGTAGAAGATGATCCGCATCGAAGGTTCGGGAGATTCTGCTACTAGGGGACCGCTCATGGATTGGATCAAGACCGGCGCTATCGTCGTCTCTGTGGCCTCCGGATTAAGGGAGATCCTTCGCTTCTTCCGGGCATATCGCGCGATGAATCAGCCGCGACCAAATACTCATTACGGCAACGGGGAGATTACGAAAGTCTTCAGGCAGATCGGAGAGATCCACAAGCGGATCGATCACGTTGTCGCGAGGATTGATTCTATCGAGTCGCGATTATCCACGTGACGATGATCGCGGCTCTTGCTATGTGAAGCCACGGATCTGCTGAGTGCCAACTCGCCCACGTCCAGTTCGGGTTAATCGTGAGGAGAGACGGGGCAGCAAAGGTCAAGACGTAGAGGAGTACGAGGGAGATGTGGCGGCATCCGGCACACCTCAACGTGAACTTTGAGATCGAGGCCATCGCAGCAACTGTGAGAAGCAGAGCTACGGCTGATCCGGTTCTCGCATAGGCTACGAAGACGATGACCTCATGGAGCCGGTCCTGGGCCGTCGTAAGCGTAGAGATGGCCGCTCCGAAGGCGATCAGGCTAACGGCACGCGATAGCTGGATCACTCTCGGATAGGCTGCGTGGGAGAGGATGGCCTCGACCGTAGCGACTCCCTGAAGGACCGTCATCGGGATGACGAGCGGCATCCATACGGTCTCCTGCCACGGAACGTCGGCTCCTCGGAGTGGAGGATCGAGGTTCGGGTGCCAGAGGAAGAGGACCGGGAGCCACGGAATGAGCGAGAAGCACCACGCTGGGCGCCTCCTCCACCGTCCGGTCGCAAACACCACTATGATCACGAGGACTTGAACGCTTGCCGCGATCGTCGTAACCATTTAACTCAAGCTTAAACTTGGACCTCAAAAATGGCCGGTCGATTTAATCTCTTCGGAGGTTAAATGGACCGGCCTTCTTTTTTCCGGTAGACGGAAATATAGTAGTTTCGTAAAATTATAAATATAAGGAGTAGGAATGTTCATCTGCAATAAGGGTCACGTCTCAGCGTATCGACGATGTACGATCTGCGGAAGGAACTGCACGGGCCTCGATAATTCGCGGGCCGGAGATCACGGTCCGATCATCGTCACCACGAAGGCCGGAAGGCAGCGCGAGGTATCCGTAAGGGAGTTCCGTGCTCTACTTCGAGAGCGAGCCGCCGGAGGTCCTTACGGAAGGAAGAGGGCATCGTGAAGTCCCTCATCATATCGGATCAGTGCCATGACGCTCTCCGCGACCTCGCTCACGAGCAGAGGAAGACGATCTCATACTTCCATGCGCAGGCGCTGAAGCTGCTACTCCGCGAGCGATTCCCGGAGGATAGCCCGGAGGGGAACCGGCTCCGAGCGAAGGACGGAAGGATCAAGAAGTGACGAGCTTGATGGTAGATGCCTTCGTTGCAACGGCAGAGACGGCAAGGGAAAGAGTTCTCTTGGGGCTTATCGCCGGACTCGAACTAAAACTTGCTGACGTAGAGAATAAGCAGCGGAGAGCCATATCGAAGCTCGTCGCTCAGCTCGACCGTCTGAAGCTCGATGCTCCGAAGCCGGTCCGAAGGACGGTCCGAACTCTTCGGCCTACTGAAGGTATCTAAATGGCGCTCCCAGGCCTGTCTTATCAAGAGATCGTGGCGCTGCAGCCGAAGGCTTTAGGTGAGTACTTCATGGCGAACGCCCGCTACATCCCGGATGCTCCGAAGGGCCGCGTCTGCCAATACTCGATACGCTTTGGCTCTTAAAGCAGGGAAAGCTAGTGGAACGGCAAGAGCAAGATGATCGACCAAATTCTTAGATCGAAGGGAATAGGAGCCTCCGAGATCGCGGCCATCGCCGGACTCGACGAGAACCGAGATGCGCACGACGTGTGGGCCGTAAAGACCGGACGGCTGAAGCTCAAGACTGCCGACCTGAACTCCCGACCGGCCTGGGGCCTTCGTCTCCAGCAAGCGATCCTTCAGGGATACTCAGAGATCACGAAGGTCAAGACCGTCTTCGTTGATGAGACCTACCGAAATAAGGATCGAGAGTGGCAGCTCACGAGTCCGGACGGATTTGCAATCGGAGCCGCGGGACAGGGAAGGCACCTTCAGTTTCCGAGCGGCACGATAGTGATGAATGCGCTCTTCGGGATCGATGCGAAGAACTGCGGCCTCGATCAATCGACGAAGTACGGCAAGGAAGGAGACTCGGTTCCAGATACGGTCGCGTGCCAGTGCCAGTGGAGCTGCTCGACGTTCGACTCTCCGTGGTGGGACGTGGCTGCGCTGATCGGCGGGAACAGCTTGAGGACGTTCCGTATCTACCGTGATGCCGGAATCCAGGCCGACCTTCTCCAGATCGGAGAGGACTTCTGGAAGAGATACATCGAGCCGGACGTCGAGCCTCCGATCGGATCGACGGAGATGGCTGCGGAGTATATCCGTCAGAAGTTTCCGCGTCACGTCACGAACCTCCGTCTTGCGACTGACGAAGAGGCTGAGGTCCTCGACCAGCTTCGAATTACTCGCGATCGGTATAAGAAGGCCGAGGCCGAGAAGGACCGGCTCTCGAACGTCATCAAGCTCGTGATCGGAGACGGAGAGGGACTGCTCTGGGGCAAACGGAAGGTGACGTTTAAGAAGGATAGGGACTCCTTCGGAGTCGATTGGGAGGCCGTGGCCAGAGAATCACTGACTGCTCTTGATGGAGCGAGGACGGTGATCGACCGAGCGTATAGTATAGCCGCGTGGCTTCAATCCGGAAGGACAGAAGAAACTGATGCCGTTCACGAACTCTTGCAATCGCTCACGCTTCAGGATCTCCTCTCTCGGCATCAGGTGAAGAAGAGAGAGGGAGCGAGGAAGCTGATGTGCTACGGATTCGGAAAGGACGGCAGTGACGAATAGTTTTTATAGACAGTTCCTGTATCTATCCGGTAAGATAAATATGAGGATAACAAAAAGCGAGCGCGAGATTCTACGCCGGATCGGTTCGAGCGGCGGAAAGAAAGCCGCTAAAAACATGACTCCGGAACAACGAAAGGAAAGGGCTACGAAAGCAGTACGTGCTCGCGAAGAAAGGCGGAAACTTCGCAATGAGCATTCCGCGTCGGATTCACGAAATCTATAAGCAATACGAAGACCGAATCCGGATACTAAAATCCGAGCGTGATGCTAAGATTTTAGCTCTCCGAGAAGCAGAGGCATCAGAGTTCGAGGAAATGATGAAAAACGGGGACGTAGTATTCCTTGATCGGCTCGGCTATCCGTATCATTTTGCAACTCGTGATGGCCGCATACTATCCCGCAGAGCAAGAGGATCAAATCAACATAAAAGGATTTTGTCAGCCCCTCGCGAGGTAATCGGAGGAAAGGGGAGTCACGGCTATCGTACTATTCAATTGCGGAACGAGATCGACGGGAAGAAGCGCAGCCTTTGTATCCACGTTTTAATAGCCCGAGCATTCCTCGGAGATCCTCCTGAGTGGCACGAAGAATACCGCCATCTCGATAGTAACAAAATGAACTGCTCCGTATCGAACCTTAGCTTCGGTACTCGTAAGCAGAATGCCGCTGATCGCATAGCTGCCGACACCCTATACCACCCGCCTATTAAGATTTCACCCGAATCAGTAGAGTCTATAAGGATTCGCCTTTCTAACGGTGAAAGGGGTTGTGATCTAGCACGAGAATTCGCGGTAGCTCCGAGCTTAATATCCAGTATTAAGAACGGCAAAGGTAGATTTTCTAGGAGAGAAAAGAATAACTTATGACACCAACAAGAGATTACGAAGAGATCCAGGCTGGCATCGCCGTTCGTGACGAGTTCGGAGGCGAGATTGCCAGGACTAATGAAGCATCCGTTGCGGCATTAAGCGCCGAACGCAAAGCGTTTATCGAGGCTAGGTTCGTAGTTGCGATGCGCTTCCGTAGGAGTACGGAAGACATCAATATGCAAATGCTTCGACTTTGCCAAAAACCTGATTTTGCCTGCGAGGCCGTCTACATAAAACCCGTAGCCCGGACGCCAAAAGACTGGTCGGAGTGGAGCAAGCGTGACAAGCTCATTAAGAGCGATAAGGACTGGCCGCGCGGCTTCTCAATCAGAATGATCGAAGCCTGGATTTATTTGGCGGGTAATATCGATGCGGGCTCGATCGTCGTCTCAGATGACGAAATGTCGCGGCGCACGCGCGTTGACGTTCTCGACCTCGAACGCAATACCGGCTACTCGCGAACGCTCACGACGAAGAAGACCGTCGAGCGCAGGAATCCGCGGAAGATCGACGGAGAAGAGGTCGAGCCGATCACGACTCGGCAGAACTCCGGAGGCCAGATCGTCTACGTCTACGAGGCGACCGAGGCGGAGGTCGCTCAGGCCGAAGCCGCGGCGGTGTCGAAGGCCATCCGCACTCTCGGTGAGAAGCTCATGCCGCCCCATCACAAGGCCGAATGGCAGGAGCAGATCTGGAACACTCTGCGGAACGAAGCGGCTCGTGATCCGGACGGCGAAAAGAAGAAGCTCATCCGGAGCTTCGCGGAGAAGGGCATCACGCCTTCGATGATCGAGCAGTACCTCGGCCATTCGATTGACCAGTGCGTGCCGGAGGAACTCGTGACGTTGCGCGGGATCTTCGTGGCGATCTCCGGCGGAGAGGCTCGGTGGTCCGACGTCGTCTCCGGACCTCCGGAAGAAGGCCAGCCGTTAACTTCGGCCCAGAAGTCCCTCGCGGATCGAATCGCGGCTCAACGACGGAAGGCCGAGCAACAATCGGCTCCGTCCCAGGAGCAGCCGAAGTCCGAGCCGGAGAAGCCGACTGAGAAGTCGAAAGAGCAGGCCGGGACCGGCTCTCCGGCCGCGGATACGGCCTCCGGGAAGCCTTCCGGTCCTTCCGGACCTTCGGAAGGACCTCAGGCCAGCCAGCAGGCTCCTACGGCTGCGAAACAGGCAGAAAAACCGGCTGCTGATCCGTCCGGCCAGCAGAAGATGAGGCCGATCCCGTCCTATTCGGCTCAGGATGCTCCCGATTCAGACCTCTTCGAGGTTGGCCAGAGAATCCGGATCGATGGGAAGCTCGTCGAGAATACGATGAATCCCGGTGAGGCTCCGTACTGGAAGGCGATCCAGGAGGAAGCTCCGGCTGGTGATACGCAGGCGAACGGAAAGCCGGAGCCGAAGGCTGATGAGAAGAAGAACCGCCGCTCCGGTCGTAACCCCGGCGCTCTCGACTTCGGAGGCGGAGAGAAATGACGCAACTCCTCGACCGCCGTTCTTTGCTCAAGTTCTTTGGGATCGGAACCGTGATTGCTCCGGTCGGCTGCGCGGAAGTTCGAGCGAGGCTCCTGGCCGAACCTCAAGTCGATATCATTCCGGCCAAGACCTTTCCGGACGGCCACCAGCCGGAGCTTTTCCGAGACCGGCTCAAGTGGAATCCGTACGAAGCAATCTGGCTCTACATGTGGCAGATTGAGAATAATCCACCAAGCGGAGTGAACTACGGCATCGGACCTCTGGAGCACATCCTCGGACGTGAACCCACCGATGCCGAGAAGGTAGCAGTTGCCGGACTCATGCAATGGTTCGGGACGAACTGCGGGAGCTGCTTTATCCAAGAAACTCTGGAGGCTTGCGGCTATAGCATTGGATGTAATGGTAATCCGCGATCGATCGAACTGCAAAATCTTCGCCACGCAAACGTATGGCCAAAAGAGCCGAGAGCCGCAGCAGTGAGCTTCCAGTATCGAGGTCGTACGATCTGCCTCCGGCCGAATGAGGAAGGTTTCGTGATATGAGGCTTGTATCGCTCAGCTGCCGTAATATCAAGGGGTGGGATAAGGACTTCCACCTCTCACCTATCGGAGACGTCGTTCTCGTAATGGGGAGGAACGGAGAGAATAAGACGAGCGTCCTCGCGCTCGTGACCGGCCTCTTCGGAAAGGCAACGACGCGGATGCTCCGTCCAGGAGCCTCGGAGGGAGAGATCCGAGCCGTGATCGAGGATGACGGTGAGACGCTAGAGATCGTCCGGACTTTTACTCCGGAGAAGGTCAAGACTCCGGTCGTGAAAAGTTCGACGCAAGGGAAGATCGGAGCCGCGGCGGAGTACATCAAAGGGATTATTGATGCCGTCTCCATCGAGCCGATCGGTCAGGCGATGAATGCGACGGAGGAAAGGCAGAGGGAGATCCTCCTGGAGACGATCAAGTTCGACCTTGACCACGACAAGCTCGGAAGCGCCGTCTCCGAAGTCGTCGGAGTGCCGAACCTCTCTGCCGTTCTTCAGAACGCTAAGAAGCTACCGGCTCTCGATGCGATCAAGGTAGTCGAGGACCTTATCTATGCTGCGCGGAGGGACTATAACCGGGACGCGAAGCGAGAGAGGATTCATGCGGAGGAGCTTCGTTTGACGGTTACGAAGGCTCCGGAGGGAGAAGCCGAGGATTGGTCCACGGTTGCGTTGAACCTTTCGGAGCAGCTCGAAGCTCTCGCCGCGGAAGAGCAGAAGCTCAAGCGCGATGCCGACCAAATAGCCGCTACTGACCTGCGCGAAGTCGAATCGATAGCAACCGAAGAGATCGCAGGTATCCGGGGCGATTACGCCGAGAAGATCGCCGCCCTGGAGAAGGAGCGAGACGGAAAGATCGAAGAGCGGAGAGCTATCCTCGTAGGAGATCAGACCACGCTCCGCGAATACCTCAATAACGAACTCCAGGAGATCGAAGAGAAGATCCGTCCTCAGCGCGAGAGCCTGAAGGAGCAGAGAGCTACGGCAATGACGAAGGCCGCGGATCAGGAGCAGGATTATCGATCTCTCCAGATCGCGGCGAATGCCGACCGTTCTGCGGATCAGGCCGAGAAGAAGTCCGATGCGATCACGTCTTCTTTGAAGGCTCTCGAAGAACTCCGCATCGGCCTGCTCGACTCGATTCCTCCGGAGATGAAGGGCCTCCAGTTTAAGGACGGAGTACCGTGGCTCGACGGAACTCCTCTCAGCGAGGTGAACACGGAGAAGCGGGCGAGGTTCTGGGCGAAGGTCGGAGCGCTCCGAGCCGGTGACCTCGGCATCGTGTGCTTCGACGGAGCCGAGTGCATGGACGCGGATCACTTCAAGAGCTTCATCAAGGGAGCGAAGGCGACCGGATTGCAGTGGTTCGTCGCCCGCGTCGATGACGAGCCGTTCAGGATCGAGCAGCTATAATCGAGAATATGGCCTTAACAGCTATGTCGAATGGAAATGGCAAATCCGTTCTCCCAACAACACGATCATCGCTACCGGTTACTCCAATACTTCTTCGTGTCCAGCGCTCGCAGAACTTGGAGATAAAGGAGAGTGCGTGATCAGGGTTGCGGCTGATGACCGGGCTTCTTCAATAGACGTGTGGCTACAAAGGTGAACTTAATTTTTTACGAAGTAAGGTAGAGCAGCTATGACTGCTGACGAACGTAAGCATAGTATAAGGTCCGAAGTAAACGCAGAGATCGACGATCGGAAAGAATTGTATCCGGAGATAATACGTATATTATGGGAAGTTATTGACGACCTCGTAGATGAATGTACTAATCCTTCAGATGAGAAAGGTTAAGCAATGAAACCAGAACTAAACCCGGACGGAGTAAGCGTGAAGGGGTGCTCGATCATCTATGCTCCGTCCGGCCAAGCCGGAGAGTACTCTCCTCTCGCTACGAATCCGTACCGCGGCTGCGGCCACAAGTGCGCCTACTGCTACGTGCCGAACGTCCTTCGTATGAGCCGACAGGAGTTCGACTCCGGAGCCGTACCGAGGCCGAACTTCCTAGCGAAGCTCGAAGCAGACGCGCGGAAGTATCACTCTCTCGGAATCACGGAGCAGGTGATGCTCAGCTTCACGACCGATCCGTATCACCCCGGTGATATCACCTTGACGCGGCGGACTCTAGAAGTCCTCATCGCTTACGGCCTCGGGATCTGTACTCTCACGAAGGGTGGGGTGAGAGCACTTCGCAACATCGATCTGTTCCGGCCGGGACGAGATGCTTTCGCCAGCACGTTGACCTCATTGACTCCCGAGTTCTCCCTGAAGTGGGAGCGAGATGCGGCCCTGCCGATGGAACGGATGGACGTGCTGCGAGAATTTCACGACGCCGGAATCTTTACGTGGGTATCGCTGGAGCCGGTCCTCGACACCGAGGCAACGCTGGAGATCATCCGGAGGACTCATACCTTCGTTGATCTGTATAAGGTCGGACGTGTGAATTACGTCGGCCTGACGAAGACGACGGATTGGAGGAAGTTCACGGCTGACGTACTGAAAGTACTCGCTGAGACCGGCTCGAAGCATTACATTAAGAAGGACCTCCAGCCGTACCTACCGGAGGGATACTCGAATCCGATGCGCGTCGATCAATTCCGAAAGGAGCCGTTTCCGATCTTATGATAATCCACGATCATTTCGACGGATCGGCTCACTGCATCGAGTGCAGAGGAAAGCGCATCCGAAAGTGCTGAAGCCGTAGACTTCTATGAGGAGCCTCTTCGACTCGATCTCTTCCTCGGCTACGTTCTCTCCGTGCCGGAGCTATCGCTATACGTTGACGAGACGGTGGTATGATGATCTTCCTCTCCTCAACTGGATCATGCTAAATCCATCGACGGCTGATGAAGTCGAGAACGATCCGACCGTCGAGCGATGCGAGAGGCGCGCCCGGATGTTGAATTACGGAGGCATCATAGTTACGAACCTCTTCGCGTGGAGAGCCACCGATCCTTCGGAGTTGAAAATGGTCGAAGATCCGGTCGGACCGGAGAACGACGAGGCCATCGTCGAGTCGGCTTACAGAGCGCAGCTCGTCGTCTGCGCATGGGGGAACGACGGAAAGATCCTCCGGAGATCGACGGCGGTGAAGAAGAGGCTCCACATATTTTCGACTCTTCATATCCTCAAGCTATCGAAGGAAGGAGAGCCGGTTCATCCGCTCTACCAGCCGTATCACTTGAAGCCGGTTGCGTGGGACTTGACCGGATCGTGTAAGTGAAGTTACGAAAACTAACTTGGTTACGTATTTCTATAGACAGAATCGTAGTTTGGTAGTACATTAAGAATCGTCCGGACGGCCATCCGGATAGTGGCAAACAAAACGGGAACGGGGGCCGGGATTTCTAATCCTCGCCAGCCGCGCCCGAGCCCCCTCGTTTTGTGAGGCGGCGAGGATAATCGAAGTGAAATCTAACGATAGACCTGCGTCTTCGGATGCAGCTGCTACATCTACGTTACGTCCTCAATCGGATAATACGGTCCGGTGTTGCTGTCACTCCTCGGATGCGAGGGAGTGCCTTCGATCCCGGTATCGGATGATCGCCTCCGTCGAAGACTACGATGAGGATTACTCTGAGCATCCCATCGCGCGCAAGTTCATGATGGAAGGCGCGGCAAAGCGACGAGCAAGAACGGACGCGGAGGCTACCGGCATGATCGACATCCGTGAGCAGCTTCGAGAAGATCCGTCTCTCGTATTCTCCGTAGAGTTCGAGCTGCCGAGCGGCAACTTGATCATCGGATCGGTCAGACCGGCCATTAACTGGATCATCATGGCCAACGTCGGCTTCATGAACAAGCCGAACGATCAGGACCGAGAGGATGCGAAAGAGGTCCTCAATCTGCTTCTCCAGGAAGAGTCTAAGACGGTCTTTCACTACAGTTCTAAGGAAGGTCTTCAGGAATGTGCAGCTGAGATCCGGAAGCTCTGCGGCGGAGGACTCGGATGACGAACCTCTGGTCCGATGAAATAATGGATTACGTCGAGAGGACGGACGAGCAGCTCCTCGAAGATGAACGAGAGCGGATCGATCGGCTGTACGGTAAGGACTCCGAGAATGCCTGCTCCTCTATGGACTGGAGGCTCTCTGGCTGGAGCCGGTACGTTGAGGACCGAGGCAACGGGTGCCTGGTGTATAATGCTACTCCGGACCAGACGGCTCCTAACGTTATCACGTCCTATCAAGCTGATCTCGATCGAGAGGCTAAACGAGAGAGAGAGTTAGAGTTCTTCTGGAAAGATGAGAGGCCGTACTTCCACGACCCGGCTCCTCTCGGATTCGATCCTCTTAACCTGATCCAGGACGAGACCGAAGAGGGCGTGACGATATCCGACGTTTGGAAGGACCCGCTGGCACGGACGCTCTGGCTAGCGATGAAGGCTCGGCACCTGACGTCTCAGTACTTCCGGAAAGCCTGCATCCAGCAGGCAGCCGGACTCCGCAAGAATCCTCCGAAGACGGTTAATGAGCTTTACATCTCGACCGGGGATTATGCTCTCGGAGGAGGCACGTCGTACTACTTCCGCGTTCAGCTGTATCCGTACATCGTTCGTATCTTGATCGACGAAGGACGTTGGCCCTGGTTCCTTCCTCCGGTCTCTCTCGTCTCTGATCACGTCCTCGGATGGACCGTCAATAAAAAGGAGAAGGCTGCGTGAGCCAATCCCTACCGTTTTACAAAATGTATCCCAAGGATTTTGACACAGATGAGAACGTTAAACTCCTCGATGCTCGGGAAGCCGGTATATATCTCTTTGCCCTCAATCATGCCTGGGTAAACGATGGACTTCCAAGCGATCCGGCAGAAATAGGACGGATGCTTAAGATCCCGATTCGAGACTTTCGGGCTGCGTGGGCGCGTGTGTCGAAATGCTTTCATACCTGTGATGACGGAAGGCTGCGCAATAAACGTCAGGAGGAAGAGAGAAATCACGCGAAGGCTAAAAGCGAGCAGGCATCTAAATCCGTAAGGGCTCGCAGGGATCGTTCTCCGGCTCCGGACGGTCAAGAAGAACTTAACGGAAACTCTACTGCGGCTCTACGTTCGTACGAAGTCAGTAAGCCATCAGTAGGCGTACGTACGTCTGAATCTGAGTATGCTTCTTCTTCTGAATGTAGTTCTTCTTTTTCTACTGATGATATTTTTGCTCGTTTTCAGAAAGATTATTTGGCGCTCGGCGGAGCTTTCATCCCGGATGATTTCTCAAAAGCCTATTCTATTTGTTGGAGATACCTGGATTTCGAGCAGAAGCTCGATCGCGTCAGGGCACTCAATAGGCACTCCGAAGAATATGCATCCGAGCCGCGTTTCATACCGAACCCGTTGAAGTTTTTACAAACGGAGTGGGAGCGTCCGGTGCGGCCACCGAAGACGAACGGAGCAGTTCGTAAGCCGATTGCCTCGGTGCCGCCGGGACTTCAAGCGCTTATGGACGATTGTGAAAGAGCCGGTGGAAAGGCATCGAAATGAAGGACTGGTACGACGATAACGGCGATGGAGATCGTGACCTTGAGAAATTCTCGGTTGTTCTTCAGAGATTCTCGACGCTAGAATTTTCCGGGCCGATAACAAAGATTCACTGGAAGGAACTTGCCATCGTCCTCGCGGAAGAGAGTGAGATGAACGTACCGTGGGCAAAGTGCTCGGTTGCTGCGTTTCTTATTACAGAGAGATTCAGTGATAACGGACATCCTCGTCATGACGTGCCGTCGGCTCCGGAGCTTCGCGCGTTCCTTCGCAGGAGAGCCGCGTCTGATCCTCCGGCCGGTCCTCCTCCGAAGCCGTGCGACCTCTGCAGACCTTTTGAGGGACGGTGGAAGATCATAGTGAAGAACGGAGTCGAGGTTCCGGTGCCGTGCGAGTGCGAACTCGGCAAGTGGCTCGCGAAGCGGAGGAAGATCGATGAGCAGAGGAGGATCGCGTGAGCAATTCTTACCAGGACTTCCTCGAATCGAAGCGGCTTCGGGTAGTTCCATCCGGCTTCAACGTTAATACTTCCGCGATTAACCATAAACTCTTCGACTTCCAGAGAGACATAGTGAAGTGGGGAATACGAAAAGGCAAGTGCGCCTTCTTCGAGGATTGCGGACTCGGTAAGACCGGTCAGGAATTAGAGTGGTCCTCGCACGTCTTCGAGAACACCGGAAAGCCGATCCTTAACGTCGCACCTCTCGCCGTTTCGCGGCAGACAGAGCGAGAGGGTAAGAAGTTCGACATTCCCGTCAACGTAGTCTGCGAGCAGGCGGAGGTTAAGCGCGGGATCAACATCACGAACTACGAGATGCTGAAGTACTTCGATCCGCGCGAATTCTCAGGAATCGTTTTAGACGAGAGCGGAATCCTCAAGGGAGACGGTCCGCTTCGCAAGCGCATCACGGATTTCGCTTACCACGTTCCGTACCGTCTAGCCGCGACCGCTACTCCGGCTCCGAACGATTATATGGAACTCGGCAACCATGCTGACTTCCTCGGCATCATGTCGAAGACGGAGATGCTGTCCACATTCTTCGTTCATGACGGCGGCGATACCTCGGAGTGGCGGCTGAAGGGACACGCAGAAGCAGCATTCTGGAAGTGGGTTTCTTCGTGGGCCGTTATGATCCGCAAGCCGAGTGACCTCGGGTATGAAGATAGGGGATTTACGCTTCCTCCTATTCACTATCACCAACATACGGTAGACGCGGAATGGAGCGCTGATTACCTCTTCCCGGTAGAGGCAAAGACGCTCTCGGAGCGACAGGCTGCGCGCCGAGATAGTATCGAGCCTCGGTGCCGATTAGCGGCAGACCTCGTTAATCGTTCGAACGAACAGTGGATTCTTTGGTGCAATCTAAACCCTGAGAGTGAACTACTAGCGTCTCTGATCCCGACTGCGGTGGAGGTCACCGGATCAGACTCCGATTCTTATAAGGAAACTGCGCCGCTTAAGTTCATCTCTGGAGAGATCAAGGATCTCGTCAGTAAGCCGAAGATCCTCGGTTGGGGGATGAACTTCCAGCATTGCCGAAATGCTGCCGTGGTCGGCCTATCCGATTCCTGGGAAGCACTCTATCAGATCGCGCGGCGAATCTGGAGGTTCGGCCAAGAACGAGAAGTCCATATGCATATAATCACCGGAGAACTTGAGGGAGCGGTCGTAAGAAATATTGAACGCAAGGAGCGGCAGGCCGCAGAGATGGCGGAGGCAATGCTCTGCCATATGCGCGAGATTAATACGGCAGAGATCCACGGTACGATCCGAGAGTCTGAGTCATATCGTCCGATGAAAGAGATGGTGAAGCCAGTATGGTTGCAGTAGTTGAGTCGTTCATTACGGAAAACGCTGCTCTTTACCTCGGAGACTCCTGCGAGATCCTGAAGGAGCTACCTTCGAACTCCGTGGACTACTGGATTTTCAGTCCGCCGTTCGCTTCGTTGTATACGTATTCGAACAGCGAGCGGGATCTTGGAAATTGCCGGTCTCGGTTCGAATTCTTAGAGCACTACGGGTTCGTTGCTCGCGAGTTGTATCGAATTCTGAAGCCGGGGCGACTCCTGTCTTTTCACTGCATGAATTTGCCGAGCACGAAGGAGCGCGACGGATTCATCGGTCTGCGGGATTTTCGCGGCGACCTAATATCGGTTCATGAGCGCTGCCTGAACTGCGGAAGGCCGCGCCAGTCAGAACGCGACGACTCGCACGGATGCCGAAACTACGAGGGGATGATCTTCCATTCGGAGGTCTGTATATGGAAAGATCCCGTGACGGCGATGCAGCGGACGAAGGCGATCGGCCTACTATACAAGCAGCTTCGCAAGGATTCTTGCATGTCGCGCCAAGGCATCCCAGACTATCTCGTCACCATGCGGAAGCCGGGGGAGAACGCGAAGCGGGTCACCAAAACCTTCCAGGGGTTTCCGGTAGATCGATGGCAAGTCTACGCTTCTCCGGTATGGAATGACCTTCAAGAGTACGTCGAATGGCCTCGTGATAACGCGGCGTTTCAAGACATCTATCCGCAGGGCGCATGGATGGACATCAATCCGTCCGATACGCTCCAGCGTGAATCGGCTCGCGAAGAAGAGGACGAGCGCCATATCTGCCCGCTTCAGAAGGAAGTAATTAAGCGCGGCATCGAACTCTGGACGAATCCGACCGACATCGTCGGCTCCCCATTTGCCGGGATCGGGAGCGAGATCTACGTGGCGGTGAAGATGGGACGCCGCGGCATCGGAATCGAACTTAAAGAATCGTACCATCGGCAGAGTTGCCTAAACGTTGCGGCGGCGGAGAAGGAAGCTGGTCAAGCGACGTTGCTGGACGGTATCGAGGAGGACTCTCTTGAGTTGGCATCCGGAGAGTGAGAAAGAGTTTCTGATCCGGCTTGCCGCGACGTGGCTGGCCTGCCGGTGGAGGATCATGGGGGGACGGTTGAGCGGTCCGTTTCCGAAGCCGGACCTTGCTTTTGATCTTCTCGGTATGTGGGACTACTCGACGGAGATGAGGCTCTTATGCGCAGAACGGAGGATCGCGTGAAGATCGGAGAATTAGTAGACCCTGTAAAGAATGCTCAGGAGGCGATCTCTCGCGCCCTGGCCGTCCGCGGATACGTCGTCGTGGGAATCCCACCGAGCGAGACCAGGCCGATCAAAACCGGAGATCACTTAGATGAGTTCTCCGGTCAGCCGATAATGCATCCTCGATGCCTCCGCGTTACGCAGATGACCGGCATCGACGATTGGCGGAAGCAGTTCGAGGTCCTCTTTCCGGGGAAGTCGGATAACAACGTGTACGAAGCCGGGTCGCGGTTCTATCGGTGCTCATTGGTGGTGAGCCATAAAAAATGAGGAACTGGACGAAAGAGGAGTACGAGAGCAAGGTCGGCATCCGTCCGGCGGCTCCCCCGATGAGCATCGGGAGCGTCGAGGATGATTCCCCGAAGATGAACAAGACGGAGGCTGCGTTCGCTCTCCACCTCGATCTTCAGAAGAAGGCCGGAGAGATCCGCAACTGGTGGTTCGAGTCGATGAAGTTCCGGATCGGGAAGCACTGCTGGCTCCTGATCGACTTCCTCGTTGAGACGAACGAGGGAAAGCTCATCGGCTATGACACGAAGGGGACGAAGAAGCTGGAGAGCGGACGGACGGCTGCTCTCGCCGAGGATGACTCGGCTGCGAAGTGCCATGCTCTCGCAGATAAATATCCGATCCCCACTTTTTTTGTGTGGAAGGAACGGAACGGCGAGTGGTCGAGACGAAGGATGTAGTGATTCTTATGGCTTGCGAATGTGTTAGCTGCTCGGCTTGCGGAGGGACGGGAACCGTTTGGTTTTCCTTTCCTGGTCCGGATCGTGGCGGCAAATATCTCGGTAATCATCGCTGTGATGATTTAGACGAACTCGATACCTGCATGGAGGTGCGGAGGCTCCGGAACGGTCGAGACCTGCGCTGAGTGCGAGATGGCTATGGAAGACGAGGACTATTGAATGAAGTGCAAGCTCGATGATAACGTCGGAGATCGAGGCCAACGTTACGAGGTCCGGTTCTTCGACCGGAGAGACGGAGCCGAGCGCATCATGGGATGGACGGAGCAAGCCGACGGAGGAAAGCTCTTAAAGGCCGCGAAGCTCTGGCCGACGGCTCGTGATCCGTTCGTCGTAGACAGGAGACGGAACGATGGGAAGTGATCCGCAAAGCTACCTAGCTCATCTCGATGAAATGGCCGAGAGGTCGCTCCGTAAGCGTATCGAGGAGCTTGAGCGCGAGCTTCGCATAGCAAACCATACTCGTGACCTCGCGCAGGAAGCCTCTACGAAGAACCTCGAAGCCTTGAGGAAGGCTGAAGCTACTACCTTTGAAGCTAATATCTTACGTGATCAGGAGGACACGGACCGTCTTCTTGCGGCAGAAGCAGAGCTGAAGAAGAAGGTTGAGGAGTTATCCGGAGTCGAGCAGGCAAACCGCGTAGCCACTGACCTCCTGAAGCAGATGGAGAGCCGTGCTCTCTATGCTGACCAGCAGGCCAAGGACTTTAAGTTCGATGCTGACCGGCTCCGGACTGCGGAACTCTTAGCGCGCAAGGAGAAGGAGGAGCTAGCGAAATACGTCGAGGAGGATCGCGAGGCAATCCTTCCGTTCGGAGTCAAGGACTCCGAGTATGTAGCCACGGCGATCCGCCGGTGCGTGAATACCGTTAGCGAACTTCAGAAGGATAACGTCCGGCTGGCCACACTCCTCGAATCGAAGCTGAAGCGGAACGTCTCGGAATGGCAGCAGCATCCGGCCTTCGAAACGTTCTGCGAACTGAAGTACGGCATCGTCGGCCAAGTTCTCTCCTGCCTCCAGGACGGCCAGATATCGAGCGGACGTGCCGCGGAGTGCCTCGCAGAGATCGCGCACGGAGCTAAGGAGGTCCGGCTTCCGAATCAGTTCGACGACCCAGAGCACCTCGAAGCCCGCGTAATGAACTGGATCATCTCTCGGATCGGCCAGGACAGCGCTGGACGGAAGAACCGCGCGATGAGACTCTACGAGGAGTCCGTCGAGCTTCTCCAGGCCGAAGGCATCGACCGAGAGAAGGCGCTTCGTCAACTCGATTACGTCTATGAGAGACCTCCGGGAGAGCCAGAGAAGGAGATCGGAGGAGTTGCCGTCTGCGTCCTCGGCTACTGCGCCGCGATTTCCGAGAAGTTCGTCGAGGCGGCTCTCCGTGAGATCGAGCGAATCGAGGCCAAGCCGGTCGAGGAGATCCGCGGCAGCGTGGCTCGGAAGCAGGACCGAGACCTTGAGGTTATTCCGGAACAATGAGCCGAGACCAACAGGATCGGATCGAGCGCGGCATGCCGATCAACATCGACGCCGAGCGCTTCGTCCTCGGGTCGATCCTGCTAGATGATAGCCTCTATGCCGAGGCGTCTAGCTCCCTAGAGTCTGATGACTTCAGCCTCTCCAAGCACCGCCGTATATTCAAGCGCATGGGTGATCTTCAGGACCGCGGCGAGAAGATCGACCGCATCACCGTCGCCAACGAGCTGGCCAAGTATAACGAGCTTGAAGCCTGCGACGGTCTGAGCTACCTCGTCTCTCTCGATGACGGCCTGCCGCAGATCCCCAATATAGATGCCTACGTCGGAATCGTCAAGGATAAGGCTTCTCTCCGCAAGATAATCTTCGCGTCCCAACATTCGATGAACCGTGCGCTGATGGGAGAGGAGTCTCCGTCCGACATCCTCGAAGCGATGGAGGAGCAGATCCTTGCTCTCAATGACCGGCAAGTGCGCACCGGTCCGATCTCTCCAGCGAAGATCATAGAGAACTACGAAGGCGGGTTGAACACCTTCCTCGATCCAACGAAGCGGCCGAAGGGACTGGGGACTGGCTTCGCGAAGCTTGACTCTCTAACCGGAGGACTTCACCGCGGAGGTCTATTCATCCTGGCTGCTCGACCGAGCGTCGGAAAGACGGCCTTCGCGCTCAACGTTGCAGCCAACGCGGCGCTGAAGACTCATGCTCGCGTGGCTATCTTCTCGTGCGAGATGTCGAGAGAGGAACTCCTCACGAGGATGGTCTGCTCGACGGCTCGCGTAGACTCTCAGCGCTTCCGCTCCGGCTGGTTGACCCAGGAAGAGAGGAACAAGCTCAAGCACGCGCTCTTCGACATCGTGGAACTCGGAGACCGGCTCGTGATCGATGACTCCGGATCTCTCACCGTGATGGACGTAAGAGCGAAGGCCGGGAAGCTGAAGGCCGATCCTTACGGCCTCGACCTAGTGATCATCGATTACTTGCAGTTGATGACGAGCAAGGGAAAGTCAGAGAACCGCAACCAAGAAGTATCGACGATGTCGCGCGGGTTGAAGCTCGCTGCGAAGGACCTCGACGTTCCGATGATGGTGCTCTCTCAACTCTCTCGTGCCGTGGAGCAGAGAGCCGGAGATCACAGACCGCGGCTCAGTGACCTCCGTGAGAGCGGATGCCTACTCACAAAAACATCGAGATTATTTGCGGATGATGGTGTTCGATACGGTACTATATTACGTATGAATACATACTCCTTGAGCAAGGCATCGTCCGTAGTCTCTCGCGTATCGAAATACCTCCCTACCGGGAATAAAAAGGTGATCAGGGTAGTTTTAGAATCCGGTCGATTCATCGACTGCACTCCTGATCATAAAATTCTTACCGATCGCGGCTTTAAACCGGCGGAGGAGATTTCCCGCGATTATTCGATCGCCGCCGTTAGAAGGATTCCGGAGCCAGAAGGGAGGATTTACATCCCGGAGTCGAAATGGATCGGTAGGATGCTCGGAAACGGTTCGATGCAGGGATACGGAAGTCCGGGGTTTATCTGCTCGTGCGAGGACGTGGCTAAGGATTTTTGCAAGCAAACCGAAGAACTATTCGGCCTCGTTCCTCGATATCATCCTCATCATAAATGTTCTAAAGTCTGGCAGTATGACATAACCGCCGGACCGGTTCGTACGTCCGCCGGGAATCCGGTTAAGAACTGGATGGTCGCCCATGATCTTTGGGGCTCTAAGGCTCCTCAGAAGCGCGTCCCGGATTGGTTTACCGAGCAGGCCGACAACCGATCGATCGCCGAACTCGTAGCCGGAATGTGGGAGACGGACGGAACCGTTACGAGAAGATCCCTGAAGTATGCGACGACTAGTAATGAATTGGGATGGCAGTTAATATGGATGCTCACTCGACTCGGTATTTTCGCATCTATAAATGACGGGTCTATGGGCGAAAAGTCGACGACTCCTGGATTCACGATCCTCGTTGCTAATTGGAAAGACGTCGAGCGGTTCCGATCTCTCGTTCCGATGATTGGGCGTAAGGGGCGAGTGTTGCAGGAGTTGGGGCCTCCCCAGAAGCTATCCGGATCAAATCACGGAGATCGAATTGGAATATGGATAAACGAAGAGATTACCAAGGCAATCCGTGCCGCCGGAATGTCGTGGAGAACCGCTGGATATCGGTGCCAGTCGAAGCGTATCTCCCAAGCTGATCTCGGTCGAGTTATCCGAACCGTTCCCGGCCTTAATCACCTAAAGCCGCTCGTTTCTCCGGATATATATTGGGATCGCTTTGATCGCTTCGATGTCGCGGAGCCTGGAGAAGTATTTGATCGACACGTGATCGGAGGTCCACATAACTTCGTAGCAAACGGGATCATCGTCCATAACTCGATCGAGCAGGATGCAGACGTCGTGGGATTCCTATTCCGCGAAGAGATGTATGCTCCGGATCGAGAGGACCTGAAGGGACTCGCGGAGTTGATCTTGGCCAAGCAGCGCTCAGGCCCGACTGGCACGGTGGATTTAGTTTTTCTTAATAATACGACTCGCTTTGAAAGTCGGGCCGAGGATGTAGGAGACGAATATGGGGAGACCTAAAAATCCTTCCATTCCTATCGGAAGCCAAGTTCGGATCTCTTACGGTTTTAGAGGGTATAACCACGAGAGGAGGCCAAGACTGGCCTCCTCCTCTAACATTTCGATTCGAGGAATAAAAAGAATGGCTCAAGACCTTTTCGGAACGTTCGAATCGCAGCGAGATTTCGCCGCGGTGTATGAGAGCATAGAGACGGAGTACCGCTGCGCGTCATGCGGATACGAGTGGAGCGGCTCTCCGAACTCGACCGTCCCGGATGATGCTCCGCGCTTCCGAGAAGTTATCGAGAAGATCGAGACTCTCTTCGGCGAGCAAGAGGTGCCGACGACGGTGCCGATCGTCTATCCGTACCGCTGTCCGAAGTGCAGGCACGAATGGACCGGAGATCCGAAGCCGAAGGGAGCCTCTTCGCCGGAGCCGGATGCGCTTGAGTTCGGCAAGGTCGGAGACCGTACAGCGCGCGGGATCATCATCCGCGAGGAGGCCGTCGAGAAGCCTCCGTATAGAGTTCCTCTCATGCGAGAGATCCACGCGATGCCGTGGAACGGATTCAACGCGGTCGGGACCTTCTCCGGCTGCGGCGGCAGCGACACCGGAGTAAAGATGGCGGGATTCCGCGTCCTCTGGGCCAGCGAGTTCATACCGGCTGCTCAGGAGTGCTTCCGCCAGAACCATCCTGGAACGATCCTCGACGGAAGAGATATTCGCCAAGTTCAGCCGGAAGAGATCGAGAAGGCAATCGGCCTGAAAGGATCGGACATAGATCTCTTTTTTGGATCTCCGCCATGCTCAGACTTTTCGACGGCTGGTAAGCGAGACGAAGGCTGGGGAAAGGTTAAGAACTACAGCGACTCGAAGCAGCGCGTCGATGATCTCTTCTTCGAGTTCGCTCGGCTCTTGAAAGGCTTGCAGCCGAAGACCTTCTTCGCCGAGAACGTTAGCGGCCTCGTGAAGGGAGTCGCGAAGGGATACTTCAAGGAGATCCTGGCTCAGCTGAAGGCTTGTGGATATCGAGTCTCCGTGAAAGTTCTCGACGCTCAGTACCTCGGAGTTCCTCAGATGAGGCAGCGGACGATCTTCGTTGGCGTGAGAGAGGACCTCGTCGGAGTCGAGCCAGCCTTTCCGGAGCCGCTGCCGTACTCGTACACAGTCCGAGATGCGCTGCCGTGCGGAGGATTCGTCGAGGTTGAGCGAATACCAGTCCGAGCAATTCACGATATGAGCGGCCTATTTAGCCAGGGAGATATTACAGATCAGCTATGCCCGGCGATCACGGTCGGAGTAAATGCCTTAAACTCCCGGCATTATCAAATCGAAGAGCAGCTTATTCACGCGTCGAAGCGAACGACCGAAAACGTCATCGTTGAACGAATCATCGCACAAGGGAATAATGGAGGCTTCGGAGAAGGAGCCATGCAGTCCGTCGATAATCCTTCTCTAATGATCGGAGCCTCTCCGTCTACAGGAAACGGTAAATTTCCTCCGAGCTTGGTCGAAGTAGAAAAGGTCACGATCTCTAAAAAGATCGCTCATAGCGAGGCCGTAGAGGAGAACGTCGGCGCATCGCTTGAAGGCTACGCGGTCGGAGAGGAATGGGATAAGCTCGCTCCAGGAGAATCTTCTGATCGATTCCTTAACCTCGTCAAGCCGGATCAAGAGAAGCCCTGTCCGACGATAACGGCGCAGGGTGCTCCCGGAGGAGTCGCTTCTGTTACGCATCCGACCGAGAAGAGAAAATTCTCGATCGCAGAATTAAAGCGCGTCTGCGCGTTCCCTGATGATTTTGATTTCAGAAATCAAACCTATGCTCAAGCCTGGGAGAGGATGGGGCGAGCCGTTCCTCCGGTGATGGCAATGTACATCGCGGCTGCGATCCGCGACAAGGTCCTCGCGCGATTCTGAGGCTTTCGCCGTGATCCTCCGAATCGGCGCGAAGAAGGTCATCGATGAGCTTATAAATTTACGGGAGATCATCAATAAAAAACGTGGTGAAATAATTACGATTTTACTATTTACTAATCACCTAGCTGTAGTTTATAGTCGGAATCGGAAGGTAATCTCTCACGAAGGAGAATCGGTGAAATAGAGATGATCATACGGATAAACGAAGACATGAACGTCGAGGCCAGCAGCAAGCCGTTCGATGCGGAGGCCGAGCCGGGAGTAGTCGGCTTTGAGACGAAGCGGCAGATGCAGGCCGCTCTCGCGAATTGGCCGACCGGAAAGCTCATCCAGCTCTGGAACAGCTTCGCCGGAGTCGTCCCGTTCGCGGACCTCAAGCCAGTAAAGAAGTTCGAGACGAGAGGAAAGGCTCTCGCTCGGTTGTGGAACGCCTTCGAAGCTCTCGCGACGGGGAAGCGCCTGGCCGACGACGAACCGGCTGGCGCGCCGGTGGAGAAGCCGAAGAAGGAGAAGAGAGAGGCGAAGCTGAAGGCAGCCGCGAAGCCGAAGACCTCTCCGAAGCCTGCCGCGGCCAAGAAGGAATCCAAGCGCGAGAAGGCTATGAAGATCCTCGCGCGGAAAGGCGGCTGCACTCTCGACCAGTTGATGAAGGAAACGGACTCCTCTCGCGGGACGGCGGCGAACCTCATCAACTATGCGAAGAAGCATGGCGACGTGACCGTGACGAAGCAGGAAGACGGCACGCGGGTTTACGCTCTGTGAAGCCTCTCGTCATAGGACAAGCTCCGAGCAGGACCAGCGATCCGACGAAGCCGCTGGCGGGGGAACCTCTGGCCTCCCGCCTCGCCGCTCTATTCGGCATGGACGTAGAATCCTACCTCGCGGCGACGGATCGGAGGAATCTGCTCGGAGCTTGGCCGGGGAAGTCATCTAAAGGGGATCGGTTTCCGATAGCCGAGGCCCGTAGGATGGCATTTCAGATCGACCTGGATGGAAGGCACGTCCTCTTCGTCGGCATCGCGACCGCGGCTGCCTTTGGCCCGGAGGCCGTACGAAAGGCAGCTGAAGGTCAACGCGGCAGGAAGTTATCAGCAGAATGCCGACGCAAGATTAGCGAGGCTCTACGTGGAAGGCAATTTACTCCGGAATGGAGAGAGAAGATGAGTCTCGCTCACTCCGGAAAGCCGCTCAGCAAAGAGTACGTAGCTAATGCAGCCGCTGCTCACCTTGGAATGAAATACAACAGGAGAAATTTAAAGTGAGTGAAATCACCAGAGAAAACCCTATCGCCGGAGTCTATGACAATACGAATCCGGGGGTGAAATGGGAATTTGATGAGAAGGTGACCGAAGCGTTTCCTTCAATGTTAGAAAGATCTATCCCATCATATAACGTGATGCGGAGCCTGTGCTTCGACCTGGCCTGCGAGTACGTCCGACCGGGAGCCGACGTCCTCGACCTCGGCTGCTCGCGCGGCGACGCGATCATGCCGCTCGTGGAGAAGTACGCGGTCCAGAACCGGTTCTTCGGAGTGGAGGTCTCTCCTCCGATGCTGGAGATCTGCCGCTCGCGGTTCGAGCGCTGGATCAACCTCGACGTCGTGAAAATCCTCGACACGGACCTCCGCACGGCATATCCTCCGGTCCACGCTTGCGTGACGATGGCCATCCTGACGATCCAGTTCGTGCCGATCGAGCACCGTCTGAAGATCCTCCGGAACATCTACAAGCACACGAACGTGAACGGCGCGTTGATCATGGTCGAGAAGGTCATCGGATCGTCCGCGGAGATGGACGGCCTCCTCGTCAAGCACTACTACAAGATGAAGGCTGAGAACGGCTACACGCAGGAGCAGATCGACCGGAAGCGGATGGCCCTCGAAGGTGTCCTCGTCCCGGTCGGAGCGGCCTACAACGAGGACCTTCTCCGGAGCGCTGGCTTCTCTCACGTCGAGCGGTTCTGGCAGCACCTGAACTTCGCCGGTTGGATCGCAGTGAAGGATCGAGCTGATTAAGGTTTCTAACGGTTCCTTGGCGCGTCGGGGCGGACAACTTTTCTAATCGGGTGGCGACCTAACCGCCAGAAGAAGTCTTTCTAGGTGGAGAAGATAAAACCGTCCGGCCTGTGCAGATCGTTGAAGGCACCGCCTCGCGCGCTCGGGAAGAGGGAGAGAGAAGGAAATGATGACTCAGGCAGGGTTATTCGAGCCAGTCCTTCCGAAGGAGTTGACCGGCATACCTCTCAAGGTCGCGTCGATCCTCTATGACAACCGCGGCAAGGGCGCAGTAATGATAATGAGGTCAGAGCCGTGACTTTGCTTCTACCATGAGGACCGACCGGCCACGCGGGTGATAAATGTTCCCTGTGCTCCCGGAGGAGGACTCCCGGCCTGCGATGAGTGCTTCGACTCTGACGGAGGATCGGAGCTGCGGAAGGCTCTCTTCGAGAAATACTTTAACCAGCACCATAACCGCGTCCAGGAGATGAGAGCGAAGGACGCCGCACGAAAGATACAGGAGAACTGATCGTGTCGACATCTACGGCGTCTCCGCTCGTTCCGTGCCAGCTGATGCACCTCCATCGAGTGCCGACTCAGATCCGGAGGAGGAGGAATCGGTCGGAGTTCTTCCTCTGTCCGAAGGGGTGCGGGAAGAAGTTCTGCGGCGAGAAGCGGCTCGCGAACCACGTCACGACGTGCCAGGGCGAAGAGCCTCGCACGAATCGACGGTGCTGGTGCGGAGCGAAGTGCCCTCCGGACACGCGGGCTTGCTTCCGTCATACGTTCAAGACTCCGGAGTTCGCCGTCCTCGATGCTCTCATAGAGATGGGATACGGAGACCGGCGGCAGTACCGGATAGGAAAGAGCGTGATGGCAGAGGCATGGGCGAAGGGAGTAGAGATGACGGAGAAGGCTCGCCTAGAATGGATTAAGGCCGTGTCGAAAGCGAGAACGTTATGAGCGACGAAGAGATCATCTGCGAATTCATGGAGGCGAGACCGAACGATGCTCCTGGATTTATGACGGCCTGGAGTTCGAAGGTCGCAGCTTGGTGGATTAAGCGTCCGGACGACGAGGACGGAGTTTTTCGGTGGCATCACAGGTATCTGGGGCTTGACGTCCTTCACGAAGTTGAGGCGCGGCTAATAGCTTTAGGATGCCGTGCCAACATCGACAATCTCTTGAGCCAAGAAGTCTGGAGGGACGCTTCGGAGGCTTCTACTTAGCACGCCTCCGCCGCTCAGAAAATCAGGGCGCTTGCCGCCGTTCTACGGCCGGAGGTGGAGAAGTGAAGAGACTGCTTTCGATCTTTCGTTGCTCTCATGAGAAAATGACCGTACCGATTACTCTAAAGAATTCTCGCGGTATCTCAGGGCAGACCTACATCCGCTGCCTCGATTGCGGGAAGGCTTTCGACTATTCATGGAATGAGATGCGCATCCTCGGTCCGTCTGCCGAGCCGGAGATCCTCACGCGTTGTCCAGTTGAGGCTGCGAAGGATATGAACTGGAGGCTAACGTGATCGGAGAGCTTTCGATACTCAACGTAGGAGTCGGAGACGTGAAGATCAGCTTCGATAACGGAGACTTGGCCGATGTGATCCGCGCGAAGAGGATCATCGCCGACATGCTGAGGAGAGGCTATGCCCTGATCGTAGAGGTCGAGCGAGATGGAGAGAAGAAGTATGAGCGCGTCCAGGAGTTCGACGAGGCCTGCGGCGAGTACATCATAGCAGACTTCACTCCCGTTGAGAGCCGATCCGATCCGAGGCCGCTCGGCCCTCAGCCTCCGAGCACTGAAGAGATGGAGCAGGCCGTCGAGCAGATAGCCGATGCCGTGAAAGCCGAGCGCTATGCAAGCCTTTGCAAGTGCGGACGTCCGGCTCACCACCGAGGAGCTTGCAAAGGTCCGCGGAAGCGACTCTCTATGGAGACGACGAAGGCTACGGGAATCGGTCGGAGTGCGGGAGGTTAAGCGGTGCCGGAAGAAGTGGACATCGAATATCAAGAGCGGCTAGCTGAAGTCCAGGCTGCGATCCGAAGAGGAATCCAGGGACTCGCTACTGATCGGTCAGAGTGGGCCGGAATACCGCTGCCCGTTAAAGACATGCGGATGGTCATCCATCCTTCATATCCGTTCGCGGAGCCGGAGCCTGATTAGCCGGATCATCAGGACGTGCCGGTACGGATGTAAGCCGCTGGCGTGCGAAGATCCTCTCGCGGCCTTCTTCGGCACGTGGAACTTTCCGTCTGACGTGGAGCGCGGAGTGAACCGCTACAAGGTCGGACCTCACGGCTGGATCTATGAGGAGGAGCTTCGCCGGCTGGAGAGGAACCGACGTGCAGGAATCGTAGCAGAGAGTCCCTTGCAGCCGGGGACCGGAGGCACTTCGGCATAGATCTCTCGGAGGGTCCGGATCTCCTCCTCTGAGAGCTTGCGATCGAGCGGACGGACGATGGTCTTCATAGGCACTCCTCCGGTTTGATGATCTGAGGACCGACCGGTGCATCGAGATCCTCCGGCATGAGGACCTCCGTCGCGGTCGAAGTATCGCTGAAGGTCCGGCCTCTCTTGCCGATAGGTTCCGAACCGAACCGAGTGAAAAAACCGAGCGGCTCGGATCGCGCGGCTCTTACTGATCGGCTCGTGAAGTCCGATAGAGATGCCTCCGTCAGCTGCGCCGTGACTGACGTATAGCTGCTTGCCGGGATTCTCCTCGATGATTACCTGGACTTCCTTCTTCGTCATGCCGTCTTCTCCTTCCTCTGATTCCACCGTCGATCCCAAGCCTTTCCGTAGATACTCTCCCATATCGGATCTCCCACGAGCCGGAGGAAGCAGGCGACGGCCCCTCGAAGCGCCTCATCCTTTAGGTTCTCCTGCTCAATCTCATGGACCTTCGCGGTGCCCCTCTCCTTGATGTCGATCCGATATTCTCCGGCCTCCCGCATCCCGATCTGCTCCAGGCCCTCGCGGAAGGCTCCGTAATGGCATTGATACTTCGAGCCGAAGAGGGACGGATCGACGTCCGCGGCGACTCGGTAGAGCATCCCGGCCACCTGCGTGATCATTACCTCCTCCTGCCAGCAGTGGATGTTCTTCGGCTCGTACAGCCGATTGCGGCAGAGAGCGCGGCGGAGCGGCACGACGGATTCTAGCCACTCGCTCTCTCCGGTTCCGGCCCACGTGTCGAGCAGCACGACGTCGTACGACTTCTTGTTCGGAGCGAGCTGCTTCCCGGCTCCGGCTGCCTTCGAGAACGGGAGGATGTCGGCCTGGATTACCCTGACTGTTCCTCCTCCGAGGTAGTCCTCGATCATCTCGATGACCTCCGGCTGCCGCTCGATGATCGTGGCGGAGCGGACGGTCTTCTTCGACGCCACCATCCGCGCAAGAACTCCGAGGCCGAGACCTCCGATGAGGACGTGGCCGCGGGCGTACTTAGCTAGCTGAAGCCACATCTGGACGAGTTCGCACGGAAGGTCGCTCATCCACGTTCCGGTCGGACCGTTGAGCTTGTGAAGGTACGTCTCGGCCTCGATCGGCAAGTCACACGGAGGCATTCCGGAAAGTAGAGCGTCGCGGAAGCTGGCCACGAGGAGCTTCGATCCCGGCTTAACGGCCTCTCTCGTTACCTTGTATCGTCCAACCTTCTGCGGCGGAATCATGATGCGGTCTTTCATCAGGCGCTCCGCGAGCGCGAGCAGCTTCTCTTTCGTAATGGTGTTCAACTCGATCTCCTTCTTCGAGCTTCCGCTCGACGCTTATGGTTGTGAGGCATTAGGTACGGAGTTCCGGTCCCCTCCGGAAAGAACTCCCGCAAGGATTCGTGGAACGTGAAGTAGCAGTAGTTGGGATCTTTCAGAGTCGGCAGGAGCATCCTCTGAGCCTCGGCCTTCGAGATCCCGCGAGAGCGGATGTAGAAGAGAGCGGCCTCATCGAAGCCTCCGGTCTCCGACAGGAAATGGATGTTGAATCCGTCCTCGTCCGAGAACTGGAGGAACTTCTCCAGATCGAAGAGATTGTACTCGTGAGGCCAGACGTGGACCGATCCCTTCGGCGTCTGGATGATGGCCTGGTGCAGGCCGGAGTTCGTGGTCATCGTCGGGACCGCGAAGTAGACGGAGAGGTAAGGGATCTCGATCTCTTCGACGAGCCTCTCCTCTACACGCTCTCCCTCTCTCCCCTCTTTTCCGGAGACCCGTGTGCCTACCAACCGTCCGACACGGATATTCATCAACGTGATGATCCAGGCTCCGTCATCCGGGAGCTTCTTCCCGAAGTCCTCCGGATAGTCGAACTGCGCTGCGCCGAGTTCATATAGCTCGCATCTTCGCTTCCGGTCATACTCGACTCGCTCAGGATTCGGAATCGTCTTCGGAGGAGCCTTCGGCTTCTTCTTCGTCTCCATGCTTCTCTCCCTTCTCTCTGGTATCGATCTCCGCTCCCATATCGCGCAAGAGTTCGACCTGCTTGCGCTCCATCTCCTCTAGGTCTGCCGGTCGATGCTCCGGAGCGAACGGCCTCTAAACCGACGACTGGCCTCCGTCAATTCGGATAGAGACGTTCTCCGAGACGGCTCGACCGGAGAAGCCGACCGGGAATCGCTTACCGGGAAAACACCATAGCCAGAACTGATTCGAGGTGTCGACCAACCGGCTCTCAGCCGGAAAGAGTTGGATGGCCTCCTCCTCCGGACCGATCAGCTCGTTCTTGATCCGCTGCACGTCTCTCCAGTCAAAGATCGGCTTCCGGTCCTCTCGCCGGATGGAGAGGCAGACTAGCACGACCTCTCCTTCTTCGTTTCGCTCCTCGCGCTTGATGGCCTGATACTTCCCGTTGTAGAAGGAGCGGCTGCCTCCGATCAGCCGCCCCTCGATGAAAGGGTTCCACTTCACGAGAGTTCCTCCATCTCTCCGGCTCCGACCTCGTCCTTCCAGTCCGGGAACGGAACGGTCATGATGATCGGTTCGGCATCCTTGACCGGATACGTGACCTTGACTTCACCTTCGAAAGAGACCGTGTAGAAATGCTTCGGCCTTTTCCCCTTGCCTTCATAGCGGTCATCTCCGCTCGCAGATTCGCTCGTGATCTCCATCAGGACTCCTTCGAGTTCGAGATCCGGCTCCGTGACTCCGGCTTTCTTGAGAGACTCGATGATCTCGTCCGTCATATCGATCTCGACGTCGAAGGTCGTCTCCTTGGCTTCCTCCGCGCAGCAGGCCGTGGTGAGAAACAGCCGGACGGTGCCTGTAACGATGCCGTTCTCGACCTCGATCTCGACTTCCGGCTCCGCAATATCGAACGACGGGAACTTATGGCAGGACGGGCAGATCATTTATTTCCTCCTTCTTCCGCTACCGAAAGGACGACGGGCTTGATGGAGACCGTCGCGCCTTTAATCGAATAGACCGGAATCGTCGATAGCAGTGAATAGCATGAGTACCCGATGATTCCGAGCGAGCTATTCCCGACCACTCCAGTCGTCGCCGGTACGATGAACGTTTGGTACGCGGGGATTCCTCCGAGAACATATCCGACCGTTACGGTGACGGATGAGACCTCGTTCTGTGGGTCCGGGAAGCATCCGTTTATGGCCGAGAGATAGGTCACCGAACCGCTCGAAGTCTGAACGGTCTGGTGGAAATCGTAAGCGTTGAACGAGGTTCCGTTCTTCGTCAGGTGAATGGGTTGGGCGCTCAGCACGGCGGCGAGAGCGATCAGGATCGTTGAAATGGCGGCGATGCGTTTCATGTTCGTTGGTTTCCTTTTCTTTCTGATTTGAATTCGGATACGGTTTTAGTCTTCGAGCGAGATCGCACGCGTATTGCCTTCGACCACGAGCAGGTCGAGCTGCGTCTTGATCTTCTCGAAGTCGGCCTTCATCATGTCCTTCAGGTCCTGATCTTTCTTCAGGGTCTTCGGATCGACTCCGGCCAGGAGCTTCTTCATATCTCCGGCGATCTTCGCGAGTTCCTTATCGTCCGCGACGTTCATCACGTCGAAGGAGTCAAGGAACTCGGAGACGTTCGTCACCGCGCTCGCGTGGAGGCGCTTCGGCTTCCCGGTCTCGTCCGGAGTGAGCCGCTCGATCAGGTGGTTCGTGAGGTTGAGGAGTTGGGCGCGCTTCATCTGGATGATCTCCTCCGTTACGGTCTTGATGTCGTTCGCGGCCTTCTCCGCCTCCATCTTGAAGATCTCCTTCTTGATTTCGCGGAGCTTCGTCGGAGTCTCGAACGAGACCCAATGAAACTCGAAGGCAAACTGATTCTCGACCGATGCCGCCGTCGGGTAGTCGAACGTGCTGCCGCAGCCGCGGAGCCGGTCCATCGACGCCTTCTTCTCCTCCTCGTAGACGGCGAGGAACTTCTTGACGAGTTCGGCGCGCTTCGGTCCGTACTCGACGAGCCAGTCAGTAACCTCCTCGACCTTCGCGTACGGAATCAAGTAGAAGCCGGAGCGGAACGGGCTGGCGAGCGCGACTTCGCGGACTTGATTCTTCATCTGCGAGTCGGCGCGCTGAATGTTCGTGAGCGGCTTCGACACGAAGAGCTTCTTCGTGACGCGGATGACCTCCTTGTCGGCGTCGATGACGACGGGAGCGGCTTCGAGATCGCTCTGGCTCTGAAGAAGGTCCTCGGCATCCTTCTCGACGATCTTCGAGGAGGCCAGCCTGCGGCTGTTGCCGAGGAAGCCGAAGTGGAGGTGAAGGCAAAGCGTTTTCGCCGTAATGTTTGGGGACGGCGGAGGAGCGGTAACCGGTGCTCCGTTCGTCGCGAGGTTTTCCATAGTCGTAGCCATATCGTTTTAGATTCCTTTCGTTTCGATCTTGTTCGGTTGGGATTAAACTACTTCGACTTCAGAGGGGAAAGAGGGAAGCCGGTTATCTCGACGAGTCCGCCTTCCTCGACGCTGACCTCCACCGAGAGCGGAGGAAAGTCTGCGTGAGAGTAGCGAGACGTCAGAAGCTCAACGTGCTGGTTGCTCGAAGAGATGAGCCGAGCATCCGTCCGAGCATAGAGCGTAGTGTCGAGAGCCGGATCAACCGGCTTCGTGACGTCAAAGCGTCCGCAAATCGCGAAGTCGAGCTGCCTGCGGAGGAAGTGCCACATAACCGGCCTCGGATCTACTTCTTCATCCGGAGCAACATTTGCGATCTCCTCTCGCACTTCATACTCTCCGTTTACAAGCTCGCGGAGGTCATAGCCGGTGAAGATCCCGGCGCTCCAATCCGGCCTCCGCAGCTTGATCTGGTAGATGAGGTGATAGACGGAGAGAGGCTGGTGCATCGGTTCTCCTCCGCTGATCGTGATCCCCTTCGTGCCGACCTCGGCATCCTGAAGGATCTTCTTGGCCAGTTCGAGCGGATCGTATTCGATTCCGGCATCGAAGGAGTGCGTGGCCGGGTTCCAACAGCCGGGGCATTTGAGTGAGCAGCCTTGCGTCCAAATGACACTCCGGAGTTCCGGTCCGTTGACGCGGCTGCCGTGTAAAATACTGTGAATTCTGATCATGTGTTTTTATGCGTAGCGGTTGCGTACGAAATAGTCGATCTTATAGCGTTTTCCCGTCCACTCAACGGCCTTAGCAAAGGCTTCACGACGGGCCTCTGGCGTATGGCTTGATTCTTTGAATACGTAGCAGCCGTAGTCCCAGTGGAATGGACTGGTTTCGGTTCCAAGATTAAACTTCGGACGCCATACCTTCCAGCCATCACGCCACGAGTTGCGCGTTCCTTGGCATCTGCGTTGGGCATATTGCTACGTCCGGAAGCTGCTTTTCTCGCGCAGCTATAAGCTGGTCGTAAGTATTGATGATGCTTTCAATGCTCAAGATTCCCTCCTTGCCGGAGGAACGGAGAGCGTGTCTCCGAAGCGGGTCTCTACCACCTCATGAAGATGGACGAGGTAGCGGAGCCGGATCTTCTGGTAGATCGAGTCTTCAGATTCGGAATCGACGGAGCGCTTGCGGACGATCTGCTGGCCGCAGGAGCAGTCCGCATGCGCATCGTTCCCGGAGAGGATCACGAGAGAGTGGTTCATCGCTTCTCCTTTCGAGGATCTTTAAGGTTATAGATCCGCTCCAACGCGCAGAGCTGGACCATGCGGATGCGGAAGTCTTCGAACGCGAGCGAGCCTCCGCAGGAGCGGCACTTCTGCTCATCGAGTTCGGCCGTGGAGAGTTCGCCGACGCAGTGAGGGCAGATTGACGTGACGCGATTCACGAGTTCTCCTTTCCGATGTTCTCCGGATGCCGGAGTCCTTTGTATTGGAGGCCGGGGAATCGATCCTCCGGAACCGGCAGGCCGGTCGTGGGATGATCGAGGATGGTTGGGGCATCCGACGACTTCCGGGACGGTATCGAGTAAGCGTCAGCTCGATACCAGGACGGATTCTCCCCCATGCAGAAGACGCGACAGCCGTGGAGCGTATCGCTGATGAATGGGCTGCCGTGCTTGTCGAGGTAGACCATTCGCTTCGCTATGACCTCCAACTCGAAGACTCCGTTTAGGTAGAACCGCTCGGCAACGGCGAACTTGCCGACTCGCTTCGTCTTGTCCATTTACCAGTACCTCCCTTGCGCATGGGCCTTCTCAATCTTCGCGTGATCCTCCTCGAAGTCCGGAGGAACGTCCGAGAGGTCGATACCCTTCACGCGATACGATCCGTAATTACGAGAGCTGAATACTCCTCGCTTGTCGACCCCCGAGAATGAGGCAACGCTCGGCCAGCCGGTGTTCCTCGGCCTTATCCGGTCGATCACGTATATGCTGTTCTCGTTATAAGTGGATCGGAGGTCTAGGAGGTAGCGGTCGCAGAGAGTCTTCAGCTCTCGCTCAAACTTGCGGAGCCGGTCTACGCAGTGATCGTTCGCGATGATGATCGGCTTCTTCTTCGGAGTCTTCATAGTCCCTGCTTCTCCTTCTGCGAGGTCTGCTCGTAGTACTCGCGCTTTTCCTTCATCACGGTCGGCTTCTTGCCGTTCGCGAAGTCCTCGAAGACCTTCTCGCATCCATGGCCAGAGAAGCCGTTTAAATCTAGCGATACCGAGCCGTCGTCAGAAATCAAAACCGTAATTGTCTTCATGGGTTTTCCTTTTCCATTCTGCCCAGCGCCTATATGCGGCTGCTGAGAGCAGGAGTCTTCTTCTTCGAAGACTCTAGGTGCTTAGAAAGCCTTTTAGATAATGGCTTCTCGGTTTCCTCGGTCGGACTGGACGATTAGGACAATTCCTGAAGTGAGAGCGGATAGAGGATGCGCTTAAGGAAGCTCCGCATCCCCATCCGCAAATCATAGTAGGGCCGATAGGACGGCCCCCCCATCCTGGATGACCTTTCGGTGCTCCGGCCTTTCGTTTTGGTCTACGCATAATTAGATTCTATCAGAATCTAATTAGCGGACCGTGAAACGAAGGCGGACTTTGTTTCCTATGGTTTCTCTACCAGAAAAAACGTATCCTTTTTGCCGACCGATCCGAAGATGCTCCTGGACTCCGTACTCCTGCCGGAGCTTGCCGAGCCACGAGTCGTTGAACTTCGACGCGCGGTCATAGTCCGAGATGATCGCGGTGATCTTTCCGTCCGGCCCCTTGACGAAGCCGACGTCGTTGCTCGCTCCGATACCGGTATGGTGCCGACGGATGATCACCGTCGCCTTCTCCGGCCTCGTCTCTCCGTGCCAGCCGTACATAGTGACCGGCTCGCTATGCGTCTCGATCTGGAAGCCCATCTCCTTGAGGGAGTCGGCCAGCAGTTTCTCGTCGCACATATTGGTATCAAACTCGCCATATTTAGAGATTTTGTGCCTTCTTTCTTGCGGTCCATTCTTGGAGCCGCTCTTTGTTACAGGTTCGGCATCCGCGATGCGGACCGTTCTTATTAACTCGATTCCAGAAATCTTCGTCCGTTAGCTTTTTCCCCATCGTTCTCCGTCGTTAGTACTCCTTTCCTGAATACTCGGCCACGAAGTCCCGGTCGATCTCTCCGCCGACGGCGAGAGCATCATCCAGTTGTATCTGCTTATCGAAGAGAGGCTGGCACGTGATGCAATAGCTCGCATCCGGAACCGCTTTCAATCTCTTTGCAGAGATCGGCTCTCCGCAGTTTGCGCAGTCTTTCATCTCTCGACGTCCTCCTTGTCGAAGTACTGGCCCGTCGTTCCGGTCTTTCCAATGCCCTCTTCGACGTGACCGAGAGCCGGTATCCGGATAACGTATCGTGCGGTTTCCGGAAGGAGAGTCGTTACGACTCCATCGAACTCCTCCTCCGGCTGCCGGAACTTGCGGCGAGTCGTCACGCGGACCGTAGCTCCGACCGGTAGAGAGAGGACGATCTTCTCTTCGGCCACCCACTGCTGAACGAGTTCGTCATGAGATTTATTCCGGAAGTAACCGGCCTCGTCCATGATCTCGACGAGTTCGGAGTCCGGGTCCCAATGGCAATCCCGCTTGAGGTTATAGCAGAGCGTAAATCCGTCATCATCTCCATGACGTAACGCATCGCGGAGGTCCTTACGAACGTCCTCTTCGTCGGCCCCTGAGTTCTGCCGGAGGTATTCGAGGACCTTCGGAAGGAGCTTCTCGGCCACCATCTCCGGAATCCGCTTGTCGTGATACTTCGGTCTTTCGGTCATACGTTCGTTACCTCCTCTCGGCTCCACTCTTCGTCCATGATTAGCCGACGGCCTGCCGGACTTGCAGCACTGCCGCGATATGCTTCAGGTGTAGTCCGTACTCCGCGATCTGATCCGGCGTATAGCCCGCCATCTTGCCGATTCCGGCATAATGGTCCATCCAATAGGAAAGCCGGTGTCGCTGACACCCGACCATCACATCGTCATCAATCGCGTTGATTTCGTGGCGCGACCCTTGGATGCGGCAGATGTATTGCTTGGCACCGCTCAGGACGGCACCGCTCAGGACGGCACCGCTCAGGACGGCACCGCTCAGGTCGGCATCGCGCAGGTCGGCACCGCGCAGGTCGGCACGGCGCAGGTCGGCACCGCTCAGGACGGCACCGCTCAGGTCGGCACCGCTCAGGTCGGCACCGCGCAGGACGGCATCGCGCAGGACGGCACCGCTCAGGACGGCACCGCTCAGGTCGGCACCGCTCAGGTCGGC